GAGCGTGCCAACGCCGGAACACGCCGCAGGAATGGGGCAGGAAGCCTTTTCGGGGCGAACGGCAAAAGCGAAAAATGGAGGGAACGCATGAGAGATAACCCCTATAAAGACTTGCCACCGCTGGAACGCAGGCCGGACGGTTCCCTTTACCGCATGACCCCAGCGCAGCGGAAACAGGCAAACGCCCTGATCCGCCGGGAGTGCTGCTGTTATGAGGACGGGAACTGTATGTTCCTTGACGATGGGGACACCTGCACCTGTCCGCAGACGGTTTCTTTCTCGGTCTGCTGTAAGTGGTTCCGCTGGGCGGTTTTGCCGCTGGACAAGACGCTGGAAGCGGAGATTTTCCGGGATAAGGACTTGAAACGCTGTGCGGTCTGCGGCGGTGTGTTCGTCCCTAAATCCAACCGGGCAAAGTACTGCCCCGACTGCGCCGCCAGAGTTCACAGGCGGCAGAAAACAGAAAGTGAACGGAAAAGGAGGTCTACTGTGGACAGTTAGGGGCTGAAAAGTCCTTGATTTTCAAGGCTTTGCAAGCACAGAACAGGGGCAGGCAATAGAAACTACCGTCTGCCCCCGGAAACAGGCTTCTAACCGTCCACAAAACACGATATGACAAACACCATTTATATCCATCAGCCGGAAAAGGCGGTCAGCTTTACCCGGCTTCCCAATTTCCTTTTTGAAGCCCCCACATTCACACCCCTGTCCAACGAAGCAAAGGTTCTGTACGCCTTTATCCTGCGCCGGACAGACCTATCCCGAAAAAACGGCTGGGCAGATGAATACGGGCGGATTTACCTCTACTATCCCATTAACGAGGTAGTGGAGCTGCTCCACTGCGGGCGGCAGAAAGCGGTCAATACCCTGCGGGAGCTACAATATGCCGGACTGGTGGAAATCCAGAAGCAGGGCTGTGGAAAACCCAACCGCATTTATCCAAAATCCTATGAAGCGGTTTCAAACACCGACTTCAAGAAATCCGGTTATGGAACGCCGGAGGACTGAAAACCGCACTCATAGAGTACGATAATCAATCCTCTTGAAGTACGAAAACCGGACGGTATATAGAAATACAGAGATTAAAACGATTTTATTTATATCTATTCCATTCCAATCCTATCAGAGATAGTTTCGGCGGGATTTTCCCTGTGGAAAACCCGCTGGAAAAGAATGGAACGAGGAAAGGAGCAGAATGGCACAACACGCAATCTTGCGGTTTGAGAAACACAAGGGCAACCCGGCAAGGCCGCTGGAAGCCCATCACGAACGGCAAAAGGAACAGTACGCCAGCAATCCCGACATTGACACCAGCCGGAGCAAATACAACTTCCACATTGTTAAGCCGGAGAGCAGGTACTACCACTTTATACAGAACCGTATTGAACAAGCTGGCTGCCGCACCCGTAAGGATAGTACCCGGTTTGTGGATACGCTGATTACCGCCAGCCCGGAGTTTTTCAAGAAGAAGCCCCCAAAGGAGATACAGGAATTTTTCCATAGGGCGGCTGATTTCTTAATCGGGCGGGTAGGCCGGGAAAATATCGTATCGGCAGTGGTACACATGGACGAGAAAACACCCCACCTGCATTTGGTCTTTGTCCCGCTGACAGAGGACAACCGCCTGTGTGCAAAGGAGATTATCGGCAACCGGGCAAACCTGACGAAGTGGCAGGACGATTTTCACGCCTATATGGTGGAGAAATATCCCGACTTGGAGCGTGGGGAAAGTGCCAGCAAGACAGGCAGGAAGCATATCCCCACCCGTCTGTTCAAGCAGGCGGTCAATCTATCCAAACAGGCAAGAGCCATTGAAGCCACGCTGGACGGCATTAACCCGCTGAATGCCGGAAAGAAAAAAGAGGAAGCCCTCTCCATGCTGAAAAAGTGGTTCCCACAGATGGGGAATTTCTCCGGGCAGTTGAAAAAATACAAGGTCACAATCAATGACCTGTTAGCGGAAAATGAAAAGCTGGAAGCAAGGGCAAAAGCCAGTGAAAAAGGCAAGATGAAAGATGCGATGGAACGGGCAAAGCTGAAAAGCGAACTGGACAATTTACAGCGGCTGGTTGACCGTATCCCGCCGGATATACTGGCGGAACTGAAACGGCAGCAGCGGCAGCATGGAAAGGAAAGGTGATTTTATAAGTACCACTATCAGATACAAAAAGGAAACGGAAGTCGTGACTTTTCAAGGCAGGGAAATCACGCTGGAAAACCTCTCCCCGGTGTTCACGCCGGAGCAGGAAGCGGCAAAACGCCGGGAACTGGAACAGCAACTTTATGAGGTGTTCCGCAAGTATGCCGACAAACGGCAGAGTGAGGAAGCCGGGGCATAAGGTTTTCCAAAGCCATCGTTGATTTGCGGGGCTGCTGACGGTATAATAAAGGTGTCAGCAGCTCCGTTTCTTTTTTAAGAAAAGGAGCGACAATATGAACAATCGAATAGACGCAATCTATGCAAGACAATCGGTAGACAAAAAGGACAGCATTTCCATTGAAAGCCAGATTGAATTTTGCAAATACGAGTTGAAAGGCGGTAACTGCAAGGAATACACAGACAAAGGGTACAGCGGCAAGAACACAGACCGTCCGAAGTTTCAAGAACTGGTGCGGGACATCAAGCGGGGCTTGATTGCAAAGGTCGTGGTTTACAAGCTCGACCGTATCAGCCGTTCCATTCTGGACTTTGCCAACATGATGGAGCTGTTCCAGCAGTACAATGTGGAGTTTGTGTCCTCTACGGAAAAGTTTGATACCTCCACCCCGATGGGGCGGGCGATGCTGAATATCTGTATCGTGTTCGCCCAGCTTGAACGGGAAACGATACAGAAGCGGGTAACGGACGCTTACTACTCCCGCAGTCAGCGGGGCTTTAAGATGGGCGGGAAAGCCCCTTACGGCTTCCATACGGAGCCTATCAAGATGGACGGTATCAACACAAAGAAGCTGGTGGTAAACCCGGAGGAAGCGGCCAATATCCGGCTGATGTTTGAGATGTACGCCCAGCCCACAACTTCCTACGGGGACATTACCCGGTACTTTGCCGAACAGGGGATTTTGTTCCATGGCAAAGAGCTGATACGCCCCACGCTGGCGCAGATGTTACGCAATCCTGTCTATGTGCAGGCAGACCTTGATGTGTACGAATTTTTCAAAAGTCAAGGTACAGTCATTGTCAATGACGTTGCCGATTTTACGGGCATGAACGGCTGCTATCTGTATCAAGGGCGAGATGTAAAGGCCAGCAAGAAAAACGACTTAAAAGACCAAATGCTGGTACTGGCTCCCCATGAGGGTATCGTCCCCTCCGACACCTGGCTGACCTGCCGCAAGAAGCTGATGAACAACATGAAAATCCAGTCTGCCCGGAAAGCCACCCATACATGGCTGGCGGGAAAAATCAAGTGCGGGAACTGCGGGTATGCCCTTATGAGTATCTTCAATCCCTCCGGCAAGCAATACCTTCGCTGTACGAAACGGCTGGATAACAAGAGTTGTCCGGGGTGCGGGAAAATCATTACTTCGGAACTGGAAGCGGTTGTTTATCAGCAGATGGTAAAGAAACTGGCAAGCTACAAGACGCTGACAGGCAGAAAGAAAGCGGCAAAGGCAAACCCTAAAATTGCCGCCCTGCAAGTGGAACTTCTCCATGTGGACAGCGAGATTGAAAAGCTGGTGGACAGTCTGACGGGTGCAAACAATGTTCTGCTCTCCTATGTGAATGTGAAGATAGCGGAACTGGACGGGCGCAAACAGGAACTTGTGAAGCAGATAGCCGAGTTGACGGTGGAAGCCATCAGCCCGGAACAGGTCAATCAGATTTCCGGCTACCTCGACACATGGGACAATGTATCCTTTGACGACAAGCGGCGGGTGGTGGATTTGATGATTACCACCGTTGCCGCTACAAGCGACAGCTTGAACATCACATGGAAAATCTGATGGGTGGAACCCCTCCCGTCAGATACCTACCCTGTGTAGTCCCTTGTAAACTGTACTTTAATTCATTATAAAAAACTACTCTATAAAGTGTTTTTCTATTCATATTATTACGCTCCTTTATACAAAGTATGTTTTCCTTCTGCATCTCTCTGCCATTCATATCCAGCAAACTCCAATGCCTTTAAAGCACCGGCATAATAACTCATATCCTGTGGTCTGACATCTTCCATATTTGCGATCATCCACCGTTCATCTAGCCATTCTTCCGTCTGCTTTTTAATTTCACTTGCTGTTCTTCTCATACATCAAACACCTCTCTTACTTTATCAGCGATCATTTCATTTCCGTATTCAACTAAACGATCATGGAAACCTCGTACAAATTCTGGTGTAGCGATTTTCATAATATTTTCTTCTGTCAGGTCAATCTGATAAAATTCCAACATGCCTTTAATATCATCATCGTACCAGGTGGTATTTGTATCTTCCATCAACTCAATTTCTTTCTCTTTTGGATACTTGTCGTATAATGAGATTTTATATTTCCATCCGTTACTTATAACAAAATCATAGAAATCTACTGTATCTTCCGCTATATACTCGTTCAACCATATATCTTTCTCATACCCATGAGCTTTTAAATAAGCATCAAGGCAATCTTCGCTTACCAAAAGATATGCTAAATTATCATCCACCACATTTTCTCTTAATTCATTTACTGTATCCGCATAGACTAAAATATATTTCATATTAAATTTCCCTCTCTTTCTCAAAAGTCACTTTATAACCTAACTTTTCCCAAAAATTCTTTGTATCTTCCATCATTCTACTCGTATGATAATCATAAGCATCATCCATATAAGGCATATGTCCAACTGTTTCGACACAAATGATCTCAGGATAATTATCTGGCTTAGTTAATGCTTCTTCATAGGCTGCGTTAAGAATGTTAAATTCTTCCTCACTTCTCGCCTTATACCATCGAAATGTGTTGTCTCCATTTACAAGTCCATCTGTACTTAATGGAATAAATTCATCCGAATCAGGAATTTTTAATTTTTCTGCTGCTTTGATTTCACGTTCTTTCAATAAATTCTTTTCATAATTGATACATTCTCTTTCGGTCTTAAATTTCTTTCCATCATCTGCTACATATACTTCTCGTTCTACTTCCACAAGCTGTTTTATATATTTTTCGACCTGCTCTTTTTTAATTTCTGTTCTCATTTCCAAATACCTCCTGCTAGTATATTCTCTAAAAAGAAAAACAGATGATTATTCTCATCTGCCTTTGAAACACGGTTTTCATTTAGCATGATTCCCATAACTCTGACAAAGTTTTGCCAGTATTCTCTTTACAATAGGTTTCCATTTTATGTAAGAAAAACTTTTCTTCATCTTTTGTGAGAGACCATGCAAATACTTTACAATCATCATCTGATTCTAAATAATATTCAGCAGTAACCAATCCATTTTGCTTCCAATATGTATAAAAATTAATCCACGTATCATCTTTATCTCTTGTGTCAGTTCCAAAATATTTATCAACATCAAACCACAGTTCATATGCAATACTAATAACATTATCTCCTACACAAATTCCATCACAGCATCGTATATCTTCTTTAGTAACATCAATTTCTCTTACTTTATTCATAATTTCTCCTCCAAAAAATGTGATGTTCATTATCTTTTACTCGAAACATTCCACGCAATTTTTTGCAACTTCTTCTTCTGTTTTCCATTTTCCGACTCCATAGCATTTATATTCACAAACATCTTTTTCTTCGCAATAAATGCAACAATTCGCACATTTACTATCTTCTGGAATTGAAACATCCATCAAACACCTTATCATATTCCTACCTCCAATTCCAAATATGGATTTCACGTTTTGTTATTTTTCGATTCCAATACTAATTCTGTCATAATAAGGGACGATTTCTCTTATTTCTGTATTCCAAATATCTTTTGGAATATTTGTAAAGTCAATAGAATGTGGCTCAACAATCCATCTTCTTCCAGTATATTTAAGACCTTCGTATTCATTAATCACTATTTTCTGATACGAATCCACAATTTTAGAAATTAAATCTTTTACCAACATACAATCACCTCTGTGGAAATGTGCTTTTCATTGTGTTTATTTATCTGTACGTTTTCCATTCTCCATCTTCAAACATATAAGCCACATTAATATCTTGTCCTAAGACCTCTTCTATATTTTTATACTCAACTGATTCTCTTTCTATATGAAATTTATCCTGCATAATAATTGATCTTCCATAAGGAGTGAAAGTCTTATCTGAAATATCAATGTTTTCTGCTTTTGCCCATTGAATAAAATCATCATATTCCTTCTTTGAATAAATCGTACTAAACATTCCGACTTCAAGAATAAATTCTACATCAAGCAATGATTTAAAATCTCTTTTTAAATCATTCTTAATATCATACCCATCATTCCAGCACCAAGCACCAACAATAGTTCCATCCGTTCTTTTATATCCGACAATCGCTCTTGTACTCATAATTTTACCTCCAATTCAGACTTGAAATTTCCGTTTTATTTACTTTAATACAATTAAGTCTGCTTCTTCGACATATTTTCTTGCAGCATTATATCCATTTCTATTAAGTTCGCCTTCAATACTAAACCAAAGTGAATCTAAAAAATTTGGAATAGATGCAAAATCTTTATTTGGATATTTGTCTCTATATCGTTTATATGCTGTTTTATATAATTCATCTACTAAATCACGCTTCATCATATTTCCTCCGTTTCTGATATCTACGTTTTATTTAGTTGAAATTAACATCAATATCATATTGAAAATCACGCCATGACCACCCACAATATTTATCACATATATAATTTAGTAATGTTTCTGGCGTCCTTCCAGTCTCTCCATAAACGTCTTCCTCGTCTTCTTCACAGAGATATTCATGTTCTTTTTTTAGTACGTCCAGTATTTCTGCATTGCTTACGTTGCTTGGCACTGTTAATTCAAATGTCTCCATATCATCTCCGTCATCCCAAAAGAAATTTATTCTTAAATTTAATGTTCTCATATTTTTCTCTCCTTCTAAGCCAGCTAAATCATCGTTTCATTACTTTAATTATTAACTTTTCTCCCACAATGAGGACAAAAATTATCATCATTCAATATCTCATCATATCCGCATGATGTACACTTGAAATAATTCATTGAACCATATGCAGTAGTGACATAATCTCCAGTTTCAACAAGTATTGTTGTATTATTCTGCTTTTCGTTGTTGTTTTCCATTACAAGTAATTCTCCTTTGTTAATAACTACTATTTCAATGTATTATATGTTCTTCTATATATCTCCATGTAGGGGATTGCATATGCACTTTCTTTGCTTGTTCCATGTCTCTATAAACTCCAATTATCTTATTAGTTGATTCAGCATACTCAAATACAATATATATTGTCATATTTACCACTCCTCACATTGCTAAATCTTTAAGTAATTCTCTGTTCTCTGGTGTATCAAGATATGCTGCCGAATTTTCGTCATCAAATTCCATATCATGTATGATTTTGATTCCGTCTTTTTCAGCTTGTTCAGCAGCTTCATCATCACTATCAAATATCATCATGCAATCAAGCCTCTGTATATGTTCTGCACCATTTCCATAATCAGATGTAAAAACTCCATATCCTCTTTCCGCATCTTCTCTTGTAAATCCATTTTCCATAGCTTCTCTAATTAACTCTTCTGTAATTTTCTTCATATAAATCTACCTCCATTTTAAAAAGCCTTGAAGCTCTTGATTCTTCCTAATCCCAATTAACAAATTGTTCAATCTCTTCTTTTTCAATTCCAATTCCGTCTAAAAGAAGCAATAATGCATTCACGGTATCTTCTTTATCAAACAATTCCATCCAGAACCAATCAATAATGTTGCTTATTATCTTTCTTCCATCATTATCAATTGTGAAATTGTCCAAGATATACTGCCAAAATTTTTCTTTCATAATTTTCACCTACCATTCTTTCAAATCTTCATTTGCCTTATCAATAAGGCTAACTGGAATTGCACCGACATCGGTAACATATCCTTCATTCGTATTGATATGTTCCTCAATATACTCTTCCAGTTCTCTTTTAAAATCATCATCGGTTACATCTGTCAGATCATCGTTCCATGAAAAACTCGCTACATCACAATAATCATATGGATAATTATCAGCTCCGTATCCATAACCTGTATCAACACCACCAACATAAAGGTCGAACCACAAATGATTTCCCCAATCAATAATGTCAAAACAAAGATTACCAACTCTTACCGATCCAACATATTCTCCGCTACCTTCTTCCTGTTTGTAGCTTCTCTGATCCTTTTTATATCTCTCAAATTCTGGTTGCAAGTTCCATTTAAACTTCATATATCATCGCTCCTTAATCTACCTGAATAATCAATCTAATCCGTTTCCCACCTACACAATCAATAACAATTCCGTTGTCTCCTGTGACATACATATCTGGATAACGACCAACTCTTTCAATTTCAGGTGCATCACCAGTTTCCATTTTGTCACTGAAAAAATCATATAAATCATCTTCAACAAACTCTTTTGTGATTACTTTTTCAATTTCAAACCCGTCATGACAAAATCCTGTATCTTCTGATAACCAATCAGCAATTTTTTCAAGAGCATATTCTCTATCTTCTTTTCTTTTGTATAATTCTTCTAAATCATCAGGAATAATAAGTTCTGTTGGAAGTTCATTTAATACTTCCATATCTCCGTCTGTGTCCCATTTAATATTTATTGCCTTTAACATAATTCATCAACTATCCTTTCCATTTGAAGTTGCTATTCATTCTGCATAAGTTGGAATTGGCTTACAAATATCATTAAAACTCATATCATCACCTCAACCTATAATCTCAAAAGCATCTTCTTTCCCATTACAATAAGCCACATATCCATAATTTCCATTACAGAACTGAACCAAATCTGCACCTTCTTTCATATTCAGATATTCAGTTGCTTCATCAATACTTGAAACTATTTTGTATTCGGGACCAGCATTGAAGAAGTGACAAATGTAGCCATCTTCATTTAATCCAAGAATCTCCCTCTTCTCATTCTGCTCTTTTAATACATCTTCTATGTCGTTTTCTAACACTTTGTTCCGTGTTATAATCGTATATTCTGGAATCCGTTTATCCATGTTTTGTCCCTCCATTTCCGTAGCTTCTAATTTATTCCGATTACGCTTCTAACTCTTCGATACGTTCACAGAGTTTTTTAATTACATCTACAATATAAGAAGGTGTTACATCTAATTCTGTTTCTAATTGTTCTGTTGCCTCTCCTCTGTATTCTTCATCATCATAACCATCTGAAATACAATCAATAATTCTCTTTGCTAATTCTAAACTATTCATTTTCATAAAATATTCCTCCATTTATAAAATTGACTATTTCATCATTTCTTCCAGTTTTTTCAAGCCTTTATTTACCTCTTCCATGAGTTCGCATCTATATAGAACATCTCCTATATTTTCAGAGCCTTCTAAGATTTGAGTCATGGCAAGATCGCTTTGTATTTTCCGTAACACATCTAATGAATCTTCTTTTGGAATAACGACAAAAGTTTTATCTTCGATTTCTTCTCCAATTGTTCCAAAAATTGTTTTAAATCCCCATCCACCTGTCATATTAGTCCAGACCTCCCATACTTTCTAATGCAAACATAAAAGCGGCTGCTTCTCTATCACTGGAAATGAAATCTCCTCTAAACCTTACGAACTCACCCACAAAATCTTTATGTAACTTTAAGAACTCATCAAATGCATCCACCGCTTCTCTTGCGCCAGCAACATTGTCGTTATGGTCATAGAGGAAATCATATTCCTTTTCAAACTGTTTTAAAAATTCGTGAATATTTAATGTTTTTTTCATACTTATACCTTCTCAATCTCAATCTCAAATAACCTTGGATCATATTCTTCATCTTCCATTTCCCAGTAATCCATTATTTCATCTATTGCATTATGGGCTTCCTCATAAGTATCGTAAACACCCCAACCAAAAGCACTGCTATCCCTTAACAATCCACCGTCATACCATAACATGTATTTATATTTCATATTATTTATCCCTCACTTTTTAAACATTCTTTGTCAACAACTGCGAACAATTTGATTTCGTTTCCTACATCCTCTTCTTCTAAGTCAAGTGAATTTAATAATTCTGCGAAAGTTTCTTCTGTAAAATCTTCTCTATACAGATACACATCATGTACCGTTGGAGTACACCATAAGTGCAGCCGAATGAATTCTATTATCTCAATCCATTCGCATTCATTACATATCCGTCTTGCACATCTTACTAATGATTGAACAAAATCCTGCGTCATTAATTCGTTGCCTTCGAGTTTTTCAATCTGCTCATCAGTAATCTCTTTTACGTTGCTCATACCTTTGTCCATGATATAGGAAACAACTGCATTTCCCATTCGTGAATCGAACTCTTCCTCAATAATCTTTCCTATTTTTGTTTCGTAGTATGTCATATTACGCTACCTCCTAATAATCTTCATCAATACATTCATCAATTTCACTGTAATATTGACCGTCATATCCCTTTTCCATTAATTTTTCCCAACAATCATTACACACTAATCTAAAAGTGATTCCATGACAATCCCTTGTGAAATTCATATCATTTCTTTCTACTTCCTTATTACATACTGGACAAATTCTAATATCTTTCTCTTCTATTTTTATTCCTTTCTATTTGTGCAATACCATTTCCATTTTTCCATTATTAACTGTTACATCTAAGAACCACACCGTTCTATATCTACCAACATCGTTCTTATGCAATTCATACCATTCTTTATGATCTACACCATCATTTCTGAAACCAAATACAAATTGCTCTGTATCCATAGTTCCGTCATCCAAATTCTTATCAATGTTATGCCATATAACAAACAAATCACTTGCATAATATTCACACCAACGACCAGCTTCCTGAATTAACTTTGTTAGAATCGAGGAATAATTTATTTCCCATTTACCTTTTAATGGATTAAAATAACCTGTCTCTCTTTTAGTTCCTGCTAATGCTTCTTTTAATTCTTTTATCTGTTCATCTCTATATTCAATCTCAAAATCTTTTTCCATATTCGCTCCCTCACTTTCTCTTTAAGAAACAGTTCTTTCATTTAGGTTTTATACAACCTCTTTTATTTCCTTTACTGTTTCTTTCCAACAACTATCAATCAGTCCATAAACTTCATCAATATCATATCCATGCATTTTACATCCCTCTACACAAAAGATTGCATATTTAATAGGAAGTTTAACATCCTTATCCAGTTCTACTTCTAATACAGAACCACCGCCAGACCAAGAATCATATAACCCACACATTGTTTCTTTTCCAAGAACTATATAAGATTTTGATTTTTCATTCTTTCGTGGATCATATTTTCCTTTTTCGTCATATTCTTTATTCTGTAATTCGATTAAATCAAATAAATCAAATAACGGTATTTTTACAAGAAATGTTACAGTTGCCATATGTGATGGAAGATTTTCAAGTTCCTGTATGCAGCTTTCAATAAATCTATCTTTATTTTTATCTCTATCTACATAATATCCATCATCTCTATGCACCTGCTTGCAAGCTTTTCTTAGTGCAGTTGCTTTACCTTGTGTTTTTGCTAACCACAACATTGATGACTCTTTATCAATGCTTCCATCTCCTGAATTTCCATACCAATTCAGCACATTATCACAAACGCAATCATAATTCCAATTACCACAATCTATCATTATATTCACTTTAACTTCATTATTAAAATCATCTGAATCATAATAAAAATATGTATTTTCTTTTACATATTCCCATATTTCATCAAAATTATCTGTAAAGTATTCCTCTTCTTCATCTGTCAATTCTTTACGAATTGCCTTTTCAAGATCATCTTCTCCGTATTGAATTGCATAATCCATAGCCCAATCGGCTAATTCATCATTAAGTGCCTCCCTTGGATTATCATGCTCAAATATCTCTTTTAAAAATCTATCTGATAATTCCCTATCTCTGTAATCTGTGTAAATTTCAATACCACCATCTTCATTTACTCCATACATGTTTTTTAATATTTCGTCTATTTTGGTTTTTAATATTTCTGTAGTCATATCAACTATCCTCCTCAACCATATACCAACCATTTTTATTACCAGTTTCCATAACATCGTCTTCAAATTCTCTCTGATGCTTTAACATTTCCTCTTCACCAATATTATTTTCAATGGCTTTCATAATAACCATCGCAACCGCACGGCTTAAATCCAGGCCATTAGTTTCTAAAGCATTTTCAAATTTCTCTTTAGAATAAGGAAAGAAAGAAATGAATCCGTCATAAGAACCATAATTCTCTTTAGTCCATTTAAAGAACTCATCATTATATTCTGCATTGCGTATTAGATCAATTGTTTTATCAGGTACAATCAAATCAAATTCAATAGAGTCATTTTCGTAATTGTAAAACCGTGGACTACTTAATTTTCCATTTTCTGCTTTGCATTTTCCAAAGAATATTACGATTGATTCTTCTGATAATATCTCGTTGATTTTATCAATACCATAATCAACGACTGCATCTTTAAAATCCTTTATGTATTCATCTTCAACATCATATAAGGCTTCGCCCAGCTCTGTTCCATACATCCCAGGTTCAATCAAATGAAGAAAATCTGTTGACATTTCAAGTTTCATATCAATTTACCTCCATTTCCTGCTTTACAAATTCTTTAAACATTTCTTTTGCGTTAAATTTATCAATAAACTTCTTATACAATTCATTCGAAGTCTTTAACCGTTCTGCTTCTTCTTCAGCAGTTTCCATACGCATTTTCATTTCTTTACTGACAATTTCACGCATAACATTTTTAGTATAGCCAACTGGTTCTATTCTCTGTTCAAGAACCATTTCATTATTTACATAAATCGTTTCCCACAAGTTCAAAATGATACATGTATCATCCATATACCATCTCAAATAATAGGCAAACGCTTCATCTGCATTATCAAATTCTCTTTTGTTATACAAAGCCGGATCGCCGCTCCGTTCTAATTCATCAGCAATTTTAGAATCGTTGATATATTCAACTGTATACTTTGTATCTACAGTTCCCTCATGCACACTTTCTAAACTCCATCCATAAAAATTTTTATGCATACTTATACCTTTTATTTTCCTTTCAATTCGTATAATACGCATGTATTCGTCACAATATCATGCTGAACTAAATACTCTATTCCATCAATGGAATCATAATAGTTGTCCTGGTATACACCCTTATGATATTCTTCCCATTTACCTTCGAGATGAGGATTATCCGATGCAATCCGTAAAAGATGATCTAAAATTTCATCTATATTTTCTCTAACAGGCAAATAACCCATTTCTTCAAGTTCTCTTTCTCCACAGTATGCAATTTCTCTTCGCATATAATTCCCATTTGCTATCATATCCACACCTATCCTTTCCTATTTAATAAGGCAGACACATTTCTGCATCTGCCTTTAGTTATTCTCCTAAAGTATATTTCTATACTGTCTTAATGTTGTCTAACTCAATTGCCGTAAACACTTCATCACATTCTCCATATTGATCACTCACCATAACTGTATATGTATTATTTTTTGGATCAAAACCCTGATCATCAATCATATCTGAAATTTCTTCATAAATATCGGCTTCGTCTTTATCCATTTTTTCTGTAAAGTTAGTTATGATATCGCTTTTTACGGCCATTGATTTTAATAATTGTCGCACTTCAATTTCCGTACCATAAAATAATTTAAATTCCATACATCCATTATCTGAATTGGTGTGAACAATAATCCATTTTACCATTTGTTTACCTCCTAAGAAATTACAATTCCCTTTGCCATTTTAGTTCAAATTTTTATCTGCTTCTTGCCAGTTCTTAAAATGAAATACTTCACATTTCCCACATTTAACAGGATTTTGCCAAAACTCAGGATGTTCAAACTTCATTACACATACAGATTTAAAATCTCTATCTATACCCTGTGGAGTATAACCTTTTTTAACAAGATTGCCATAAGCTTTATTTTCTGCAACTATATATTCTCTATCAATCATGTTTTCCCTCCGTTCTTTTTATGCTGACTTATCTTCTAGCATTGTTATATTATTTGCATCAAATAAATAATATTGACTATTTGACATTACCTTGTTGTATTCAACTTCACCCTCAAAGTCATTTACGACTGCCCTTTCTTCTGATGTCATATCAGAATATTTTTTCTTTCCATATGAAGGTGGCAGCCATCCTTTATGTTGTGCTCCAAATATATTGAACTTTTTCAACAGCTCTTCATTTGTGAATGTAATATGGCAAGTTCCCTTCTTATAAAAAGTCACATTAAAATACTTCAATACAATATCTTTTGATTCTCCATATTCTTCAGCAAATTCTAGTGACTGTTGTAAATCAACTGCTTCTGTCAAACCGCCATCAAGATAATTGAAACACTTTTCAATATCTCTTAACTTGTTTACTATTTCCCTGTCGGATGGCTTAAATCCACCCCAAGAGTATTCTAAGTCTCTCCATCCTCTTAATGGAATGATTACCTTCTTATTTATGATCCACGCCTTATTTGTTTTCCATCCATTGAAATAATGAATGTTCTTGCTGCATTCATCATAATAGGAATATTTATTACTCAACTCTTCAAAGAGAGAAATAATTGTATCTTCAATTCCCTTTATAACTTTCTTACTCATGTCAATTTTAAGTTCATATATGTTATGCAATGAGAATTCATAATCTTTCAGTTCCTCAACCTTGTTATAATAATCTCTCTGTAAATTATTTGTGAGCTGACCAATGAACTTCGGATTTTTAAACAATGCCGACCAATATTTACCACGAATTTCTCTTATATATCCGTTTACTGATGCACTATTCTTTCCAATACTAAGATTTAACACACAACCACCAGTCTGTATTGTCTGTCCTGTCTGTTTGTCTTTCTCAAACTGACATAAAATATGTGGTGACATTGCATAATACTCTTTGATAAGTTTCACACCTGCTTCAATTTCCATTTTATACTGTTCTACGATTGCCTTTAAGAAGTCATTTTCTGCAAGCTGCGTATTTTCTGTATTATATGTGTATTCTCTCTGTTCCTTAGCTTTCTCTAAGCCATCAAAGATAAAAGAATCTCTCTGCACTTCTGGAAGTTTTACTTTTATCAATGCAATCTCAACACTTGTTTTTCTTTCTGCATCCATAAAAGCATCCTGAATATATTGAATGTCTGCGTTGTATTCTTCTAACATTCTATTCAGCATTATTCTTTCATTGTTGCATTCATTCTTTAATGTCTCTGCATTAAGTAAGCAAATAACAGCACCACCATTTCTCTGTTGCATTTCTAATGCTTTCAACAGATGTTTACATCCATTTGAGAACGGAGGGTTCATAATAATTAAGTCATATTCCTTCATTGTGTCGTATGTCAAAAAATCATCATGTACAACTCTGAAATCCTTTTCCTTTAATACTGCACGTAAGTTCGTATCATTCTCTATACAGTCAATATTTAACTTAATTGTTGTGTACCATCTGTTATTAAAATCTTCCTTTTTCTTTAATGCTTCAACAATATTTCCCTTACCTGCTGATGGTTCAAGAATTGTGTGTATCATTTTCCAATCCAAACCATCAAACATTTTATCTATAAGATTTTGCGGTGTTGGGTAAAAATCTTTGTTATCTGTAAACATATTTATCATTTCCTTTCACTATAAAAGGTGGTATATTTCAACCACCTTTTTTTATACTGTACTAAGCTTTTCAGTTGGATCATATTTGAATACAAATCCCTTCTTAAAGCTACTGTAAAATCCCTGTAATGTTGCCAGCTTTCGCTTTACATCTGCAAAGTCTGACTTTGACAACTCTGTATCAGGTTTTACTACAAATAATTTTTCACCTGTTTTTGTGTGTACATCCTCTGTTACAGTGTATGTGATTTGTGTTTCTGTCTGTTCTGTTGTATCATTCACTGTATTATTCTCTGTTTCTTTAATGGTTGCATTTAATTTCTCACATGGGTTTTCTTTGAATAAGAAAGCATGTTTGAATTTACTATAATAACCTCCAAGAGATTTGATGTACTGATTCACCTTGATATATTCTTCACGGCTCAATTTCTCAACTACTTTTACAAGATATATCCTTTCTTCTGTTCGTGTATCTGTGTCTTCTGTTACTTCATAAGTATATTTATTTACATCTACATCAGTTTCGGTTTCCTTTTCTTCTGTCTTATTTGTATCAGACTTAATAACTTTCTTTATGACTTTTTCAACCTCATAAGGTGTTTTAACTTCCTGAATTTCACACCATGCAATAGCTCCTTTATTTACCCATTTCATAAATCTATCAGTCATTGTACCAATAAACCAGTGATTAGCCTGATTTGCATTTCCCGTACATTCTTTTGTGAGCTTTCTATTAAGTTTATATGCGTGATAAGAAGTTTTCCCATCCTCATATACAGTTACTTTAATTCTGTAAACATATCCCTTATTTCTGCCATAATTGAATGATGATTTTAAGATAAAACACTGACCATCTTTGACGCATCCGTTTTCTGTTTCAAAAGCTTTGTTTTCCTTTTTATATTCAGTAACTTTTACCTTTTCATATACAACTCTATCTCCTTCTCCAAGCATTCCACCACAAGTAGTATCAATTTTATTGATAAATGCCTCGAATTGATCCATAAGTGCTTTATCTTTTTCCATTGATTCAATGTGGCTATCTGCCTGTCGTGTTGCACTTTCTTCATCATCATTCCATCTACCCATATAGGTTGTTATCAAAGATTTCTTATATTCTTCTCGCTCCATAGTTCTGAAATTCTGCATATCTTCCATGTAGCCTTCATATCTATAATAACTATCAATATGAGCAAACTTTAAGATTCCATTTCCCTTTGCTACATAGACACCATCTTTTTCAATATGCCAATTCATTCTAGGTGGGTTTGCCATATGTCCAGGAATGATACCAGTTACAATATATTTTTCAGAAGTTTCGCTTACTTTATTCCGTAACTTCTCAATCATTTTCTTTGCTGATTCTTCTTCCTGTTCACTTGCTCCTCTTTCCATTGTCATCTGCTCAAGCTTTGCAATCTTTTCTGAAATACTTCTATCCTGAAGTGTTCCGTCATAATTGTATTTGCGTATCTCTTCTGGCTTTGCATCTCTGTTACAATTTACAACTAATGTATATCCATTCTTTGTAGCAATTCCATTCCAATAAGCAGGATCGTAATAATCTGTCATCATATCGCTATGGTCTGCATGATATCCGAACACTTCCCATCCGTCCATTGCCATAAGTTTATGTGCCATCATTACGCCTACATCCTGATATTCATAATATGTACTCATAAAATCAATCTCACTTTCTTGTAATAAAATAGGCAGCTAGTAGATTATTCTCCTAACTGCCTTTAATATTTCTATTCATTATTCATTTTTCAACTCCGCATAACCGCCGTCAAAATTCTGTTTCCATGATCTATAAACACCATTTGTATCACGAAACTCTAAGTAATACGCTTCCCTCCATTCCCACGGCTCCTGGAATGTAATCTCTGCAATCTCACAAGTGATTCCATTAACATGAACTTTATCACCTGATCTTAAATCTCTCATCGTTGCTCTCCTCTTATTCGTCTACACCAAGTCCACAGCAGTTTCTACACATTTCATCTTCATATCCAACGTAGGTATCTGCATAAGGACAATGGTGATGTATTTCCATTTTGCCGGTTTCTTCGTTATATTCTTCTACTGGTTCATCGCATGGTGTCCACATTGTTTTTTCCTCCTAAACCTCCTGCAACAGTTTGCCTAACTCCTTTGCCTCTGCCACAGTACAGATCGCAGTTGCTTTGGAATGTTCAGTTCCGTCTTTCTTGACGTAAGATGTTACCGAATACACTTTATCAGCCATCTCTTTTCCGTCTACTGTGTAATGACCAATTTCAACGGTTGCGTTGCCTAACTTTCCAACTTCTTTTGTTTTGCTGTAAATAAATTCTCTTTCTTTTGCCATTGTGCTTACCTCTCTGACTTAAATTTTTATTAATTACATGCTAAAAAATTTTCTATAATAGTTCCATTTATTTTGGCTATTGAAAATACAACATTATCAACAATGTATTCTTCGCATTCTGCCGGGCAATCATTTATATCTGTATCATCATCTAAAGTTGTATTAGATACAATTGCATATGTATTCTCAACTCCATTTTCAACATAACTTTTGGCTTCTTTGATTGCTTCATCTAACGTTTTGATATAGGATTGACCCTCATCATAATATCCATATTTTTTGTCATATACACAATTATAGCTTTCAAACTCGCTATCATTTTTTGTAAGTAATATGCCTTCGTCTAATAAGTAAGCCTTCATTTATTTATTCTCCTTTTCTATCTATCGTTGAATTACTAATTCCAATGTAACATTCCAGCCATCAAACCCATTGAAGTCAGAGCTTTTAATCCGGGTTTTATATTTGATTTCTCTGTAGAGGTATCCAAAACATTATCATTCCATCCAGCAGTAAATAACGTTATGCACTCTCTATTTCTTTCGTAAGTTCCAACTGATATTGAGTAACATTGAACACCAAGACAGCCAATAATACCTCTATACGCAAATGGATAACTTGGTAATATTTGTTCATTCAATTCTTTTCCCTTGTTATACGCTTTAATGGCTGCATAGATTTCCTTTGTTTTTTTATATGCCTTATCAGCATTTATATCATATACGGCAACTTCATATTTAAAATTTGTTTCGTGCATATATTTAATTGCATCGCCTGCATTTTTAAATACATGGTCTTCTTCATAAATTTTTGATACTAACATACATCCTCCGTTTATAAATTTATTGCATTTCCATTTTCATCATATTCAATTGGTACAATGTGAACTGCATAGCCAATTTCTTTTTCTTTGTCATAAATTTCCATTGTACCGCCCGCACAAAATTCAAATGAAAACCGCTTGTCATCCGATTCAATCAACTTAATCAAGTGATCCGTAAGTTCATTTAAGTTCCGTGCTTTTTCTTTTGATTCCTCAATACTTGACATTTTTCTTTACTCCTTTCAAAGAAATCTTAGTTTCATTTACATTTTTATTGAATACAACCAATCTTCAAAGTCATCATAGTCCATAAGTCTTCCATCCACTTCAATATAGTTTTCCTGTTCCGATTCTTTTACTACAGAAAATCCATCAAAGTTTCCATATACTCTTACACATTTGTTGTCAACTTTTTCAAATTTTATATTCCACGAAATCAGTCTTCCCAAAATATACGCCATAGTTTATTTCCTCCAATCTTCTAAAGAAATGCGAATTTTATTACCATTTAATTGCTTTTACTAACGCTGTGTAATATGGTTCGACAATGTTTACAAAAACCAATGTTGCATGTTCCAATGGCTCATATAATACACACTCAACTACTACTTCTATTTCTTTCTCTTCAGATGCTTTCATAGAAATCCTGTCATCTTTCCGTGGTGTGAAATCAAGGACTCCTAAATTGCATTTTGTTGTTTTGTCAATCACAAAAATATTATTCATTTCTCTTACCTCCAATTCTAATGAAACACGCATTTTATGCTTCTACTAATTGTTTCCGTTTTTTAATTTTCTGTTTTACCCTTTCTCGTGTTTCTTCGGATAATCCCCACTGTTTTAACTTCTTATCCATCCGTTCATCAAAAGGTAAATCTTTCCACCGTGGTTTCTTTTTCATTTCCATTCCCTCTGCAATCTGCCTAAAGGCTGCATACCTTTAACTGCGTAAATTTCCATCATGTCACCGTCAGTAGTATCTATTTTTACCTTTCGCATATCAGATGTAGCGAGAAAACCAATCTGCACAAGATAATCTAAAATCTCTTTATCGGTCGCATCATCAGTAATGGTGATCCCAGTTTTCTCTGTACAGAGATTATTGACTTCCCAACCATCTTTTGCATTTCCCCATACATCAAAATAATTGATTAATGAATATGTAGGCATCATAAATCATCATCTCCTCCCCAAATCTCATCCCAGTTCACATCTTCAATATCAGGATTTTCTTTTAATATTTCTTTTAGCTCATTTTCTTCATCATCAATTTCCATATCTTCATCTTCTGTTTCTTCGTCCATCTCAAAGAATTTAAGCTCGTTATCTTCCATATCATCTTTTACATACTCAAGATCCTCATCTCCGTTGGCACAATCCTTAAACCGTGTTGCCAATTCGATTAACCTTTCCCTTGGAATGTAGTTTTCGTCCAGACGACTATACATATATTCCGTTGCTTCGTGTAAACTTAAGAGACCAGTTAAACCGTTTGCCTTAGAGAAATATTTACCCTGCTCCCACTGCTGTCCTTCTGGTCTGTCTGGATTATAGCCACAACCTACAATCCAATTGTTTTTTGTTTCTGCCAGACAATACCGTCCAGCAACTAACCGTACTTTGTAATCTGCCATTTCTTTTCCCTCCTAAAACAAATCTAAATTATGTTCTTTGCTTAACCGTTTCGCTAATGGTGCTGAAATATCCGTTCCGTGACTTGGAATCGTACAGGTCTTAGTGACCACTTTTTTCCAGGTCTCATGACCACCATTAGTTCGGGCAAGTACATAGCCATGTCCTCGTAAAGCCTGAGTAAACTTCACTTTTGACACAGGTGCCATTTTCACTTTTTGACACATATACTATTCTCCTTTCGCTTTTATTTTTGTGATACATAATCACATCTTCACGGGCAAGTTGCCTTGTCCGCAAAGTCTGACTATGTATAATTATTTAAAACTTATGTATATTACTTTGTGTTCTTTAAATCCTCCGGCTGGATAATGAACTGAACCTTTCCATTTTCAATTTTGCGTTTATGTTTTGCGTTCAGTTCACGTACAACAATATCTTCAAGGAAAAGACTGCAAGCAATCTTATAATCAACAAGTGGATACTGTACAACTGCCTCAGATTTTAAGAAAACAGGTTCAATTTTACGCATATACTTAACCATTGTTTTCTCCACATCAGTTCTGTTTTCTGGATACAGCTTATATAAATCTCTTAAGGCTCTCATGACATAAGTGCTATATCCATTTGACTTTCTATCAAACCCAGCTTTCTTACAAATGCGAAAGATAAACTCTGCAAGATCCTCTCCCTGTCTGCACATTGCAAGTGCCTCTGTATAACTTCCAAGAACACTTGCAGATCTATTTCCCTTATTCGCAACATACTCAAAATCATATTTCTTTTTCATTGCTTCCAGGATGATAGTTGCTTTATCATGCATCAGGAGCATTGCACCGTGTTTCTGTACGGCTGTCATTCTTGCAGTGCCTACATTCTGAAATGCATACATTTTCGCTTCATACAACCGTCTTTCTTTTGGGTCAGTTGGAGCATTGAGAATAACCATTACCTGTAAATCATCTTTTGGATTTTTGATAAGCTGTGAGCCAATCCATCTACCAAAACCATCGAACAGATATACCTTGCCTTCTTCCCAATGTGGAACACCTGAAAGTGGGAGTAATTTATTGTCGTCCCAATTTTTTTGTAAGGTATTCCAGGCTTCTTGCTGTTCTCTCTGGGATCTGATAACTTTCATCAATTTCCAGTAATTCAACAGGGATCCGTACAATTACAGCGTTCATCTTTGCGTCAACTGCCGCCTTTAACAGTCCTTTTAACTCACTTACGTTACCTTTGTTTTCTTTTCCTGTTACTTCTTTGAACATCTTACACATAATATTTTCTCCTTTTTCTCTTTAAAATTTTATTTTTGGGTATAAAAATAGCACCCTACATTTCTGTAAGATGCTATCTTAATACCGTTAGAATTTATTTTGTATTTCCACTCTGCCTGCAAGAGTTATGTGCAGGCTATTACCGTAATGATGTTTTCCGTGGGACAAACTGGATCCGAAGATCCATATTTAGTCCATTGGCTAATTTCTTTAAAAGTTTTAAAGACGGGTTTCGAGTTCCGTTTTCAAGTTTGCAAATGTCTGCCTGATTCATACCGATTCTGTCAGCCAGCTCTTTTTGTGTCAGATTCTGTTCGTTCCGTGCTTTAATCATTGCCCGGATGACATCCATTTCTGGTTGGATGTCATCCCATTCTCTCTTAAATTCTGGGTCCTTAAGCTGTTCATTTAAAAGTTCCCTAAATTCACTCATTATTTCCCATTCCTTTCTAAAAATCTTGCTCTATACTTCTTTGCCTTTTCAATTTCTTCTGGCGGCGTTTTCTGAGTTTTCTTAATAAAACCATTTGTACATATTATTTTACCTTCATAATAGAAGAAGTATAAAACTCTTGCAATGTCATTCCCGAATATACATCTCAATTCAAATATACCATCTCCTAATGGCGCACTGTATGGTCTTCTCAACTCAGTACCATTTTCTTCCAGAATATCAACCATCCCAAACAATTTTGCTCTCATTTTAGGTGCTTGAGAAAGTATAAATTCTTTTGCTGGCTTAATTCCGTTGTCTAGCTCGTAAAACTCTACTTCAAATTTACTCATAAATTCCTCCGGTGTATCTTTTGTATGAGTATTATATGGCATATATGCCATATTGTCAAGCAAAAATAATCCCTACATCCATCTCTCTTTGGTGAAAATCAGGTACAGCCCTAACATCATAGCAAATACGATTGCTGCAATCTCTTTTGTCAGAATGGTTGCTACAATAATTGCAACTCCCACTCCCTTCTGTGTGAATTTCCGTAAGAGCAAGTTCCGTTTCCGTACATCCTCTCTGCGGATCAGTTTCCGTGCTTCTTCAAGTGTATAATATGTTACTACTTCTGGTTCTTTTGTCATTTGCTTTACCTCCTACCTATATGGCATATTTAATCTTGCTGTTCTCATGATCCGATCAATCTCATAGAGCGAATTGCTCTGTCTAATCCGTTCCACGACTGCATCTCCGTATCCCAGCTGCTTTGCAGCAGTCATTGCGAACCGTTTTTCTTTGTAATCTTTCTGACACATACTTTTATTCTCCCTTCTTTATCTTTCCCAGTAGTAACCTGTACCGTCTGCCAGATACAAATACAGTGCATCATTATTTGCCTGGAAGTCGGTCACAGCTTCCATATCAACCATAGATTCTACACTGCCAGAATATCTGGTCTGTACAATGACATCATCATATATCTTCTCCGTTTTCCGTGAATCCATAAGCAGAGTGCAGATGTCATTCTCTTGCCAATCCTCACAGCCGTAGAATGACCACTCATATCCGTTGTAATCTGTACAAGTTACTTTATCTATACTGCGGTCAATTTCCGTTACAACTGTAGGCAGTGGATATAAATCCCGTTCTGCCTGTTTGGTTCCTAAACTTGCGCCGATCAAGAACGCACTGGCTGCTATTAATGTAGCTCCGCAGATTAATGGTCCGAAAAATAAATCTTCTTTTTTCATTTTGCGTTACCTCCTATTTATAGTAGACTACCCAATCTGTACAGCCAGGAAACAGATTTATTTTCCGTACACTACCAGAAACCTTTGCTGCAAAAATCTGAGCCATTGACTGACTGAAAAATGATGCTGTTTGCATTTTTGTGAGCCTCCTATTATCGCTTATTTTTGAGCATAAAAATAGCACCTATCAGAATATTCTCTGGTAGATGCTTTACATTACGTATTCATTACTCCTTATGGTTATTGTTTGCTTCCTTATTGAAAATTTGGATCAAAAACATCAAACGTACATGTCTTAGTACACTTTGATTTCCATTTCTGGAAAAGGTCTGATGTAAGAACACGACCATCTGGTAAAAAGTCATTTACCTTTGTGTGAGATACTTCACCTGTCTTATGGTTGATTTTAGACATGATATTTTTTGTAAAGAGCGTTGTAACGTCTATATCTTTGATATATGCACCGGTTATGGTCATGATTTGCCTCCTTAATCTTCTTCTGTTTCTGTATAAGCCATATGACAAGCTATACCGCCGAAGAATATTTCAATTACCAATAAAAGATTCATTATATTTTCCCTTTTCTTAAAGTCTGCTTTGTGCGAACAGACTTGAGTTTGTATAGGCTTTATGATATAATCATAAACGTGGCACAACCTAGTTTGTGTTTACAGTTATAAGGCGGTTTCCCTTATGTATTCCAGTGCTTCACTCTCCGTTGGAAACTTGATGTCGCAACCTGGAACATACCAATCACCATATTTTAAATATGGCATATGGATACCTCCTTTCTAAGGGCGAACTATTGGTGGTAGTTTGCCTTTTTTTATTTTGTATGCTGATGCATACTAAAAGAGGCAGAAGTTTTATTCTGCCTTATTTACTGTCCATCAGCATGAGTACACAAGTGTTTCCGTAGACTGCTTGTGTACTCGTTTTGCCTTTACTAATTCTTTTTTAAGTTTGTCTACTACCTTGTAATAGTGATTTGCCTCTTCCAAATTTCCTTTGTAAGAAAATTCAGAAGCTGCTTCTTCGCAGTTTTCAATTTGCATTTCAATTTGCATTACTTTTTCAAATGTTTTTGATATGAACATAGTTTTTCCTCCTTGGCATTATCTAATACTTGCTGCCACTACAGAAGCGTTGCCTATACCTTCCCAATGAGCTATTTCCGTTACCTCTTTCCATTTAAGAGGCCCATTGATCTGGTTTGTACAGATTCGGTTTCCACCACTTCCCTTTTTGTGACAACGCTCATGTTTCATAAGTCCTGTCCAGTTCTCATTTATCTTTCTCTTTTCTGGGTAAAACTTGTTTATAATTTCCATGTAGCTTTTATCTACACGGATTTGATGCCATTTTCTCTTTGTAAGATAGAACATTTTGCCTTTTAAATAGGCAACCTGATTTCCATTTTCCAGAGTTAAAATGACTGTGTTTACTGGAAACAAATTTCCGCAGATATATTCTGCATAAATTAATTTCCGTACTTTTTTCACTTTCATTTTCATCCTCCATTTCTTGTTTTTACAGGTATTGTGGGAATCGAACCCACAACTAAGGAATGTTTAATCCATTCGCCCTTTAAATTTCAAAGGTGTTTCCAACATATACCTACCTATGTATGCTGTCGTTATTACCCACATTCACATTGTATGAACCCTCATCGGCTTAGAGTGGTGGTGTTTTTCGTCTCACTCTTTAACGTTATGCTCCCCACAAACAGCTAGGGTTAGACATAACACGGTCTTCCACCGTCAGATATATTACCTGGTTGTCTCTTGACAATACCGCGGTAGACTCCCGCAGTTTCGCATGTTGACCCAGCTTATTCCTCCCTACAGCTTTATTCGCATTCTGTCCCATCCCTGGAACATTGTATAGGGGTTGCTTACCTCTAGGGTAATCAGGTTTTGCCCTCTCGAATCGCGTCTTACTATCAGTTGACAGATACTTACCCACCGGAAAGGTGGTTCTACACAGCCTATCATCCTTACGGATTATAAATGCTTACCAGTTTGTCTGGTCAGTCTTCAGGCAGACATCATTCCTCAAAGCGCTTGGCTAGGCTCGACCTATATTCACTAAAGCCCTGCTGTATGCTCTTGTAATAAAGCCCCGCGACTTTACTACAAGCCAACTATAACCCTCTTATTACTAAGCGTCCTAATTATAGCCAGATAGACTCTTGAGAACACGCACTTGTGGAAATGCTACAGCTCTCAATGATTTTTCGCAGACTGTTTCGAGTCATGTAGCCACTAACCCCTACCTTTTCAGGCGCACCTATCTTGTAACGGTATACCAGTGTCGCATACCTGGAATCGGCGCAAGACCGTCACTGTTTGTCAAACAGTCTACGTCTATGAATTGTCAAGGTACTACTTGCCCTCTGGTCCTCAAATAGCATGGATAATACTACTCCACTCAGCAACTCTGCACGTTACACAATGACAATCGTACATTACCTCTGCCAAATTGCAGTTTCATGCCGTACTGCCTGCACCTAGAGCCATTACCTCTGCCAAGTTGTAGTTTCATGGATAGGTACACTTATACAAAGTCTTAGTGCTGAATCTACAGTAACACGGCATAATACACCACCGTAGAATGCGCTATCTGATTTTCAAAGTGCAACCTCTACCCTTACGGGTAGAACGCACTGGGCCTAATGCCTGTTTATACTCGCCCAGTCGAGTTATGAATATCGTAGTCGGTTGTTGTGGGTTACTTGTTACTTATTCTTACGCTCGTCTTTCAGAACGTAAGTGAACTTGTAAAGTGGGAGTACATCTCCCATTAAGTCGCAGAGTTCGCCCAGGAAAATTTTTCTCCACTGAGTATAGCCGAAAACAGTGTTGTGCTTGCCACTCTTGCATATGTTACGTGCAGAAGCGGATTTTTTGCCAACTGTGCCAACGAGTATTTTAATGGTATCCTCACATGGTTCTACACCGTTGTCAGACAGAAACTGTGCAATAGCTACAGTGTAAGTGTCCATATCTTCAAAAGACTTAGTGTAAGCCTCATACAAAGACTTAGACACTAATTCCTCACCCTTGGATAGACGGTCAGCCTGAGCCTTACGGAACTCTGCCATAGCAGAATTCTCATGGTCAATCTTAGACTGGTAGCCGTTAATCTCAGACTGAATCTCAGACGGAGTGCGTTTGTCAATGATAGACTCACCCTTGCCCAGTTTTTCCAATAAGGTCTTATCGGTAGCAATAAGAGTCCGTAAAGCCTTAACACGGTCGGACTTCTGTAACAACTCATCTGCTATCTCAAAAGTAGCGTTGTGCCACTTAGCAAGTGTCGCACGGAAATTCTTGGCACTGGTAGCGTTAAACTGACACTTGCCAGCCTTGATTAATTCCATAGTCATAGTGTTTGTTGTGGTTGTTGTGTTTGTCATAATTTTTTTCCTCCTAAAATTTGAAAGTTGATTGCCATAATGTTTTCTTATGGTATGTATGTGTGATATAGAAAATACTTATAACCACAACAACCGACTTTAAACGATATTCAATTATCAAGGTACTTGCCAAGTGGGTTTTGGTGTGTTCCTCTGTCCTCTTGACACTGCTTATAATACATATAATTAACTCAATTGCAAGTTTTGCAAAAAAGCTAGTATTTATGCGGGTTTGCAGGCATTTTTAGTATAATAAAAATTGTAGTTTTTTTTAGTATATCCGGGGTAGTTAAAACCTAAAAAAGAGCCAGCAAATCCGCCAGCTCCATAAGTACATTCATCTACACACTCACTTCAAAAATCTCCACCACTCAAATCCCCCACAACTACGCCCAAAATCCCCTCGTCACACCTCAAAAACTGTTATCGGCCCCCTTATCGTAAAAATCCCGCAATCTCAATAAAAATCGCACCAAAATTTCAAAAAATGCAACATCCCAAAAATTAAAATTCTAATCTTAAAACGTGTTTCTTCATTATATTAAAGGGAATTTACGATTCCATGTTTTCAACTCATAACACATCAAAATATACCCTTCATCCATTCCGATCCATCCCAACACAATTACACAACAAAAAATCCCCAATATAGAGAATATAAATATAGCAACACCACACCACCACAAAATTTCACTATAAAGGAGATTAAATTTATGAATACTTATTTAGTGCCAATAGCAGAACCTTATTCTTATAATTATGATCATTTATACATGATCTGCGCAAAATCTCAACAAGAAGCATACGAAAACGTCCAAAGATTGTATAATGACTTCATAGTATTAAATCCCAAATTACAGATAATGGCAGACATCAAATACGACACGTTTCCTAATATAGAACTCCACACAGAGCATAACTACTTCCATATTGAGGAAAAAGATGTTATACTAAAAGAAGCATTAGATCGTTATTATAATACTGAATCGGAGGGTGACTGTATGGATATTTATAACTATATGTATTGGAAAGACTATAATGCTCAAATCCAAGAACTTGCGGAAAAGGCATTGCCAGAAAAATGGAATCTTGAAGGAAGAAATGACAATAATATCCTAAAGAATTATTTAAGATATACCTTTAATAAACTCCAAGAAGAAGGTAAAATAATAGAGACTGATACTTATTGTGTATTTAATACCGGTTTATTTTCACATTATTATGAACCAATTTATGTGTATGGTGAACCAAATCTAAGAGAAAACGAAAATGCTTCAAAATGGTATTTCAAAGGATTCAAAGACACATATGAATTAGGAAGTATGGATATTGAAAGTGATTTTCCTGAAAGAGCTGATTATTTCTCTGATCCAAAACGTTTAGTATTTAACTGGCATTATAAAATTAATATTAATTATAAACATATCCTGGATAATTTAAATACATCGCAGAGACTTCCAGACTGTGTAAAGAATAGTGAAAATCCACTCGACACTTTAAAAGGTGCAATTGATACGGCTATTCAAAAAGTAACCGCAAATTATAAATTAGCAGTACCAACATATTATCAAAACAAAATCCAATTACTTGTACCTTTATATTTTGGTAAAAGTACCACTCCTTCAGTGGCATTAACTCTTGATTTAAAGAAAAATGGATACTATCAGGCTTCAACATGTCTTACTATGGAAATGGCATATATGGATGCCAGACTTATTGCAAAACCAGAATCAAACTGGCTGGTTGCTGAAAATATCATCAGTGACGAAACTGATTTAAAATAATACATCTACTAAGACAGGCTCTTTGTGGTCTGTCTCATTTTTTGCAAATAAAATCCAACTCATTTAGAGAATATCCTTATGGAACAGATTAACAAAGCAAAATACATAAGGAGACAACCAAATGAGTACATTAAAATTAGTAACCACAGAAACCTTTAACAATTTATCTTGTAGCTTTTACCGTAACATGAATGATGACATCCTTCTTACAAGAGAACAGATTGGTCAGGCGTTAGAATATGCTGATCCATCAATGTGTATTAGAAGAATTCATCTTAAGCATAAGGATAGATTAGATCCATTATGTATAAGAATGAAATTAGGTCAGTACCAAATTGGTACTAACCTGACTAAGAGCGAAGAACAAGAGCGTGTTTATTATACAGAACGTGGTGTTATGGAAATCTGCCGTTGGTCCAGACAGCCAAAAGCAAACCTTTTCATGGATTGGGTATGGGATATTGTAGAAAAATACCGACACAATGATCTGGTTTCAATGAATGATTTTACACAGGTTGCAAACGCTGTATCTTCATTAACTACAACAGTATCAGACCTGGCAAAAGCAATGACAGACATCACTACTACTATTACTGCTATGCAAAATGAAATCAATAATCTTAAAACTACACAGAAAGTCATCTCTCAGCGTAAATATTCCTATTGGTCCACAAAGATGTTCCCAAAGTATCAGCTCTTAGCAGAATATTTTGATATTTCTTATACGGAATTATATAAGAACTTATACAGAGAAATGCAGAATCTTTATCCTGATATAGACTTAAATCAGCTAAAAGAAGATTATTGTTACGAAAATAAGCTGGAAACATGTTATACTTTAGATGCCATTGAACATTCACCGCACATTAGAGTATTATTTGAAAATGTAGTAGATACACTTTTACGACAGTATGATCTTATGCAGCTGGAAACAACCCAAACTAAATATACAACCATTTTTGATAAGGCATCCTGATTAGGGTGTCTTATTTTTGTACCTAAATCATATCTCTAAAATATCATTTGCTTAAATTTATGCTCAGAAAAATTCTAGCCATTTTACTCTCTTATACTACCAATTTACCACTCACGTACTTAGAAACGAAAATAGGTATCAAAAACTCACACAGAGTTACCAAATCCCATGTAAAGAATTTCGTAGAACATCTCATTCTGATCATTAACTACTCCCCTATCTAAAAACTGACAAGAAATAGTCCCTATGATTAGGGACGGTCTTTCTGAGCCTGCGAAGAAAGAATTTCCAAGGGTAGACAAAACATTGTACCCAAAACATGTACCTAAATAGCCATCCAGGATATTCATTAGCCTAAATCTTATCTCACAGAAAAATAAGACAGTTGAATCTCGCACCATAGCAACTTATCACCTGGGCCATCCAAATGGATTTTAACCCTTAAAAAGTGATCGTAGATCTAGTAATAGCATATGAAGAAAGTTAATTACTCTTCTGATCAGAAACAGGACAAAAAGAAATCCAAAGAAAAAATTTTAAAATGGAGAACAATAATATAGCAATAAAATAAAACAGAAAATGAGGTAATTCAAAATGACATCAAAAGAAACAAAGATTTATACAGTAAAAGAATTTAAAGAGTTATATGCAATCATGTACGAATTTTACAAGACTTATAAATTTCCCAATTCTATAGAGGTATGTATGCAGAATTGGAAAGAAAACATTAAAAAAGGTAATGATTTAGCATCCATTGGTTATGCAGTATGCAAAGATTTATATAAGAAAGGATACAAATAAGATGACGTTATATCCGGTAGATTTATGGTCATATATTGACAAAATGGGTAAAGAAAATTATTTAGCTCAAAAAGAAGAACTTTACCAGCATCACAAAATAATTCGGATAAATGGTTAATAGGACAGATTGATTATTACCTACACTGCTGCCAGGAACCATTAGACTATGACTGGATCGGAGCTGAAGCATGTACCCAAATCTTAAAAGAAAGAGGATATGAATCTGTTTTAGGTGAAAATAGGTGGAAATGGATAAAAAAAAGAGGAAAAAAATACATAAGAAATCAATTTAAAGAACATATTATTATTTTTCCACTCATTTTAGGTATATAAACTATGTACCCAAATAGAGAAAATAAACAAGAAGAAAGAAACCTGCAGATAGGTACACATATATGTACCCAAATATCAAAAGGAAGAAAACAAATGGAGAGAAAGAAAAAGAGAGAACAAAATATAGGGCGAAGCCCGTAATCGTACATGAACAATTTATTGTGAATGTACAATACTCTTCTCTTGATATATATGAGTCTATCTTGATATGGACTGCACAAAAGTGATAGCTGGTATGTACCCAAATGAAGGAATTTTTCACTTTTGGGTATATCCTACATGTACCTAAATGTATTTTTGCTTTAGTCTGATAAAGTGAATTTTAGGTATATATAAATGTGCCTAAATCGGTATTTCAGATTATGCAAAACTACTCTCTTATTTTAGGATTTGACAGATCAAGTTTTAGGCATAAAATGATGTACCTAAATGTCCAGATGGATTTTTAAAATTATGAGAATAAGATATTGAAAACAAAATATTTAATTGGAGGAATTAAAATGCAACAGATTAACATTAAGGAACTGAATGTTTTTAATAGAAAGCCTCAAGAATCTATAGATGTTTCTAAAGAACGTCTTAATTGGATTTTATTAAAAAAGAAGCTTTCTAAAATGAATAATATTTGTTTATCTGATTTATCTCAAAAAATATTTAATAGTAGTTTACCATTATATAATGTCATAACTCAAGTACATAATTATAAAGATTATTTAATTTATGAAAAATCTAATTTACATGGCGGTTGTAATGATAAATTTACCACGAAACATGAACGAATATTTAAAGAAATGTATCCATACTTGGAGTGCCAAATATCATTTGGAACAGGTAAAGATGGATACAAAAAATATGGTGTAAAAAGATATATTGCCGATTTTGTAGATAGAAAATCGAGAACGATAATTGAAATAGACGGATCAAATCATACAAACAAACTACAGCAATTAAAAGATAAAATGCGAAGAATTTTCTTTTTGGAGAATAATTATATGACGATTAGATTTTCAAATGATGAAGTTATAAAACTGTATAAATTATATTGTAATAAAATTGCAAAGGAGATTGAAAATGAATATGAAAATAACAAACATACTCATTAATACATTAAAAGTGGTAGATAGCAGTAAAATAAGCTCATTTGTAGCATAGTGAGGTGATACGTCTTGCCTAATTATGTGAAGATCCCAAAAGAAATTATATATGATACTGCCCTATCGGATAAACGTGTGATTATCTTTTCATACTTATGTGCAAGGCGTTCTCTTGATGACACAGTGGCATTTTCTACTACAGAATTATGCCACTGGTCAAAACTTAAGCCAAACTACAGAGATGGAAAGATTAATCAAAAATATTATAATACATTACTACTTCTTGCCAATCAGGATTATTTTAAAGCATTTCCTGATTTTGAAAAATGTTTAAAAGAACATACCAATTCTGTGAAATACATGCAGGTAAAACTTAATATTGAAAAATTTGATATACCAGATCGTTTCGGAATTATTTACTTCGATGAGCTTGAAAAAATTTTAAATTTTAAAGAAGAACTAGAAGGAACTTCCGTGGATACGATTCGTATGTCTTCTGCATATATCTTATTACTTCTATCCTATTTACGTCTGAATATGAATAGGTCTTCAACATCCCCATTATGCTGCTACCGGCATTATAAAACCATCTCGGATGAAACAGGGCTTTCAGAACGTTACGTAGGTAGGATAGTAGAAATTTTAGATGCATTAGAAATTATAAAATCAAAAGCTATGAAGAGAATCAAAGACAACACCTCAACTCGTGAAAAATATATTACTACACCTAAAGTTTTTGCAGATTACAGACATTTCACGAAAGACAGTTATGGCAACCAGGTAATTGATCAAACCTATGATTGCAATAAGGAAATCAAAAAACAAATAGAACTTTTAGAGAATAACAATATATAAGAGTTTCACATAGGAAAGGTGAACATCGTGAATAAAAATATTTTAAAAATCAAAGGAGAAATTAACAATGAACACAACAGTAACCATCGAATCAAAGAACCATAAGTACCAGCACACATTTGGAGGTGTAATCGCGCGCAATGCATACGGTTATCCATATAGTATGACAGAAATTGATGAATGCCTTATGCGAGATATTGCTTTCAACAAATCATGTGAAGCCTGGTCCAAGCAGAGAGACAGTAGAAAAAATCATGATAACGAAAACTGATCAGAGATATTTTCAGAAAGCATATCAAACTGCTCTTCTATCCGATTATCAAAAAACTCATGTAGGCTGTGTAGCCGTCTATCAAGGATCCATTATTTCTATCGGTTGTAATACCATTAAAACTCACCCATTACAGAAAAAGTATAACAGATATAGACATATTGAATATGACAAAGGTTATAAAACATTGCCTCGACTTCACGCAGAAATAAATTGTCTGGCTGCAATCCGCGACATGGATATTAATTTCTCAAAAGTAAAACTGTACATATACCGTGCAGGATATGGGGGTACGTTTAAACTAGCACGACCTTGCCCATCTTGTATAGCTGCTATTAGAGATATGGGGATAAAACATGTTTACTATACTACAGATGATGGATACGCATATGAAAAAATTGAGTAGATTAAGGATAAAAAAGAGAAATATATAGGGAGAAATAATTGTAATTATAAGGAGGGTATATGGCTGGAATTAGCGTACCTCAATATGAGATATTTAAAATAGGAACAAATAAATTAAAATATTCCGATTGGAATTTAGAAATAACAAAAAAAGAGGCTTTTCAATTTCAGGAATTGATATCATTATTTGAAGCACAAGAATTCCGTATAATGGCAAATAAAATTCTTGAAAAACCTATTAATACAATAGATTTTACACAGATTTTTATACAAGTTGTAGTTGATAAAAAATCAGATTTTTCAAGAGCAACTGGTAAAAAAGGAATTACGGTTAATGGTATCAATTTTAGAAGATTCGTTGGAACAACAGGTGGTTTAAAGAATAATACTCTTCTATTCTGTAATTCAAAATATATTGATGAGTTAAATAGATTATGTGAGTGTAAGAGAAATCCAAATGTCAAATTAGTACCAGCAAAATATGAAGCATATAAAGCATTAACATGTTCTGCTTCTCAGCCAATCTGTAATCCTAATGGAATTTTAGTTGTTAAAGATTGTATTACGCAATATTTTGCAGATGTTATTTCCTTAGACGATGGAGTTGAATCTAATGAGCCAATTAGGCAGCTCGTCAAAAATAAAAGTCTTGAAAATAATGTATCTGACGGATTTAATCTATGTACTATTCAATATATGCAGCGTGTAGCAGAATCATTAAATCTTGATTATGTTCCTGGTGGAGTATGTCTGCGCAATGCATGGCTTAAAGGTATGTTATATCCATTTCCTATTATAGAATTTATAGAAAAATATAATAATGGGAATTATATGATTGAAGATATTTGGGGAAATTTACAGGATGTTCGAGAATGTGAAATGATTTTAACAGAGTCTTCTTTAAAATTATGGAGTGCTTATAAAAATATAGATGAATATGTCGAAGCATATAAAGAGTGCGGTTATGGATTTTCTGTTACAAAAATTTCACCTCATGAACTTGAAGAAGAAAGAGAATTAAATTACCAGTATCTGCAGTCTTATGAATTTACACAGGATGATATTACAGAATTATGTGATCCAACCATCCAGTATTTAAAAGATGCAATGTGCGGCGATTACTCTTCTACTATCAAATTCCTTGGCATTAATGAAAATGTAGATATCAATTCCTGGCAATCTGCTCTATATACCAGTGAATATATGTTAGGAGATCCATATGTAATTGATTCTATACATAGATACATAAAAAAGAAAATGAATGACGCAAAAATTGGAAAGTTATTTGTTAAAGGTAACTATCAGATTGCCAGTGGTGATCCGTTTGCATTAATGCAGTCAATTTGTGGTTTAGAAGTTACAGGTTTGTTAAAAGCAAACGAAGTATATTCTAAGTTTTGGATTGATAGAAACGAAGATGAAGTAGTTCTTTTTAGAAGTCCTATGACAAGTCATAACAATATTCGTATGTGCAAGATTAATCTTAGTGAAGACTGTCAATATTGGTATCAGTACATGGATACGATTATGATAATTAATGGGTGGGATTCATTCTGTATGGCAGAGAACGGTGAAGATTATGACTCGGATCTCAACTTTTCAACAAATAATGCCGTGCTAAAGCGTAGGTATAAATTGCTTCCTGCCATAGAATGTGTTCAAAGAAATGCTCAGAAGGTTGTCGTGACTGAAAAAGAAGTGAAAAAAACTAATAAAAATGGTATGGGTAATCAGGTCGGTACAATTACCAATTATGTCACATCTATGATGGAAGTACAAGCTCACTTTCCAAAGGGTTCTAAGGAGTATAATGAATTAGAATACAGAATTGAATGTGGGCAGCTATATCAGCAGGCAGAGCTAGACAAAATTAAAGGCATCGTTGCTACTCCTATGCCAAGTGAGTGGTATAACCTTGGAGCTTGTGGTGATGATAAGTATTTACAATCTTTATGTGCGTACAGAAAACCATACTTTATGATTTACGTATATGATGAAACAAAAAGGCAATATACGAATTATGTAAAAGAAAGTAATGCAAAATGCTATGCTTTATATAAATGTTCTATTCAGGATTTATATGATAATTATGAAAATCTTGATCAAGAAAAACTAGCCTTTCTGTTTTGGTATGAAAGAAAAATGCCGGTTGGTTTAGGGAATTGCTCTATGAATCAAATTTGTAATTATGTAGAAACTCAGTTAGATGGTTATAAATCACAATTACATAGAGATTCATCCTTCGACTATAATGTTCTCAAGGTAAAAAGACGTTGCACAGAAGAACATAGACAGGCATTAAAAGAACTTGAACAGTATTACCGAGAATGTGTTGCTACGTATAAGGCTAAAAAACAAAATAATGATGAATTTGATAAGTTTTATCAAAGAAAAAATATGATGATCTATTTTAGAGACAAGGCAATTGAACTTTGTCCTAACGATGATGAAAGATTAAATATTATCCTTGATATGACTTATGGATATAAAGGCAATCGGCAGTTCTGCTGGGATTGCATCGGAGAACTCATTATTAAACGGTTAAAAGAATTGGAGGAAGAAATTGTATATACTAAATGAAAAAAAATATATTAGAAAGGTCTTGGTGTCTGGTAAAAAGCCAGACGACCTTTCACTTGGATATTTAATCACACTTATTGCAAAGTATTATTATGATAATGAAAAATCACTAGATGATTTAATTAATACTGTAAAGCAGAAACTATTGGATTTCAAATTACCAGGTTATCAGGAATATAGATATGCTAATAAAATCCAAAAGACATGCAGTGATGTTTATAATGATCCAGAAAAATCTAAATTAAAAGAATTAGAATGCATTCCTATCTATGAATCTGAAATTACTACTATCTCTTCTCTTCCGAATGATCGTCAAAAAAAATTCCTATTCACACTTTATGTTTTAGCAAGATATATGAATACTGATGGATGGATTAATAAAAAAGATTCCAAAAGTTTATCTGAAGTGTTTCGACTTGCCAATATTAGTTTAACCAACGATAAGAAGAATGAACTTTTATATGAGATGCGAAATAGTGGATATATTCGTTTCGGCAAAAAAGTTAATAATCTTAATATTCAGGTAGATTTATTATCTGAAGGAAATGTTGCTTATAAGCTTACAGATTTTACAAATATCGGAAATCAATACATAGGCAACTTTAAAAAAGGCTATAAACAATGCAAGAAATGCGGGAAAAAAATCAAAGATACTGCAAAAAACAAATTATACTGTTCTGACTGTGCAAAAGAAGTGGATAAAAATAAGGCAAAAGAACGAATGAAAACATTGAGAAACGCTAAAATGTTCGAAGCAGACAAAGCTGAAAACCCTTGATTTTACTACGTTTTTTGACCATTTTTTGAAAAAACATCATTTTCTTAAATGATAGAAAACAGAGAATAATATTATGGAAATATTTTTAAATTGACTACAAAAACGACTGTCATGGAAGCAACAAACCGGCAGTCTTTGTAAGAAAACTAGCTCTCTTTATCGAGGGCTAGTTATAAACAAAGTATATTATAAAATTCAAATACAATCAGGATCAAAAGGAGAAAATCATTATGAGAACAATTACAGTTACTGAAGGTTTAACCGAACTGAAATTATTAGATGCAAGAATTGATAAGGCAATCGTGAATGTAAATTTCTGTGGTGCAGCTAAAAAATCATCTGATAGAATTGGCGCCGTTTCCAAGGAAACATTTAAAGATAGATGCAAGGCAGATTTTCAGTCTGTAACTGATCTTATTAAAAATCATGCAGAGTTAAAATCTAAAATTGTACTATCCAATGCCATTACAAAGATTACTGTAAATGGTGTTGAGATGACTCGTGCAGAAGGTATTGAGCGTAAAAATTCCATTGAATACGAGCAGAATCTTTTACGTAAGATGAAACTTGATTATGCTGCCGCCACTACTTTAGTCGATAAAGAGAACAAGAAGGTAGACGAAAAAGTGGATAGTCTGCTTACTACCTTAGTTGGCAAAGACAGCGCAAAGAAACTCACTACTGAGGAACAGGATGCAGTAGTAAAACCATATCGTTTACAGAACGAATACGAGTTCGTAGACCCGATTGATCTTTATGATAAGATTCAGAAACTTGAAGCAGACATTGACGGCTTCTTAAGTAATATTGACTCTCAGCTTACCCTGAGCAATGCTACTACTTTTATTGAAGTTAGCTTCTAATTTATGATGCTTTTTTGTGTAGTCTTAGCGAAAATCTTGAACTTATATCCCGTTTTCTCCGTGCGGGTTATCACGGAGAGAAAAACATTCCTTAAAAGGTTAATAAATATTGGAATTTGAAGAAAATTGCGCTAATGCAAGTATATCAAATTATATACAAGATGATAAAAGTTCAAAGCTCAGAATTCAATGTTTAAAACTCATTTTTCAAACCTCTTATTTTCTAAAGTTCAATGTATAAATACCAAAATTCTTTCAAATCCAGGATAAAAGTTTATATGCGGGTTATGTAATTGCCGCTTAGATTTGTACTTGGCTGCTATGGCTACTAAAAATTTTAAAAGTATATGTGTTCATATGTTTTACCCTTTCTTCTATATTTTTTTCTTTTGCCGATAGGTGTACTGTGTCCTGCAGTATGCCTATTGGTGTCTGGCGAGATTAGCTTAATAGGTAGAGCGCCGTACTTTTAATGCGGAGATATGTCGGTTCGATTCCTTTATCTCGCCATCATAATTCTCAAAAATTTTCCATATGTGAAAGAGAATATGTTAATAGGTCAGGTGGATAGCCTGGTAATGAGTTTATAGGATGGTCTTGTACTCTCCTATCTCAACCTTCATTGGTGGAAGTAATGTACAGGGTATGCTCCTGTCGCACCAACAATGGAGAGCTTGTGGGATAATTACCCACCCTCTCCTTTTACTAATAACACGTTTGTTAATAAAAGGAGGAATCTAATGAATAATAATTTAATGATTTTTGAAGGACACGATGTAGAAGTATTTGAACTGAATGGACAGGTATTATTTAATCCGTATCACGTTGGTGAATGTTTAGAATTAGGCGAAAGTGCAATAAGAATGGCAATTGCCAAAATGAATGAGAAACAGGTTGTTAAAATTAAAAATTCGGATGTCAGTAAAGTTGACATCCGAAAATTGAACAATGCAGGAGAGAATTTTCTTACCGAAAGTGGTGTGTATAAGCTGGTATTCAAGAGCCATAAACCAAACGCAGAAGCATTCACGGACTGGATCGCAGATGAAGTTCTTCCAACACTTCGTAAAACAGGCGGATATGTAAATAATGATAACTTATTCATAAATACATATCTTCCATTTGCAGATGAAAATACTAAACTTCTATTTTCTACTACTCTTCAGACCATTCGAAATCAGAATGAACAGCTCAAATTAAAAGATCAAACAATTGATTCCCAGAAAAAAGAAATTACTCATAAACAAGATGTAATTAATGGTCTTACTGATAACGTTCCACTTTATAAGAAAAAGGATATTATCAATAGGATTTGTAGACGTAGAAGTGGAAATTACGCTAACAGATATAAGGAATTATATAAATGTTTCAGAGAAAATTTCCATATTGATTTAGAACAGAAAACTGAAAATTATAACTTAAAGCAGACTAAGAAGAAGGATCAGCTTACTGTTATAAAATATGCAGAGCAATTCGGATATATTGATAATTTATATACTTGTTGTACTAAATTATTCGAAGCAGAAATTGATGAAGTGTTAGATCAGATTAATGCCATTCATAGTTAAAATTATATACATGGTCAGCCAGTGGGCTGTTAAATGGAATTATATGTGTAAACATATCCAGCCATATATAAAAATATTGCGGGATGGACAAGAGGATAAGTCACTAGGCTCATAACCTAGAGAACGCTGGTTCAAATCCAGCTCCCGCTATTCTTACGGGTAAGACACCCCGTTGTATTGGTCCATAGCTCAGTCGGTAGAGCGCGCGGCTGTTAACCGTTGGGTCGTAGGTTCGAGTCCTACTGGATCAGCTACTCATCTCCCACTGTGGGAGAAATATATTAAGAAAGAAGTGTTTATTATAATTAAGATTACTCAGAGTGAAGCCCAGATGTTAAGAAATGCTGGACACGGAGACTGTGTAAAGATTTCTTCTGTTACGCATAAGTCCAGAGCAAAGAGATATTGGGCAGTCGAGGAAAGAGAAGTTCTGTGGCTGCTAAAGCAGAATGCTAAAAATTCTATCGTTAAGTAACGAAATATACAGGAAAGGTGGCGTTGGACCATCGCTATTTTTTATGATACTAATGCTCTTCTGCTGTTGCAGAATAAGCTATTAGAAAATACCGAAAAATTTTATATTAGTTCCACATCTCTGCATGAAATGGAACACATTAAAGTATCTAAAAATAAAGACGAAGAAGTAAAGTTTGCTGCAAGGAAAACCCTTCATATTCTTGATGAAAATCCAGAAAAGTTTAATGTTGTGGTTGTGACAAATGATATTTTAAATATTATTGAAGAAAAAGGTCTTGAAAACACACCAGATAATCAAATTTGTGCATGTGCTACAACTATTCCAGATGTATTATTCGTCACAAATGATATTGCATGTAAAACAATTGCTAAATGGGTATTTGGTCTTAATGTTGATAGTGTAAAAAACAATATTGATGACGAATATAAAGGATTTATCGAGAAAACATTGTCAGAGCCAGATATGGCATATTTCTACGAACATCTTACAGAAAATATCTATGATTTGCTTCCAAATCAATATCTCATTATAAAAGATGAAAACAATGAAGTTGTTGACAAAATGAAATGGGATGGAGAAATGTATCAGAATGTAAAGTTCACTAACATTAAAACTGATTTCTTCGGAACAATTAAACCCTATCAAGGAGACGTTTATCAGCAGCTTGTTTTAAATAGTTTACAGACCAATCAGGTAACAATGATTAAAGGACCTGCAGGTACAGGTAAAAGTTATCTTGGATTAGGTTTCTTATTCTATCAATTAGAAAAACATAAAATTGACAAAATTATTGTATTTTGTAATACCGTTGCTACAGCAAACAGCGCAAAGCTGGGTTATTACCCTGGTTCAAAAGACGAGAAGTTATGCGATTCTCAGATTGGAAATATGTTAAGCAGTAAACTAGGTGGAATGATTGAAGTTCAGCGGTTAATTTTTGATGGGAAGCTTTCTCTTCTACCTATGTCAGATATTCGTGGTTTTGACACTAGCGGTATGAATGCAGGTGTTTATATCACAGAAGCTCAGAATATGGATATCTCTTTAATGAAACTTGCTCTTCAAAGAATCGGTGAAGATTCTATCTGTATTATTGATGGTGATTACACTGCACAGGTTGATCTTGCTCAATATGCCGGTGGGAACAATGGTATGAGAAGAATGTCAGAAGTGTTTAGAGGTCAGGACTTCTATGGAGAAGTTGAACTTCAAAATATTTATAGAAGTAAAATTGCTGCTATTGCAGATGAGATGTAAGGAGAAATCTTTGAATGTTTGTATGCAAAAGTAAACGACTTGCAAATTTTCTAATTGAAAATGGTTGCCCAGTAATCAGAATTGATACAGATCAAAAGTCGAAAGGATTTTTGGTCTTTTTATTTAAAAAAAATAATTTACTTTATAAAAACTTAGAGAAATGGGATATCGAAAAGAATACATATCTTATTTCCTAATCTTTGTTACGAAAGGAACGTTGCGAAATGGTTATTACAGAAAAATTATTAGTAGAATGGAATGGCTCACAAAAATCTTATTATGAAGAAAAAGGATATCGGTTTACAAAGTTTGGAGATAAATTTGAAGTAAGGTTCGAAGATATTCCCCATTCAAGTGATAAATTTATTGATGTACAATGTGACTATTGTGGAAAAATATTTTCTATGCAAGTAAAAAAATATTATAGAGGTACGACAATTGTTTCCAAGGTGGCATGTCGTGATTGTGCGCCTATAAAAGGTGTTGAAGTTAAAAAGATTAGATATGGTACTGCGTCTCCAAACATCCATGGTAAAGTAAAAGAAAAATGGGAAGCTAGAAATATCCCGAAAAAAGTTAAAACATTAAATAAAATGATTTCAACTTTTAAAGATAATGATTGTATTATGATGCCATCAATTTATGTAAACAATGAAACAAAAATGCCTTATATTTGTAATAAACATATAGATAAAGGTATTCAATGGAATAATTGGATACATCTTAAATCTGGACGAGGATGTTATTATTGTGGCAGAGAATCTATGGTTGAAAAACAAAAATATTCAATAGAAGAAGTACGTGCAACCATAGAAGCAAATGGGAAAAATAAATTATTATCGAATTATACATCTTATAATGATTATAACCTTTTAATTTCTTGTGAGGTATGTGGTCAGCCCTATACTACAAGTTATGGATTATTTTTAAAAGGTAAAACGAAATGCAATGAATGTACTTGTTCCATTGGAGAAAAAACAATCTTAGCTTATTTAAAAGAGCATAATTATGTTTATGAACATGACACTCATGAAATTTATACTGCCTATTGGGATAACCCATTGAGATTTGATTTTTACTTACCAGAACTAAATATGGCGATTGAATTTGATGGAGAACAACATTACATGCCTATCGATTTTAATGGAGATGGCATCGAAATTGCAAGCATTAATTTTACGGAAAATAAAGAACGTGATCAGGCAAAGAATCTTCATTGTATAGACTATAATATTCCATTAATGCGTATTCCATATTGGGAGCGAGACAATATAAATTCTATTTTAGATAATTATTTTTTTAATAACGATAAAACTTATATAATAAATCCAGAGAGTCTAAATAAAGACTCTCTTTTATTATGTTCTTAGTTATATAGGAAAACTGGTCGTGTCACCAGTAGCCATGCATTTGGCAAAGAGGACGTTCAAAAGCGCCCTCTTTTTATGCTCATTAAGAGTAAATATTACGAAAGTACGAGGTTAATATCTATGGCTATGGAATTAACTTTAGATGATATTTTGGCTGCAGTTACGCCAAAAGGATTACCGGATGTTATTTTATATCAGTATTACAAAAATTTAGCAAATAGAAAGATTGTTATCAATGAACAAATTGGTGACGGTTTAATTGAATCTGCTGTTCTTCCTTTTATGGAAATGGATAATGACGGATCAGGCAAACCAATTGAAATTATTTTATCAACATTAGGCGGCGAAATTTATAATGGTTTCAGTCTTGTTGATCAGATTGAGAAAGCAAAATCACCAGTTATTATTCATGTTATGGCAATTGCTGCATCTATGGGATTGCTTATTGCTATGGCAGGTAAGAATAACCCCAATGTAAAAACAGTATGTCATCCATTTAGTGTCGGATTATTACATTCAGGTTCCCAGTATATGGAAGGATCTGCACATGCTGTAAAAGATACATTTGATTTTTCTCAGCATTACGAAGAGAAAATTAAAGAATACATCTTGTCTCATACAGCTATTACGGAAGATCTCTATGATAAGATTGAGCGTAAGGAATATTGGATGGATGCAACAGAAATGAAGCGTCTTAATATTGTAGACGAAATCATCTAATGAAGAGTACACCACTCTTCTATTTTTTTTTGAGTTAAAGGAGAAACAGGATATGAATTTTGTATTTAAAGAAGTAAAAACAACCTCTATGAAAGCTGCCGGTATTTTAGATGCAGATAACATGATCATTGAAGTAGATGGAGAGCCAAAGGACATCAAGACACTTTTATCTGTATTCAACGGTGCTCCAATTGAACTGAATGTGAAGGTTAAGGAAGAAAGCGAACTGGATGAGCCAACTGCTTCCGATGAAGAAGATGTGTAAGAGAGTTGGTGAATGATTGTTTAATACAGATTTAAGCAGACATGAAGACGAAGATTTAATGGCATGGCAGATTCGTTGCTGTCTTGCTAAAAGAAGAAAAGAAACCGACATGGATTGGATTGAAATTAGAGACATGTTAGGTCTTGATATTACTCCTGATCAACTACGTAAGCAAGCAGTTGGTTATGAAGAGTATGACAATTATATTCATGGATTTTCTGGTGTAGCCACTACTATTCTATCCATTTCGGATTTACATGTTCCATTTCAGTTAGATTATGAGTTGTTAGAAAATTACAGAAATGTGGATATTCTACAGATAAACGGTGATGTTGTAGACTGTCAGGCTATTTCGAAATTTCCTAAGCAATATAGAATTTCACCAATGAATGAAATGATCGAAGGTCGTCAATATCTTATTGATTTAATCAAATATGTAAATCCTAAAAAGGTTTTTTGCAACTTCGGTAATCATGATGTGCGTTTCGCAAATTACTTTGCTAAGAACATTGATACCGATCTTTTGCAGTTACAGCCAAATACTTCTCTGGAACTAATTTTTGAAGATGGTTTCAGAAATTATGACAAAATGAATAAAACTAAGACCTGGTATGCTCCATTAACGGAAGTTTTTGATGGAACCGGCATTGAAATTCAATTTATTGATGACTGGAAATATAAAATCGGAAAGACATGGTTTGTTCATCCATTAGCATACAGATCCGGTATTCTCGCTACTGCTGATAAAGCAAAGGATTTCTTACAGGATACAGAACGTGAATCTTTTGATGCGGTTGTTATGGCCCACACTCATTCAATTGGTGATTCTGAGCGAGGATATATCCGATTGATTGAACAGGGCGCATTTTGTGATGTAGACAGGATGAGATACGCTGATGGTAAATTACAAAAACCACAGAAAAAGGGATTTGCGGTAATTTGTCAGGATAAGAATGGCAATCTAATTAAGGATAAAACGAAAGTCATTTCACTGAATTAAGAGGTTGAATACATGGATGTAAAATTATACTGCTGCTATTCTCTACCGCTTAGAAATTATCTAATGAAAAATGGCATGAAATATAATTTGGCGGCACTGAACCCGAATAGTAAAAAGTTATTTTGGGTTTATATCAAAAGCGAAAAACTTGATGAGTTGTTAAACAGATGGTCTACGAATAAGTAGATCACTTTTATTATGTAAAAATATATGGAAGGTTAAATATGTACGGTTTTATTTATATTACAACAAATCTTATTAATGGAAAACGATATATTGGACAAAAGAAATATGATAAAGAAGGAACATGGAAAAACTATTTAGGGAGTGGTACATATTTAAAGCGAGCAATTGAAAAGTATGGCAAAGATAACTTCTCAAAAGAAATAGTTGAAGAATGTGAGTCAAAAGAAAAATTAGATGAAAGAGAAATATATTGGATTTCTTTTTATAATGCGGTAGATTCAGATAATTTTTACAATATAGCTTCTGGTGGAGATGGTGGTGATACTATTTCTGGATATAACGAAAGTCAAAAACGTAAGCTTTCAAAAAAATTAAGTAAAGCGAGAAAAGGGAAAGTAAATTTAGGAAGTTCAAATGGCAATTCTCGAAAAGTAATTTGTTTGAATACTATGGAAATATATGACACTATTGTCGAAGCTTCTCAACAAACTGGTATTAATAAAGATTATATCCAACAATGTTGCTCAGAAAAATCCGGATTACAAACTGCTGGATATATAAATGGTGAGCGAGGAATCTGGAAATATTATGATGAGAATCAAATATATTTCTATATGCCGTTTAAAAAGAAAAAATGCGAATATATAAATGAAGTTTATTGTATTAATAAAAAAGAAAGCTTTAAAAATGCAACGGAAGCAGGGAGATTATATGGTATAAATAGTTCCTCAATTTCGCAATGTTGTAATAATAAATTATTATCCGCTGGAAAAGATGTAGTGACACATGAACCTTTAGTTTGGTGTTATAAATCAGTTATTCAATTTGCAGAAGAAAAAATGCAGTATGTAAAAAATAGATATTTGAAAATACATGATGAAAAACATCATCAAAAAAAAATTAAATGTTTAAACACGAATAAAGTTTTTAACTCAATAAAAGAAGCTATGCAATGGTGTGGCGGGAACAATAATAATTTTAATAGAACTTTGAAGGATGATGGGTTTTATTATTATAAAAAGCACCCTACAACAGGAGAACAACTAAAATGGAGCTATGTTTAAATTGTTCTTATAAGATTGGAAATACATCTATTTACGAGCAAGGATGCTGTTGTGAAACAAAGCAGATGAAGTATACAGATGGGCAGTTAATCAATTCTCAGAAGGAAGGATTTATGTTTATCTGTCTGGATAAAAATGGTCATGTTATTGATGACAAAACAAAGTTAATTTCTTTAAACTAAAATTTGTGTAAAAGTTAAGTTATAAATTTCACAATATTTTTGGCTGGCAAAGCCCCTGTTCGCGATCAGATAAAATCGTATAAACAAATAGGTTCTCGATTATCCGCAGCTAAAATCGTAACCAATCATAGGGAGTTGACTCCAATTTGGAGCAGCTACCCTTTTTTATTTTAAAAATTTTTAACGAGAAAAAGGAGATATTTATTTTATGAACAAGACCGAATTAGTAAAGAACGTACAGACAATTGCAGTACAGGACGAGAAGTATGCAAAGATTTCTTTAAAGGATACTACTATTTTTGTAGATGCAGTTTTTGAAGCAGTTAAGGATGCACTGGTTAAGGGTGAGAAGGTTGCAATCACCGGCTTTGGTAGCTTTGATGTAGCAGAAAGACCTGCAAGAATTGGTAGAAATCCTGCTACTGGTGAAGAGATTGAAATTGCAGCTACTAAGACTGTTAAGTTTAAGGCTGGCTCCGCTTTAAAGGATGCTGTAAAGGGTGCTTAATTTAACACTCTCCCATCCCAGAAAAAATAAATAGTACATATTGCATCCGACATAAGGAATGAAAGGAAAATACGTTTAAATGAAAAAGGTAACTGAAAATAAAACACCTGAAGTTAAAGAAAATTTAAACATTATCACTGTTGATGATTATCCAGAATTAGCATATAAGTTCATTCACCATTTATATCATACAGATAAAACTGTAGCTCTGATCGCAGGCAGAGACCTGATTGAATACATTTTTGATGAAGTTATGGCTTTGGATGAAACCAGTATTTGGAGGGTTGATCTTACTGATGACGATCCAGATATTGAATATATGTTAAGCGTAACTGACGAAGGTTATGTAACTGTCATCCCACTGGATGATTACGGTGATCTGTATGATGCAGATATTTTCTACATTGATATGGACGGTTCCGTCTCTCAGGACGTGATTGAAGAATGTAAAGACCTTGAGAAGGAAGTTATTCTATTTGGTCTTACAGATGAATGTGATGGAAACTGTGAAGATTGTGCAGAGCTACATGACGGTGAAATGAATCTGGATGTAGAGGTTGATGGTGATAATGACATTCATGGTTTCACTGTAAGTAAGTCTGAAGATGGTAAGTATACCAGTCACACATTCTACACTTCTGAAAAATTATCTGAAAAACAGATGAGGGATTTTCTAAAACTTCTCGGCTATTAATTCGAGGAAAGTGTTATGGACATTAATACAATTATCAATATTGCTCAGATTGTCGTATGGGTCATCCTTGGCGGTCTGAGCCTTTATTTTAGGACGAATTCCAGGTTAAAAGAAGTTGCTGGCGATTATATCTCAGAAGCTGAGTCTGTATATAAGGATACAGTAAAAGCCGGTGGCATGAAACATGAGTATGTAGTGGAAAAACTATATGCTTTTGTGCCTGTATATATGCGTCCTATTTTTACTGTTGAAATGATCTCTCAGATTGTAGACCGTGCATTTGAGAGCATTGAATCTTATGGAAAACAACAGCTAGATAAAGCTGTAGATAAACTTCTTCCTAAACAGGAAGAGGAAAATAAGTAACTATTTTTGCGTTTTTATGAAAGGAGCTTTGTATGATTTACGATTACAAGCATAGAAAAATTGAATATGAGTCCCCAATGGAGAAGGCTGAATATGAGCAGCATATGTCTCAGTTTGGTCCTGGTATGGGCAAGAGCCATCCAGATGATTGTCCAAGATGTAAGGCAAAGGGTTGGCTGACATTCCCTGGCACTACTTTCGAGAAGGAATGTGACAAGTGGGCTGCTGCTCATCCAGAGGAAGCTGCTGAAGCTGCTAAGGAAGCAAAGTAATTTTAATAGCATATTAAAACTTTTCTGTACTGGAGTGCGTGGTCTGTTATGGCTACGCACTCTTCTAGTTACCCGCTGTAGACCACTAAAGAAGTGGGCCAGACTGTAAATCTGGCATCTTCGGATCAGCTTGGAGCGTTACCAAGGAGCGGGATTTGTTCAAAGTTTCTGTAATAAAATGGAGAATAACTAAGTATGTGCCTGTGGCACTATAGGATCGAGCCAGAGGCTCAATCCTCGCACACCACTCTTGCGAGTGATGTGCAATTATATCAAATGAATGGAGAATAAAACATATGAGAGACACAAAAATTAAAACAATTTTTAACATGAAACTTGCAGGTATTTTAATGCAGCATGGTTTTGTATTACTGGATATGCGTCCAAATGAAAATCAAAATGGGAAAAACGTATTCTATTTTAATGAATCACCAGAGCTTGAAGAAATCGTAGCCAACTATAAAGCTTCTCGATAGGTGGTGATTCAAATGATTGATACAAAAGAAAAAATTAGAGTTGGTACAGTTGTCAGTGAGTATGGAGAAATATTAAGTGAAATATATGAAGGTGACAAAATCGTACGTCAACAGCAGCACAATTATAAACAAACACATATAATAAATTTTCAAAAGAAGGAGGCGTTTGTCAAGGTGTTTGTACATCCTATTACGGCTTTATTTAAAGAATTGCCTACCAAGGAATATGCGGTCACTATGGCACTCATACCCTTCATTTCTTATAATGACGGAATATTAAGATATAATGGCAAGATCGTTGACGGCAAAACTATAAGTGATATCTTAGGTGAAAATTATGAAACTTTTAAAAGAATTATAAGTTCATTATGTAAAAAAGATATCATGAAGAAAGTTGAAAGACAATCCGATACATATGCAAATAAGACGAAAAAGTGTTTTGTAGTTAACCCTTATATTTTTCTTAGAGGTCAAGATATAGAAAAAGAAATTGTAGATTTATTTAGCAAAAGTAAATGGGCTAATATTGAAGAGACATCAAGTAGTATAGAATTAGAGGACCATATGTAAGATTTTTACTTAAAATACTATAAAAAGTCTTCATTGTAGGTGTATATATTTACACCTTTTAGAGCGAAAAGGTGTAAAAAATTACACTTATTTTCAAAATGGTATTTATAAAAAGAAGCGGCATAGCCGCATTAGAACGTCAGAATCAGAAAAAGAAAAGCTATGTGGCTAACGCTAATAATAAGTAATAGAGTGTATAGAGGTAACGATTCGCAAAAAACTCAAAAAAACATTGATATATTAGTAAAAATCAAGTATTTGATTTGTCCGAATATCCACCAAAAGGAGCAATGTAATGGTGGATAATCGGACATTTGTGAAAATATCGGACAATGTGGTATAAAAATAAAATTTGCGCATTTTAAAAAAGTTGCGGAAAACGCAATTTTGTTCAGTATAGAATATTTATTTATAAAGAAGTGATATATTTTACTGCTATCTCGCTTCTTTTATTTTTGGAAGGAAGTGAGAAAATGGCAGAAAAAAGTAAAAGAATTTTAATGTACGATAAATAAAAATGGGGACATATCAATCCAGAAACGTTAAAACTATTTCAAAAATATCAGATTGATATGTCTATTCGTGATTTATCTCATAATAGTATCCAACAGTATAATTCAGATTTAAGACAGTGGTTTATCTATATGTACGATAATCAATTTAATTTGTCAGTGCTGGAAGCAACAGATGAAGACATAGAGGAATATTTTTATTGGAGAAAAGAGCAAGGAAATAATGTTAATAGACAGAAAAGAGTAATGGCTTCCGTATCTGCTTTTTATAAATTTCTCCGTAAGAAAAAATTGATTAAAGAATCTCCTACAGAATTTCTAGAACGTCCAAAACAAGGAATGGCTATTATCAAACAAACATTTTTAAATGTTGATCAGGTCAATCTGTTAAGAGAAAAACTTGAAGAAAATGGAGACATACAACTGCAAACGTATATTATGTTTGGGTTATCTACCATGGCTCGTGTAAACGCAATGTCTCATTTGAAATGGGAACAAGTTGATCTTGATGAGCGTATGTGTAATGACGTTCTTGAAAAAGAACAAAAGGTTGTTGATTTATATTTCTCTCCGGAAGTCGAGCAATTGCTAAGAAAATTGAAGAAATATAGAGAAGAAAATAATATCAATGATTTTGGCTGGGTATTTATTACTCCTCACGTTACAGAAACTCAATGTATTCAAAATAGCACATTGAACGACTGGTGTAAAAAGGCAGGAAAAATGATCGGTGTACCTACACTTCATAATCATGATCTTAGACATAGTGGTTCAAATATTTTAAAAGAGCTTGGTATGGATATTCAGGATATAGCAGAACTTTTACATCATGAGAGTACCGAAACTACTGTACGTCATTACTTGACTGTTAATAAGAAAAAGGTAAAGGAGAACAAGGACAAGTTTACTTTCTAATCTTCTATTCTCCAATACTTTATCTTCAACACCCCTACATCAATCAAACCACCATATCCAGGTTGTAAGGGCGATGCCACGGCAGCGTTTTAGTTAGAGGATACAAACAACCAGTGAGCATCGGTCACACGGCTAACCGATTAAAAAAAATTGCCGAGCGATGACTTGTTAGTAGTGAAGGACAAGGGTAAACTAAATATTCACTGTCGCTACTGCTCAAATGCGGCGTTATTGAACAAAACTTTTATGAGTTTTCGAGGAGTCGATGCCTGCATTGATTCCTTATTTTTGTATTAGTGAATGACTGCTGGGCGGTCTGGCACTCTGGAAAGACAGAGACATGCGCAGGAAACCTGATGCTAAAGTCTATATACTGTAGGATCAGCACCACTCTCCTGCTTTTATATTTGCAGTAGTCCCATAATTGGTATTGGAACTGGTTGCTATCCAGTCGATCGTTAATTCGGTTTGTAGGTTCGAGTCCTACCTGCTGCGTCTGCCGCTAATCCGGCTGGATGAGGAAACCGCCTTGAAAGCGGCTGGCTGTAAAAGGCTTTGGGGTTCGAGTCCCTATGGCGGCGTTATTATACTATATTATTTGTAAAAATATGATATACTGGAGGAAATATTATGGAGGAAAATTTTAGATGGTTTATCCAGCATTATGACGAAATATATTCCCTCTGTGGCGAATGTTATGTTGTTATAAAGGATACAAAGATTATTAAGATTTTTGATTCTGATAATGAAGCGTGTGACTGGCTTAAAGACAATGGACTTTTAGGTAAGGCTAATGTTCAATACTGTAATGGTGATGAAAGCGGTTATACGGTTTACTGGTAAGACTATTTAAAAAATATCATCATGTTTTATTCTACTTATAAAAATACTTATAGTAAAAATTCAATGTATATTATAACTCCTATATGTGTTTTATACGGAGAAAAATTACTAGAATTAAAAGCATTTTGGGATACAGGTGCTAGTCATACACATATTTCTCAAAGAGTAATTGATATTTTAGATTTAAAACCTAAAAGAAAAGTCAAAACGCTTTCACATCACGGGAATGATATAGTTAACGTATATACCGTCACTATCATGTTACCTACTGATTATATGGTTGTAGATATTGATGTATTATCTGAAAGTCAAAAAATATTAGATACTGACGTTGTAGTTGGCATGGATATAATTAGTAATGGAGATTTTCATATGGATTATACGGGTGAACGACCAGTATTTACTTTTAAACATCCGAATCCTGAGTCGGAGAAAGATACTTTTGTAGAAACTGAATTATATTAAATAAATTAGATATATATTGAGAGTCATTGTTTAGCACAATGGCTCTTTTATTTTGAGAATAAAAGGGAAATGAGGTGACTGTTATTGGCGACAGCTAAAGAACCAGCAACTAAAATAACAGTTGCTCAAGCTAAGAAAAAAATTACAGATCTTGAAAATAAAATACAAACTTTAAAAGATGGTGCATGGTGCCATATGTGTGATAAGCATAAGTCAGCTGATGCTTTTTATATTAGTACCGATCCTTTAAGTAAAAGTGGGCTGACTCCAATTTGTAAGGATTGTGCAAAAAAATTAGCATTAAAAGTTGGGAAAGATGGTGTTGAACATGAACCCGATAAAACATCAGTACAACTTGCCCTAAGATATTTAAATAAACCTTTTCTTGAAAAAGTATGGGACTCAAGTGTTTTGGAAACAGAAAATATTGTATCTGGAAGAGTTAAAAGTAATTACTGGAATTCATACATTAAAAATATTGCTATGCAAAATTATTATGGTATGACTTTTGCGGATTCAGATATATTTGCTCCGATTGACATGTCTACTACTTCTAATAATGAAAATGAAACCGTTTCTGATTACAGTGAAGAACTTCTCTCTTCTTTTTCACAAAATAAAAAAGATGTTGTTAGGTTGTTAGGTTATGATCCATTTCAAAAAGAAGCATTAGAGGATCAGCCATATTTATATGCAAGTTTAATTGGATATCTTGATTCAAGTGAAGATGCTAATGAAGATAGGTTAAAAACTTCATCTTCTATTGAAATTGTAAAAGGTTTTAGTCATATAGAAAAAATCAATGATATGATTACTCTTTTAATGAGAGATGTTAGAAATTTGGAGAAAAATATTTCTACTATTAAAAATCTGGAAGACACAAAAAATAAAATAACATCTTCTGTTTTAAATTTAGCAAAAGACAATGGAATCAGTTTAAAACATTCTGTTAATGCTTCAAAAGGTGAAAATACTTGGACTGGAAAAGTAAAAAAAATGAAAGAAATGAATTTACTTGAGGCGGAAACAAATTTATATGACGTAGAATATTCTAATGGATTATCTCAAGTGGCAGAAATAAGTGATGCAGCAATAATTAAACAGATTCGATTGGATGAAAATGACTTCCATGATATGTTGATTCAGCAGAGAGAATTAATTGATAAATATAAAAAGGTAGCTGATATCAATGAAGAAAAGGCTAGGATTCTATTAAGAGAAAATTACGATTTGAAATCTTTGATAAATGAACATGGCATAGAATTAGAAGGTGATAATCATGATTGAAACAGAGTCTGGAATACTTATACCAAGTGATTATCATATTTATGTAAAACCTACTGAACGAGAAATATCTCAAAGAAAATTAGAAGGATATAAAAAGTTAGCTGAAATTCGTCAATGGGGATTAAAATACCCTACTAGATTTTTATCGGAATTCGTAGGGGTCGATCTTCTTGATTCGCAGGAATATACTTTTATGATGAGTTGGACAAGACCATATGTTTTATGGTTAGAATCTCGTTCAGCTGGAAAAACCACAAAACTTGCACTTTATGCAATGTTGAGAGGTCTTTTACATAATAATTATCGAATATATATATGTTCTGGTACTGCTGACCAGTCACAAGAAACATTTCGTAAAATCGAAGATATTGCAATGAAAAATATCGAGTCTATGACAGGATTAACGGATGTTTTTAAAAATGAAGTTGAAATTTCTCAAGCAAACTCATCTGGATTTATTCATAATCCAATGGGTTTTACTTATAGGCTATACAATGGCAGTTTTGTAAAAACCTTAAACTCAAATATAAATGCCAAAAGAGGTAAGAGATGCGAAGCCGTCTATTTTGATGAAGGAGGTTGGCTTTCAGAAGAAGAATTTAATGTTATTGGTGCATTTACTACACAAAACTCTAACTTTAAATTAGGTGGTACGGTAGATGTCTCCACTATTCCAAAAGAATTTCCTCATCAACTTCTTTATGCTTCTTCAGCTTCTTCTATTGATACAGCATTTTATCATAAATATCGTGATTTTTCTAAACGAATGTTACTTGGAGATCCAAGATATTTTGTTGCAGATTTGAATTGTGATATTGTTATTAACACAACATTTCATGGAAAAAAATATCCCGTTTCTCTTCTTAACAGAGAAACTATCGAAAATGAAATTAGAAACAATCCAGAAAAAGCAAATCGTGAATATTATAACCAATTCACCCAAGACGGCGGCGTGGGCCAAATTATCAAACGTGCTTTAATCGTGCGTAATTCTTATAATCGCCCGCCGGTTTTATCTAACGATACAAATACTAGAAAATTTGTTTTTGCATATGACCCTGCTCGTAGTACAGACTGTTCTGTTCTTGGTATTGGTGAGCTACTTTACGATGAAGAAGATGGATATACAATGGATATTGTAAATGTTGTTTCTTTTGCAGATTTAGGTTTGAGACGTAAAACACCTATGATGACCCAGGATCAAATTAAGGAAATTCATAAACTTCTTCTTGATTATAATGGAGATGCTATTGATTACGATAATATTGAATTATTTTTAGCTGATGCTGGATCAGGCGGTGGCGGAAACTCTTGGGTTAGAGATAGCTTAATTGAAGAATGGAAAGATAAAAGCGGAAGGATTCATAGAGGTCTTTTAGATAAAGAATATACCAATGGTGATATTTATTCTAAAAGATATCCTGATGCAGTCAACAAGTTGAAACTTATTGAACCTTCTAAATATAAAGCAGAAATGTTTGAAGCCTTAATTAAAATGGTTGAAGCAAATAAAATCCATTTTACAGAGAAATATGATAATAAAGGTTATTTAAATATTCTTGAAGTTGATGATAAATTAATGAAAGATTCAGAAGCAAAAATAAGAGCCGATCTTGATAAGATGGATCTTGACGTAAGTGCTTATGAAGAAGCATTAGAAGAAAGGCTTTCTGAAATCGAAGCTGCAAAAACAAAAGTGTATAAACTTTCTCTCGATGAAGAAGTTGCATTGACTCAAATTGATATCATGAAAGAAGAGATTGTAAATATATGCCGTGTGAAACGTGATGGTGGTAAAGACAGCTTTAAATTGCCAGCACATAAAGATGCAGATACAGGTAATTCCGAAGCAACTATGCATGACGACCGTGCGTATGTCTTAGCAATGCTCGGCTGGTTTTTATCGGAAAAAAGACTTGAACATATAAAACAAAAAAAGAAACGTTCCTCTTCCACTTCTGATCTTGTAGATCTTCTACCAATTAAAACAGCAAAACGTCATTCGTATTTCAGCTAATTACATCAATACAATCTTAAAAATATATACAGGAAGGTGGTGTACAGTGGGCAGACCAAAAGGCTCAAAAAATAAACCAAAGGTGTTAGATAGTACACCTACTACTGTATCAAACAGTATAAAAATATCACCTCTGTCTAAACAGGACAAAGTTGATAAACTATTATCTACGAAAAAAGTCACTCCTACTATTTCTACTCCAACTGGGAAGAAAACGGTTAAGCAAGTGGCTTCTGTAATTTCTAAACAAGAAAAAGTTAAAGAAATGTTTGCTGCAACAAAAACAATGATTGATGCACTGCAGCTGACTGATTTATCTAAAACAGAAACAAGAACATTTCAGTCTTATTCTCGTGAAACTCTTAGAACTTATCTAAAATCTCCCAAAACTTATGAATCACAGCTTCGTAATCTAAGCAGATACTTATACAGACTTTGCTACGAATACCGGCGTATTTGTACCTTTTACGCCAGGATGATATGCGGAGATGCTTTCCATATTATTCCTATCGGAGATCCCCGTGAAATGTCAGATGAGGAAATCGCTGATAATTATTATGAAACAATGCTTCGTTGGCAAAGAATGAATTTCGAAAATGAAATTACAAAACTTCTTTTAACAGCATGGCGGGAAGACTCAGTTTATGCCTACGTATATGACGATTCAGATCAGGAAGGCGGCACATGCTTCTACCAGATTTTAGATGGAGATTATTGCAGAATATCTTCTATTGAAGAAGGTGTATTTAGATTCGCATTTGATTTTAGTTACTTTAGAAGTCATCCGACATATTTGGAATACTGGGATAGCGAGTTTAAGAAAAAATATGACGCCTACGACAAAGACACTTCTTTGCGCTGGCAGGAACTCGATCCAGAAAGGCAGATATGTTTCAAAGTAAATGCTGATGATCCAACAATGGATTATCCTCCATTCGCAAGTTTGTTCGAAAGTATCATTTCCAATATTGACCTTCAGGCATTAAAAACTGCCAAGGATGAACTGAGTGCTTATAAATTATTAGTGGCACGATTAAAGCCGTTGTCTGGTACAGAAGACCCTGACGACTTTGAAGTTGATCCTGCTACCGCATTGAAATACTATAACAAATTTGCGGCGGCTGTACCTGAATATGTAAATACTTGCATCTCTCCTATTCCAATCGAGGCAATTGAATTTAAGGATCTAAACACTACAGATGATACAGATATGATCTCTAGTTCACTCTCCAATCTTTTTAAACGTGTGGGCGGTGTTACTCTTGATAACGACAAAACGGGTACGACCATTTACGAAGCACAGATTATTGCAGATATGGAAGTGGCGCACAGCACCATTGTTCCACAGCTGAATAATTATCTAAATCTTTACTTCAAGTATGTAATTGGCGATGGACATGCACATATCAAATATCTTGAAGGAGTATGTCCTTATACTAGAAAAGCAAAAAGAAAAGAATATCTGGAGTCTGCGCAGAATGGATTTTCAAGAATGAAAATTGGAATTCTGGATGGTGATAGTCAGCTTGAACAGGAAATGTCTCTTAGATTAGAGAAAGCGATAGGATTATCTGATTTGATGCAGCCACTAAGTACAAGTTACACACAGAGCGCTTCTGGAACTGATCCTGTAAATGGAGGCAGGCCAGAGTCTGATTCTGCTGATTTAACGGATGAAGGCAGCGCTACTCGTGAGAAATAAGGTAGGTGATACCGAATGGATAAGAAATTTATAAAGACATCAAGCCTGGAAACCGTGGCAATTTTACAGAAATTAGGTTTTCAGCAAATTGATGAAAATAATGGTATTTATACTTTTTTGAATGATGGGAAACTTTTATTCGAAAAAGGTATGGATATAGAAAATGTACAATTTAGTAATGTACTTTGTTTTTAGCCACTCCTTTTGAGTGGATTTTTTATTACTCAAAGAAAGGAGGTTAAACATAAAGGATAATGTCAAAAAAAAGAATTTATAGTTTAGAGGATTTATATAATTTAATTTCTTCTAATAAAGTTGATTATAATTTTAATTCTGATAAAACTGGATATCAGTTATCTGTTCAAGTTCCCGCTCAGTTTGAAGTGATGAAAGAAAATGGCGATGATTCTCTTCTATTTTGTAAAGTGAAATTAATGCACTCTGGAGAAAATCGGAATCATTCTAATGTGACAGATAATGCTTTAACAAAGGCAAGTAAGACTTTAGCTTATAAACCTATTCTTGCAAATTTTATGGAATATACAGATGAAAATGGCGAGACTTTAAAAGACTTCACTTCTCATGATATGGAATTGAATGAAGATGGCACTACTACATATTTTGAGAAACAGGTTGGATGTTTTACATCTGATGATCCGTATTTCGAAGTTGAAGAAGACACAGGACATAATTTCTTATACGGATATTGTGCAATTCCTGTTGGATACACTGATGCCGCTTCAATTATTGAAAGAAAAGGTGGGACAAAAGTAAGTGTTGAGCTTGCGGTCAATGAGCTTTCTTATAATGTAGAAACACATGTTCTTGATTTAACTGATATTGTTATTTTAGGAGCGACCTGTCTTGGAAAGAACCCTACAACGCTTGAAGATGTTGGCGAAGGAATGAAAAATGCCCGCCTTGATATTGTAGACTTTAGTATCGAAAATAATGGTGTCATTAATCGATATGATAAAGATATGTTCGAATTGCGAGAAAGATTAGAAAAACTGGAATCTATTTGTTTTAATAAAAATGAAAAAGATAATCAGGAGAAAGGAGGAAACGAAAACAAGATGAATATGTTAGAAAAGCTGTTGGCACAGTATAACAAAACTATTGATGATATTACCTTTGACTATTCTGAATTATCTGATGAAGAGTTAGAGGCAAAATTTTTAGAAATGTTTAGCAATGATACAGATTCTACTACTACTGCTATTGCAAAAGAAAATGTTGAAAATCAGACCGATTCTGGAGATAACCAGGATAATTTGGATGACAATAACAATACTACTATCGTTGAAGATGTAAATCAGGTGTCTGTTGCAGAAAATAACAATAATGAAGTTGTTGAAGACCAGACATTTGATGTTTTAAAGAGAGAATTTTCTGTATCACATGAAGATATAAAATACGCTCTTTATAATTTACTTTCAGCTATTGAAAGTAATGAAAACGATTGGTATTACATCACAAACGTCTATGACGATTATTTTGTATATGAAAATTGGGATGGAAATAAAATCTTCGGTCAGAAATATTCTGTAAAAGACGATTCTGTTTTATTTGATGGAGACAGATACGTGCTTCATAAAGAATACCTTACAGATTCTGAATATGCAGAATTAAATGATATGCGTTCTAATTATGCTGTAATTTCTGAAAAATTATCTAAATATGAGGAAGCAGAAAGTATCGCAGATAAGATGACTGTATTTGAAGATCCAGCATATGCAAATTATCTCGAATCAAATGAATTTAAAAATCTGATGACTGAGGATACAGTAAAGAAATTTACAAAGGACGAACTTGCAGAAAAAGCTGATGCTGCACTCGGAAAACTTGTAAAGACTACAAAGAATTTTTCTTTTGGTGAAACTGATGAAAAACCAGTTCAAAAAAAGAATAAAGTATCTGTTTTCTCAGATTTTGATACAGCAGAGAATCAGGATGTTTACGGAGACTATTTTAAATCTCTGAATTAATTACAACTAAATATTTATCGAATTAGGGACCTTAGATAGAGGTTCTTTTTTATTGCTTAAATTTTAAAAAATAACAAGGAGGAAAACAAAATGGCAAGTGTATTTGAAAAATTTGCTAATGGCGGTAGAGGCACTGCAGAATCAACCCTTATGCTGGCTTCTATGGCAGGTGGGCATTTCTTTAATATTGTATCTGACAAAGAACTGGACAATGGTAACGTAGTTGCTTATCCAGATCCGACAAAGTGGGAGGACAATGATACTTTTAAGGCTGTTGCTCCAACTGCAACAGATGAGATCGTTCTTCATTTAACTGCACCAAAACTGTACGAGGAATATACCAAATCTTTCCAGGACGAAGACAATTACTATCTTGGCGTTGGCGAAATTGGTCGTGCTTATGAAGTATACAAGGGTGATAGATTTTCTGTAGATGAGGCATGTTTTGATGAAGGCGCACAGCCAGACGAGCAGAAATATGTCGTAGTTAAGGATGGTACTTTCAAGTTAGATACTTCTGCTACTGATAAGTCTGATACTAACGCTTTTGTTGGTTATATTCTTCATAAGCAGCCAAACGGCAAGTATACCATCTTCGTAATGAAGAACCATGCAGAGTAAAGAGAAAGGAGGAAAGATTAACTATGTCTAAGAGATTATTTTTCAGTGATTACAGTGATGTAATGCAGCAGAATTTTAAGGATGTAAAAGACATTCATACATTCGGAAAAATTTGTATCGATACATATAAAAATCAGTTACAGGGTCAGACCGTATTTCAGGCAAATACTGTAATTAGAAATAAGATTAGAGAGGTAGCTGGATTACCTGAAAATCCAAATGAATTACAAATCAAGAGAGCTTTCAAGAAAGAATCAGTTCGTGAAGCTATTTTTGAGATCTTAGAGGAAACCCTGGACAATACCTTAATTACTGGTTGGGGAAGCGATCCGTGGTTCCGTCAGTATGTAGAATTCAAGACCATGGCTCTTGGTCAGAAGAACTCTTTCTATGTTAAGGCCGATGATTTAATTCTGAATATTTCCAAAATCAGCGGTGGTCATCACAATATTGAGAGACAGAGACTCAACAAGGGTTCTGAGATTTCCGTAAAGACTGCAACCTATGGTGCAAAGGTCTATATGGAAATGAGCAGATTCTTACAGGGTGTTGAAGACTGGAATGAGCTGATTGATGCTATCTCTCGTGCTTTCACTATTCAGGTTAACCGTATGATCCATAATCAGGTTATGGGCGCTGTTAAGCAGTTACCAGTTCAGACCAAGTGGAATCGTAAGGGTCTGGCTAATACCGCCAATAAGAAGAACTTCAAAGAACTGATTGCAGACGTTAAGAGAGCTACTGGTTCTACTGCTGTTATCATGGGTACAGAAGTTGCTCTTGGTGAATTAACCGGTTTTGGTGATGTAAACTGGATCTCCGAAGCAGCAAAGAACGACATCTATACTATGGGTCGTCTTGGCAACTTTGAAGGTACTACTATCGTAGAGTTACCAAACCCATTTGAATACAATGATGAGACTGCATATCTGGAAGCAGATAACCAGGTTATCATCATGCCAGGTAATATTGATAAATTCGTTAAGTTCTACTATGAAGGTGCTGATGAAATCGTTGAGCATTCCGAGATTGCAGACAACGGTGATGACACCAAGGACTACGAATTCAAGACCACTATGGGCGTTGAAACCATTACAAACCGTAGATTTGGTGTATGGAAATTTGAAGCTTAATTAAAGACTTTTATTGGTGAGTGGATTTACTTCTGCTCACCAAATTTTTGATTGAAAGGATTTTAAATGAAATTATTTGAATTAGCAAAAGAACTGGATGCCAAAAGTAAAGTCTTAATTGATCTTTTAAATGACTCCAGCGACAAGAAATATGTTGCCACATCAATTCTTGATGATGAACAGATTGCTTTTATCCGTTCTGAAATGGATACTGCAAAAAAGGAAGAAGAAACAGCCGAAGTAAAGAAAGTGAAAACTGATGCAGATTATCGTCCTGACGAAATGATTAAATGCCATTCTGTTTTCCCAGGTATTCTTTACTTTTCAGGCAGACATACCGGAATGACTTATACATTTGTTGGTGCTGGCGATGTACGTAATGTAGAATACCAGGACTTGAAAGCAGCTATGCTTGAGCATACAGAATCCATTTTTAATCCAGACATTGTTATTGACGATGCAAATTTGATTAATGATGAACACTGGATGGATGTTAAACATGTATATGAAGAAATGTATGACGAGCAGGATATTAAGAAGCTTATTGCTCTCCCACTAAGAGACTTTAAGGTTGCATTCCCGCAGCTTCCTATTCCGACTCGTGAAGCAATTATTACACTGTTTGCAACCCAGATTGAAAATGGAACTTTTGAGCAGCTTAATAAGGCAAATTATATCGATGAGGTATGTGGTACTCGATTAGATCTTAAAATGCACTAATGTATCGGAGGTGATTTATGACCTACGATGAAGTTTATAGTTGCTTCTATCCTTTAGTTGAGGATAGTACATTTTTTTCTCTACCTGACGATTACGCATATGATTTAATGAGAGGTTGGTTACATGCAGCTGTTGGAAAGCCATATATTAGAAAGATTTTTTCTTCTATTACATTAGATGATGAAATCATGACTCTTACATACTCTCTCACTAATTCTATTGATGAAGCAAGTGATGATGATTTTGTAAAGCAGGTTTTTGCACAGTTTATGGTAATCCAATGGATGCGACCTAAGATTGATAACATTTTGAATATTGCGAATATAATTGGTGGAAAAGAAGAAAAGAAACTTCAATCCAATTATAAAAACAATATTGATCGTGTTGAATATCTCGAAAAATCATTACGGAGATTTATCCGTGATTATGGGTATGAGAATAATGATTATCTGAACGGAGGTACATAATGAAACATCTTTATGGAACTTTTACAGATAATCAGGTGAATGAAACCAAAAAATATCTCCGCAATTCTATCTATTTCTTATTGCTCTGTGTAGATCCCAATACTTGTGATGATTATAAAAACATCGATGTTAACCAGGCTTTTGAAAGTTTATTGACTAAACTAGGTGGATTCAATCATCTTCTCTACTATCATAAAAATGTAGTAGATGTGATGAGTTTATTAAAAGCCGCACAGGATGTTTACAATCAGTCAGATTTTGATTTTAAAACATATAGGAAATTAGTATTAGATGCCGGAGTTGAAGTTTTAAAAATAAAGGACGGTGATGAAAATGCCGTCATTTAGAGAAGCCAAAAGAATTTATGGTTCCAATCTTACCATTGGGCAGCAACTCAAACAAATGTCTGATATGGCAATGGAAGAAACATGGGATAGTAACATTCAATCCAAGGTTTGTTATATCTACGATTATTATCATGATGATCAGCCAGATAAAAAAGACCATATGACATATGAAAACACCACCAAAACTCGTATTGATGCGAAATTTATTGTTAAATCCTATCAGTCTATTGATAAAGATCAGGTAGATTATTACATTCAATTTAAACCAAGTCAGCCCGTGGAATTTACAAAAAAAGACGAGTTGTATTACTACGAACAGGATTTCCGAAGAAAATACGGCGCAGAATTTCCAACAGGATTATATTGCGATATCCCTGATGAAAAAGGCGTTTATAGGAAATGGATGATTATTCTTAGTGAGCCAGCAAATCAGTTCACAAAGTATTTGGTTCTTCCAATTAATTACAATTTTATGTGGATAGAACGTAATGGTAAAGAACGTATCAGGCGAAGAATGTGGGCGGTTTTAAGAAGTCAGAACTCATATAACAGTGGTTTATGGACCGATCTTAGGTTCACAACGCAAGAGAATCAGGATAAGGTTTTATTGCCGTTAAATTCGATTACAGATAAAATTTGGTATACAGATGATCAGAGTAAAAATATGCGTGTACTTGTAAGCGCCTTTACAGAACATCCTATAGCCTGGAAAATTAGTAAGGTTGAAAATTCTCAACCATTGGGAATTCAACGGCTCACTTTATATCAGACATTTTTTGAGCAGAATCATGATTATATCGAAAAAGACTCTGATGGATATATCATAGGTATGTGGGCTGATTATTTCAGTGATGGTATTACTCCTATAGATCCATCCGTCCCCACTCTTCTACCATCTGTTTGTTCTAAAATCTCAGCGTCTACAGATTCTCTCAAGGTTGGCGGCAGCTATAAAACGCTCACGCTCAACATCTTCAAAGATTCCGATGATGACATAACAAAAGAATATTCTGATGCAACCTTTACTTGGCATTGCAGTATAGGTGATGAAGATTGGACTGATAAAGTAACCTGGCGTCCAGCTGCTTATAATCAGATGAAAGTGAAGTTTCCTGACGATAGATCGCAGCTAACTAAACTGATTACATTTAAGTGTACTGTTATCAAAGGTGATATATCTTTTGATTCTGAACCACTGCAACTGCAGTTGATTGTCTAGGAGGTGTAACATGGCTGAATTAATAACAAAAGATGATCTTTTAAATAAACTTCGGGCTTATTGTGAAACTCCTGATGATGAAACAATTCGATATAAAAATAAAATTAAAAATGCTCTACTCTACTGTCCTGAACTGCTATATGCAATGGACGAAAAAGAATTAGAGTCTGAACTTTTTGATGAAGACGGGAATATAAATTGGGACCCAGAAACTCATGAGCCATTAGGGGAATGGGATAAATATTTTGGTGACTCAGCAAATATCCGTCCTGCGCTTTTTATTCCTGATACGCAGACAAAAGTGAAAAATTATGTTTGTTATCAGGTAATGTTCGATGAGTTGCCGCGTTATAACAATATTCAGAAATATACAGAAATCACCTTTACTATCTTCTGTCAGGAAGCAGATCGACTTGATTCTAAAACTGGCATTTCTCGTCATGATCTTATTGGGTCAATTATTCGTGAACGCTTTAATTGGTCAAATATATTCGGAATGCAAGCAAAATTAATCTCCTCAAAAGAGTCTACTACGGATAATCATTATTTGGTAAGGACTCTTGTATTCCAATTATTAGATTTAAATGGAATTGCTTATACTCCATTTAACGAAAAATCTTTGATCAGGAATAACGAGTATTGGCAGTAAAAAAAGAACAGTATTTTGACAACGATGAACTTAAAATTTATAGAGGAGAAGATTTTGTAGTATCAGAACATATCAAAATACATCAACCTACATTGGGCGAAATCTGTGATTATGGTGAACAAAAATATTATTCTATGGTTCATAGTTTGTTATCAACTCCTGCATCAATGAAAGCACAGTTGTGGCAAGCGGGTATAGATTATACTACTATTACTCCATTTCGACTTTTTATAGGTTTTATATGTAAAATTTATCCAGTAGAGACAACTTCTCTTCTATTTGGAGATTTGGATTTTACAAAATTCCAAATTCAAAAAAGAGTCGATTCTGACGACTTATTTTTATATCAAATCGTAGATGATGATCTTATTGCTATAGATGAATTTACATATAATATTATCTGCGATTATTTAAGTAAAGCTCATTTTATTGAGCGTGACTTTAAGTATCCTGCCAACGAATCAACAAAAAAGTTTCTTATTGAGGATGCAATTGAAGAAATGATGTTGGCAAAAAATAAGCCTTATCATTCACAACTCAAAAATTTAATCTCAGCTATGATTAATAGTGAAGGATTTAAATACAATCATTCTCAAATTTGGGATATGAAAATAAATGCATTTATGGATTCTGTAAAAAGAATCGGGAAAATCAAAAATGCTAGTTTGTTATTGCAATCTGGTTACTCCGGTTTTGGAGTAAACCTAAAAGACATAAGCAATAAGCAGCTAGATTGGTTAGGAGAACTCGAATAGGGTTCTCTTTTTTATTACAAAAATTTAAAGGAGGAAATTATAATGGCTTTCAATCCTAATGAATTAGTTCTTGAAAGAATTAAAACTGTTGAAGAATATGATATTTCAACAAACGAATTACTTGGTAGATATACTCAGATTGAAGAACCAAGTTTACAGACAAGTGCAGATGGTACTGATGTAACTGATGCTATGGGAGCAAAAATCACCACTTTCTATAATGCACAGTCTGGTACTTTTGGATTTAGCAACTCTCTGTTCTCTCTTGATTTAGCTGCATCTCAGTTTGGTACAGAAAAGGTTGTTGCTTCTGCTGAAAATAAGATTATTATTCCAGTATCTGAAACAATTGCTATCGGATCTGATCATACTGTAACTTTAAATTATGTTCCTGTTGGTACAAAGGGTGCTGAAGTAAAATACGTTAAGGTAATTAATGGTGACAATACTTTCGGAAAAACCTATGAAGTGGCAGCTGTTGCTGGCGAAGGTAAATTTACTCTCAATGCAGAAAACAAGAAAATTACTTTACCAGAAGATGTTACTGGTCGTGTATTTGTAAATTACAATAGAGAAAGTGATGCTGCTGTTCAGGTTGACAAGACTACTGATAGCGTACCAAAGGTTAAGAAGCTTATAATCAAAGCAATTTTCCACAATGTTTGCGATGTCAATAAGACTTATTTTGGTTATATTGTATGTCCGAGAGCACAGGTTGACCCATCTAGTGTTGAATTAAATCTGACTTCTGATGGTAAACACGCCGTTTCATACAATCTGCAGCGCAGTTACTGTGATGAGGAAGGAAAACTGTTCTCAATTTTAGTTTCCGAAGATTAATTTAAAATTACCAGGAGGGATTATTTCTCTCCTGGCTTGTTATTATGATTGGAGAAAACTATGTCAGAAGAATTAAATGCGACATGTAGTATCTGTGGTAAAAGATATCATGTATGTCATACGTGCAAAGAAATCACTTCATTTACACCATGGCGTACTATTACCGATACCAGAGATCACTATATGATTTTCCTAGCTTTATCTGAGTATACAAAAACAAAGAATAAAGCTAAAGCAAAAAATGAATTATCAAGATGTGATTTAAGTGAACTGGAAACTTTCGATAATGACGTAAAACGTGTTATCAAAGAAATTCTAAAAGAGGACGAACCTAAGAAAACGGTTCAGAAAGTTATGTATAAAAAGCCTGTATCTGTTAAAACAGATGAGGTAAAAAAGAATGATATTGAATAGTGAGTTATTAAGGTCGTAGGCTATGCCGATTTACTATTCAGTATTTCAGTATAGCCTATTTTTTACGATTTTGAAGGAGTGAGAGGATATAAAAGAATATAGTGATATTTTTCAAACTGAATATGAAACCGAAGAAGTAAGGTACATTCCTAATATGCAGCAGAATTATAAATATTTAAATTCATCTTTGTCTGCTGGTCAGTTAGTGGATATCATTTGTGGAAATGAAAATAGAATCGTTTTTGTATGGAAAAAATCTCCACAGATGAATGAACTTTATAAGCTTTGGTGTGAACATAAATTATAATGGTTAGCCAAGATAATGGCTGTAAAAGCAGATGATATACCTGTGATGACGTACTGGACATGAACAGTGAAAAATAGTCAGGAAGATCTGCTGCTCTCCTATAATACAGAAATAAGCACCCAATACACTTGGATGCTTATTTCTACTACTCTTCTCGTGAATGACCAGTTCACGAACTTTTGAGTTCTGCATATTTACTACATATTTAATATACCACTAATTATTGATAAATTCAAGAGGTGATTTTATTTAGCAATTCTACTTCTGTATCTATACATAAGATATTTGCTATTCGGAGGAATTGGTCAGACTCCTTATACTTGAACTCATGCTAAATAAAATCTATTGTTAATTAGTTACTTATGTCGATCCATGATGTCTTTAACAATGTCACGTATCAGTCTGACAACCGTAACGCTGATCATTGTAATGTAGTAAATGGTTTGCAAATTAAATTGCATAGCAGAACTCTCCTTTCTTCTTATGTGCCGAAAGTTTCATAAGTATGCGTACCTGCTTATGCACTATTAAGTATATTCATAAAGGAGAGTTTTGTCAAATCAAAAATGCTCTTCCATTTATTTCCAATTCTTCCATATTTTTGGTATGGAAACCATATATTTCCAAAGGTATAATTACACTACAAAATTATGGAAGGGGATAATAAATGGCAGAAGAAAGAGTTGTTTCAAGCGGATATGTAAAGTTATTAGCAATAGATACTTCGCATATAAATACCAGGATATTAATAGAGAGAAATGCTGATAATTGGCATGATGTAGATGGTTTCATGAGAATATGTGGACATATGAAGAATGTGATCATCTATGTGATACATATGAATTATAATGAGAAGTTAATGTATAAAGATTATCAAAAAATATTTCCTAATATACATTGGTTCGATTACATGGAAGATTTGTTGGGAAAGAAACAAGGAAAGATTATAAATTATAGAGAGCCGATGGATTAGATCGACCCTCTCTCTATATATATATGAATAAAAGGATTTGAGACACACACTCATTAAAATGCATTCATTACCTGAGAAGCAGAACCCGTGATGGAATGCGGCGACTGCGGAGGTTCGAGAAAGGTGGCAACTTACCATAATCCATCTCAGCTTTGGCGAAAGAAAGTTGTGTTATTAAAAAATGCACTCACCTCTCCCACGGTAGACGTGTCAATAAAAAGAACATGAAAGTTTGACCCCGGCTACAGAACGCTCAATTATCTATCGGTTAGGATAAGACCGCCAGTGCTCACAGACACATTCCCATTTGCCTAAACGAAAACGGTTGTAAGCGCTGACGTGTACTAGATACGGATAAATACACATATGCATAGAACTTCACCAAAACTTTCTTCTGAAATTACAGACATAAGATCGGTGAGTGCAAAAATATTATAACATATTATAAATGTCTTTACCAGTCTTTGGTAAGGGCATTTTTATTTTGGAGAAAAATGAGTAATGCATTAAAATTAACATCGCCTCTAGGAGTTTCGGTTAATCATTATTTAGCCTACAGAGCTATTATGAAAAATGGTAAACCTATGGCTATGAGCTATAAAACTCCTGAAGCGGTAAAATATCAAAAAGATTTTAAAGAATATGTAATACAAGAAGTTAAAAAACAAGGTTATAATTTAAAACCAGATCCACTACAGCATTTTTATATAGATGCTGTTTTTTATTTTGATCGTATAGATCGAGACCCAAATAATTATTTTAAATGCCTACTTGATGCAATTACAGAAACAGGACTTGTTTGGGTCGATGATAACGTGACATGCGAACGTGTGCAGCGCATCTACTACGATTCAGAGAATCCACGAATAGAGTTGACGATACGACCTGTGAATTACATCGGGGTTTTTGACGATGCCCCACAGCTGGAAGAATTCAAATCCCGCTGCATCGGATGTAAAAGATACAAACGAAACTGTAGTTTACTGAAAAAAGCAATTGAAGGACGTATCCAGCCTGAAATCCACGATGGAGAATGTGATAAATACACGTCTGATGTAAAGGAGAAAAGGAATGAATAAGATTACAATTGAAACACTCGCAACTGAATATAACAACAGAGCTAACGAAAATTTAAAGGATCAGTATTTAGAAGATACTCTGGAAATTAAGAAGTATATTCCATTTAACTTAAAGGTAACACTCGCAGAAAAGTTAATGGAAGTGACTATGTACGACAAGAACAAGAATGTTCACGTAAACTCCGCCGCACAGTATCTCCTCTTCTGTCGTATCGTTCTTGAGAACTATACTAATATTACTATCGGTGAAAATTTCCATGAGGAATATGATCTACTTAAAGAGTCAGGTATTCTGGATAAGATTATGGTAAAAATTCCTGAAGGCGAAATGGCTGAATTAAACACTGTAATCAGTATGGCTCGTGAAGATGTAAGAACCAACGCTTATGAGCCTCATGCATTTATTGCAGGTCAGGTGGAAAGGTTTGGGACTCTGATTGGGACTCTTCTCGATCCTGTAATTGGTAAGTTGGCTGATGAGGTGAAGAATTTAGATAATGCTACTGTAGAGAAAATGGGCAAGACGTTGGACCGTGTATTCAAGAAGTATGCAGGTAGCGGTGCTGATTTAAAGAGGGTGAAATAAATTTACAATGTGCTATAAAAACAGAAAAGCCGCACCTGGTTTGATACGGACTTCTCTTCTACGAACTAGATCGTCATCTAGCTCAACTCCTATTCATTATTAATTTGTTCCCTATTTTTTAAACAGAGCAATGACTGCAACAATAATTGCTGTCGCTCCGTTAATCAGAGAAACTAATACAGCTTCACTCATAAAACCTCCTTTCATGGTGTGGACACGAAATTTGGTAGAGTAAGCTGCTTTGTGTAAATTATACGAAGTATAAAAATCACCTTCGCCTTTCTGTACCAAATGGTACGTGAATAGGATGGTTGACGGGTTACAGTAAATCGCAAGCTCTTGCACTACTATTATAGCACATTGAAATTTTATTACAATAATATCAATCAGGCTCTGCGAGTGTCACAACTCGTAGGGTCTTTTATTTTTAGATAATGACGGGAGGAAAAGGAATGGGTGTTAAAATAGATACAAGAAAATTGGAATCTGAACTTATAAAATATATGAAAGTTTATTCAAAAACATATGCAAAAGAAGCATCTGTACATCTTACTAGAAAAGCCGAAACATGTATTCAAATGTTTTATCGAGATTATACTCCTAAATATTATAATAGAACTTTTGATTTACGAGACAACTCTTGCGTTCCGTATTTCCATAATAATGGTAATGCTTATTATGGTGGTGTTCGAATTACTTCAGAATTTATGAGTCCATATTATTCTGGTGGGATTATGAACTATTCATATACTGATCCATTTACTGTTGCGCAACTTGGTTGGCATGGTTGGCACGGTGATCCAACTGGTTATAATGGCTGTTTCTCTCCTATTAAAACTACTTCTCCATTAGATGTGTTGACTGTTTTTTTTAACAATGAATCGTTTAGAGATATTTTAAAAAAACGAGCAAAAAAAGTTGCAATGAATCAAAATTATAAATATTTAAACATGTTATACGATTAGATTGAAATAGAAAGGAATAATTATGCCAGATAATAATATAGCAATTTTATCATTGGTTTCTAAGTTTGATGAAAAAAGCGCCCGTAAAGCTGCAGAACAGGCAAATACAACTTATGAAAATGCAATGAAAAAATTAGGAGATACAAAATTTGCTGACGCAATTGTTGATGAATTCAATAAAGCTTTAAAAGCTATAGATGGCAAATTAAAAGGAGTAAAATTATCTTCTTATCAAAATGACGTATTAGAATCTCTTTTCAGTGATAAAACAGTAGCTGAAAAAACACAATCAATTGAAAATTTTACAAAGAAAATTTTTGCTTTAAATAAAGCTTTGAGTGGTCTTCCGGCTAATAGTTTTGATGGCTTGAGTACAAAACAACTTGATGTTATTATTGGAAGACAAGAAAAAATTATAGAAAAGCAAGATGAGATTGAAAGAAAAGAGGCGACTGTTCGCGCGAAAGCAAACAGAACGGCTAAAACAGAACGTGATTATGGTTCTATTGAAAAAAAATATGGCAATAAAGATTATACTGAAATGTCTAAATCCGTTCAATCTGCGTTAAAAGGACAAAAGGATTTTACAAAAGAACAATTAGCTTCTATTGATAATTTTTCTAAAATTCTAAATCTGTATTCTCAGATGGAAAGTATTCAACCAGAAAAGGGAACAGAAGAGGCAATTAGCTATACTAGAGATTTATTAACAGTTACTAAAGAACTTAAAAAAGCAAGAGACGAGGTTAATTCTTTTACAGACAACAAAGCATCCGCTTATATTTCTAAAAATTATGCTGGTGTAAATAAAGTAGATAATCAAAGTCTTTATACGGCAAAAACAAATTTTGTTAACAGAGAACTTTCTTCTTTAAATTCGCAAAAAGCGAAAATGGAAAGAGAATTAAACACATACATTGGCGAGACTGTTCAGAAAAATATTGAAAAACGAGTATCTGATACTGAAAATGTTATTAATGTTGTAGAAAAGAAAACAAACGATTTAAATCAGAGAATTGAAAATTTAAATAAAAATAGTAAAAATTTAAAAAATACAACCGATGACTTATCTAATGCTAATCAGCAATTAGATAATGTAGGTTCTCAAAACAGTGATGATCTTCGTTTGATGAATCAGGCATTAGAAGAAATTAGAGATACCTATAAAGATGTAGCCAAATATGCTGTAGATGCAGAAACTGCCTTCTCTAATTTACAGAGTTTGATGAAAACTTTACAAAAAAAAGGTGGTTTAGATGAATCTGAGCAAAAAGATTTCTTAGGATATGCAACCCGTTTGGATTCATTAAAAAATAATGAAATTGTACCTGATGATTCTTACTCTTTTAAAGGCGATAAGCTAGAAGATTTTGAAAGTTATTACGATAGGTATCTTGATAAATATAATAAGTTAGCTCTTCGTATTACAGATATGACCGATGATCAGATTGACGCCTTTAATGATTTGAAAAAGAATAATGTAAATTCAATATCTGCACAAACTTCGGAATTAAAACATCAAGAAATACAGGCTCAAAAAACCGCAGAAGCTGAAAAAGAATTAAAGTCAGTAGAATCTGAAAATCATATAAATGATAATCCTAAAAATGTTTCTTTGGTAGTTGAATCAGAACAGGCATTACAAAATATCAAATCTGTAAAAGAAAATCTTGACAATCTTCCTGAGAACAAAACAATAAAAATTACTGTTGAAAATAATGATTACTCTTCCACTCCTCTTCTGTCTGACGAAGAAGGTAAAATTGTAACAGCGTACAGGGGAGTTAAAGGCGTTTGGTCTGGATTAATAAATGACAAAGATATTGCGTTTTTCACTGATAAAATTGAAAATGCAGCAGACTATGCAGATAGTTTAGCGGAAAGTGGAAAAGTATATAAGGCTAATTTATCTTTTAAGAATCCTCTTGAAGTTGATGGTAATGGTGCAGTTTGGGATAAACTTAAGGTTAATTTAGATGGCGTAGAACGTACAACTGACCAGATTGTTGAATTAGCAAGAACACTTGGGAAAGATTGCGTTATTTTTAAAAATATTAAAGATGGATTTGGGGAAGATAACGGTGGTATTTCCAATGTAATGGTTGCGCTTAATCGAGCACAGATTAAGAATGAAGAGGTTGTTGCAGCTGTTAAAGCTGGTTCTGGCGAAATGACAAGAATTGTTAATTCGGATACGACAACTTCTACTGTAGTTGGCTCACAAAATGAAATTCAAGAAGAATTAAAAGAAACTCAAAATCAGGCTGAAAAAACAACTCAAGCACTTGAAAAAGTAAATGATGCCACTCTTCTATCTTCTAAAACGAATCTTTCATCTGAATCTTCATCCATGGAGCAAGTACAAAAATCCACTGATCAGGCAGTACAGGCGAAAGAAGATTTTGCGAAAGCAAATACCGGTGTCCAGACTTCTGTAGATGAGTCTAAATCTTCTCTCAAACTCGAAGCTGAATTGATGGAACAGATTGCTAAAAGTGCAAAAAAAGCTGCTGATAAAAAGGATTTGTTTGTTAAGGCAAATGAACGTGTTAAAAAAGCTACCGAAGAATCAAATCCTGGACTAAAGTTAGAATCTGCTACCATGGAAGATATTGCAGAAAATACTCAGGCCGCAACAAAAGCTAAAAAAGCTTCTTCCAAAAAAGAAACAGATTCTACTAAAAAAGTTAAGTCTTCTGATACTTCAGATAATGATAATACTATATTAAATGCTTCACCTGATTTGTATGAAGAATATAACAAACGTTTTAATCCTGAAAAATTAAGAGCTTTTAAATCAGAATTGGATGCAATCAATCAAAAAATTGCAGAAAATGATGTTTTAATTGAAAATTGTAAATCCGAAATCGATGATTTAAACAATGGTGCATATGATTTTATATCATCTCCAAGTTTTGTTTCCTCATCAAAAGACCAATTTGAAAAAAGACTTGTGGATTTGGAAGACGAGAATGAAACATTACTTGAGCAAGCAAAAAGGGTTAAAACTGCGCTGGAAGAAGAAATCAAGCTTTCAAACGAAGCTTATTCTAAAGCAAAAAGTGTTATAAATAACGCTGATAATACAGGAATTGAAAACGACCAAGAACGTTTGGTTAAACGTACAGAAGCCTATAAAAAATTAACTGATACCATTGATCAATATAATAATGTTTCTAAAAGAGTTATTAGTATGAAAGCCCAAGAAGGCGACTACAATTTAATGTATAAACTACGTACAGAAATTGAAGAGCTTTCTAGCAATCCTATTCTTTCTGACAAACACGTAGCTGATGCAAAAGAAAAAGTTTCTCAAGTTGAAATAACATTACAATCTTTAGAGAAAATTTTTAAATCGACACGAGAAAATGTTATCAAAAAAATCGAAGATCAGATTCAAGGATTCAACATTAATGGTTTCTCTACTGCTGATTTTGATTCCATATACGGTTCCAGAATAAAAACTTTAACCAGTCAGTTTGAAGAAGGGTCAATAAGTTTAAATAAATATAATACTGAATGTAATAAAATATTTAATTCTTTTAGTAAAGTAGTCAATTCTGGTACAAAAGTTGCAGGATCGGTAAAAAATGTCAATGAAGCAGTTCAATTGATGAATGATAATTCTAAAAGTTATGGAACTATTATTGATCAGGGTGTTGCTAATACAAATAAAGGTATTACTGTTCTAACAAATACTGTTCGAACTTCTGAAGGCGAAGTTTTAAAACTAAAATATACATATGTTGATGGTATGGTTTCTATGGCTAACGCCACAAAAAATGTACGAACTCAGCTTACAGGGATACCGAAATTTATAGATGCTTTCAAATCTAAATTTAAAGAACTTGTTGTGTATTATGCAGCAAACAATTTTAATCCTCAATCACTTGCACGGCCTATTATGGCAGCTGCTCGCAATGTTATAGCTTTAAATTCTAACATTGTAGATTTAGCAAAAGTTTCAGAAGAAAATGTTTCACAATTATATCATAGATTTAATGAGTTTAGCGATATCGCAAAAGATATTGGCGGAACAATTTCAGATACCATTTCTGCTACTGATGACTGGTCAAAAAATGGTTATAATATTCCAGATTCAGAAGAGTTAGCAAAAGTTGCTCTTATTTACAAAAATGTTGGTGACGGTATTGATATTAGTACAGCAAATGAATCTCTTATATCTACATTAAAGGGATTTAATCTCGAAGCCAAAGATGCAATGCATATTATTGATGTATTCAATGAGGTAAGTAACAATGAACCAATCTCATCTGCGGGTATTGGTGAAGCTTTACAGCAAAGTGCAGCTTCTCTTAATGCTGCAAATACCTCTCTTGAAAAATCTGTAGCTTTAGTTACTGCAACCAACAGTGTTCTGCAGGACACATCCCGCACTGGTAATATGTGGAAGACAGTTTCCGCACGTTTAAGGGGTGCAGACGCCGAGCTTAAAGCTATGGGCGAAGATACAGAAGGAATGGTTACATCCACATCTAAACTTCGTGATTTAGTTATGGGAATGACTGGTTTTGATATTATGAAAGATAAGGATACCTTCAAAGATGTTTACGACATCGTATTAGGTATTGGTGAAAAATGGCAAGATCTTTCTGATGTCAATCGCGCATCCCTTCTGGAAAAACTTGCTGGTGTAACAAAATTGTTTGCCAGAATTTATAGAAATATAAATTATAGAATATATTTAATTGCAAGGGTTGCCTAAAGCTTTACACTACAATAATTGAGAAATCAAATTATGAGAGTTTAAAAACGTAAAGATAAAACAATGGCTAGTTTGCAGCGAAGTACCCTAACGTATCCCATAGATCATATGGTACTTAAGACGAGGGTAAACGTTCATCGACTATTCCCCATGAGGGAGTTAAGAATATTGTTTTTAACAATTATAAAATAAAGGTGGAAATCCTGAATACTTAACTCAATAGAAGTAGGGCGCAATCGCAAAGGCGTTGGTGAAAATCCATTAAATCAAAAGAGTATACCCCTAACAGATTATGCTGAGGGTGAAAACATAGTCAGTTCTTATATGAAAATATAAGATTTGTTGATAATAAAAGGATAAATATGTATAAAACTAAAAATAAAAGATTAGCAAAATATTTATATTCATTAGGATATAATAGGAAAAATATTGAAATAAAAAATGAAGAATATTGGATTTTTGACGAATCAAGCACCCTAAAAGAGTCGCTTGATTTTTATTTTTATATGCGAAAAAAGAACAGAATGTAATTTTTGTAAGGAGATGCTAAATGGCAAAATATACTAAAGAAGAAATAGAAAATATCGTACATGATTATGATAACGGAGAAGGAATGTCTTATGAAGAGTTAGGTAAGAAATATCATAGAAGTCCTAATGCAATTGCTTCAAAATTACGAGCATTACATATTTATAGAAAGAATCGTTATCGTTATACTGAAGATGATATAATATTTTTAAAAAAATATTATCCAATTGGAGATTGGAATGCAATATTTAAAAGATTCCCAAATATTGATAAATCATCAATTCATAGCAAAATGAGTCAATTGGGTATTAAACAAATTATTCAAAATACTTGGACAGAAAAAGAATTATGTATTTTAAAGAATAATTACACTTTTGGTGATGTTAAAAAACTATGTAAATTACTTCCAGGTAGATCATATAAAGCAATTACAACAAAAGCTAAAAGAATTGGTCTATATACAAGAGAATTTTGGACGGATACAGAAAAGGATTTATTAAAAGAAGTATATCCTAATATTCCATTAAATAATGTCACAAAATTATTCCCAAACAAAAACAGAAATTCAATTATTAAACAAGCAATGAATCTAAATATATCATCTTATGATTTGAAGATATGGACAGATTTTGAAGATTCTTATATAAAGGATAATTGGGAGTTATTGCCCGACCTGGTTATTGCAAAAAATTTACATAGGACACAAAAAGCTGTACAAGCGAGAAGACTATTTCTTGGAATTTATAGACGAGATATGAATAATAATACGTATGAATCGTTGTCCAAATATATTCGAGGCCATATTCAACAATGGAAAAAGGATTCAATGAAAGCTTGTAATTATAAGTGTATTTTTACTGGCAAAAAGGATTTTCAAATTCATCATTTATATGGAGTCAGTAATATTTTAAATAATATTATAAAGACAAATAATTTTACTGTATATAATAATGTTTCAGATTATTCAAAAGAAGAATTAAACAACATTACTGAAGCATTTTTAATGGAACAAAGCAAATATCCTTTAGGTGTCTGTATTTCTAAAAATATTCATATATTATTTCATAGTTTATATGGTCAATACTATAATACTCCTGAACAATGGTATCAATTCGAAAAAGATTTTAGATTAGGGAATTATAATAATTTATTAAAATCAGCATAAAGATTATCAACAAATTAAGATATGTTGCGAATATCTTATAACATAAAAGAAGAACCAAAGTAATGCATTAGCAGCTGCGCTAAATAATATTGATGTATTAAAAAAGAGCTATGAAGAAGCAATGAATGCCGAAGGCTCTGCGATGCGTGAACAAAAAGAGTATCAGAACTCTATTCAATATTCCATTGATAGAACCAAAGCTTCTTTAGAAGAATTATCTAATGATCTTATTGGTTCTAACTTATTAAAAGGAATCGTTAATTTAGGCGATGGAGCAATAAATGTTTTAGATGGACTTATTGATAAATTTGGAGTCTTAGGTCCATTATTGACAGCAGCTTCTGGCTTTGCAGGAGCAAATGGTTTAGGGTAAATATCATAATTTACAAGCCTGTTTTTATAATAAATACATAATAATGCCATGTATTTATTATAGAGATTATTGCGATTTGATGCCGTTCATCGAGCAATCTAAACCTTGAACTAAAAAGTTCTAAATATGTCGAATATCGGGGGAAGCCGTAGCCTAGAAATAGGGTGATATGTGCTGAAATAAAAGCCTTATTTTAAAGGTGTACATATTCTTAGGAAACGAAAACGGTAGTCCCGACACGTTATGAATGTTAAATGAAACTGTGATTTCAGGATGTCATATCGTGCGAGAGGCTGACAAGACACGATTAAGTATAGGCGTAATTATACTTAATTGCAACATACATGATCCGTAACCAGAGCGAAAGGCTCTGAGAAGCGAACAGGGGACGGATAGCTTCACTGCTACCCTGCTTAGTTATATCACAGAACTCATTGTAGACTTGGAAAAACTAAATGAGTATAATTTAAAATAAACTGTCAGAAATCCCATTAGCTTTAGCTGATGGATTGTTGACACTAAAACGCATGTTTTGTCGAATAATAAAATATAAAAATTTGTATTTTCTAGCCATTTGCTCTTTACAAAAATTTTCCTATATGCTATTTTCAAAATAGTATAATTTTTGTATGGAGGTATATAAATGAAAGATATCAAAACAACTGGCATTAGTGTCAAATCAGTACTTGGAAAAATAAACAGCAACAAATACAACTTTGATTTAGCGATTCAAAGACGGGCAGGAATTTGGAAAACACCAGAAAAGAGCCTGTTTATTGACACTATCCTGAGAGAATATCCTGTATACCCAGCTTTACTCAACAAACATTCTGACACACAGAAAGTAGATGTAGTCGATTTTAAGCAGCGATTCAACACTCTTTATGAATTTGCAAATGATAAATTTAGATTATCTGACTCATGTAAACCAGTAGAAATTGATGGTGTAGAATATGTAATTGCAGGGAAGAAATTTAAAGACTTGGACGAAGCAGTTCAAAGCAGATTTAATGATGCAAACTTAGTTTTAATTACTATGACTGACGCTACTCCTGATGAGGTCAAAGAAGTATTCTTCCGTATTAATCAGGGACATCCTTTAACCAATGGGCATAAGCGTACTGCTATTGAATCAGATGAAGTTAGAGATATTATATATGAATTAGCCTCACATCCATTTTTGGAAATGAATCTCACTCAGGCACAGTGTAAACGTAATGCAGATCGTGATGTTGTAATCCAAGTTTTGATGCTGACAGAAGCAAGTGATAAATATGATTTTGGATCTTTTCGAAATAAAGATATGAATAGATTCATTCTGTATTATAACAATCTTGTTGGCGAAAATGGTCCCGAAGTTCGTGTAGAAACATTGACTAAAGTTGATCTGATTAAAAAAGCAATGAATGAATTGGCAACTGTATTTGATGATGATTCATTAAGAATCAAATTGAATACTCTCCCATTTGTAATTTACGGTATGTATCGTGTGTTAAAAGATTCTAAACCAAAAGATAAATATCTTGAATGGTTGGGTGATTTCTTGGAGTCCTATGATACTAATGAAGAATATAAAAAATATTGTACTAATGGTACTGCCAATCCAGAAAATGTTAAAGGTAGGTTAAATTATTTCATTCGTGCCTTACGGGATATACGTTAATTTATAAGAGAGTCAGAAATGGCTCTCTTTTCATATCACATCTACTCTCCTGTCTCAGCGCAACTATATAAATCAAATACAAATCCTGATTATAGTTTGTATTTAAAGAAAGCTGTGATAGTAGCCAGCCTATTTTCCAGATGACCTAAACATACGTTCTGATGGTATCCTGCTGGTCATTGGTATATAATAGAAATATTAAATACTAATGATTGAGGGAATGTTATGGATGAATATTTATTATTTGCAGATGAAACAAAACCAACAAAATACAATCAATATTTTTGCTTTTCTGGAATATCTATTGAACGAAATTATTATGAAGATATTTTTGTGAAAAATGTCAATGAGTTGAAGAAAAGACATTTTAATAGGACTGATATTATTTTTCATTTTTCTGATATGAAAAAGAATAGAAAAGAATTTAGTAACTTACAAGATGCCAATAAAAGAGATTCTTTTTGGAATGATTTAGTTAATTTAATTGAATCAACACCTTTTGATGTCATAGGAATATATTTTAACAATAATATGATGTCAAAATTATATTCTGATAACTCTCATAGTAATTATGATGTAGGATTCTATGCTTTATTAGATAATTATGTTCATTATTTGAAAAATAAAAAAGCTTATGGACAAATTTGTGTAGAATCAAGAACATTAAAAGAAAATTCATATTTGCAGAAATCTTTCTATGAATATATTCAAAATGGTTCAATTTATTTTTCAAAGGAAGATACTCAAAAATATCTTACTTCATTAGGTTTTACTGTGAAAGGAGATAATTGTATTGGATTACAAATTGCAGATATAGTTCCATCTCAGTTATTACGTTATAAAAATGATTTAAAAAAAGATTTTTATAATTTATCTAAAACATTGGGTGCAAAGATATATAATGTCAATACTGAATATGAATCTATTTTAGGATTTAAAAATTTATTATAAAATTTTATTGACATTATATGTAATATTTGCTAATATGAATATACTGTAATAGAGGTGTGACCACGAAGTACAGTATTTGACCTGATAGAGGTGTGACCACGAAGCAGGACATACAAATTCATCATTAATAATAAGCGCAGGTGTGACCTGTGCTTATTATATATATTATGAAAGAGTTGAGCATACACAAATTGGAGTCAATTGGTATATGCAAGAGATTCCGAGAATATGGGGCGTATATAGAAATATGTGAGCTTTTACTTGGTAGTAAACTAGAGCATCAATCTTGACTTTTTGTTGAGAAAGATGTACTATGATAATGAAATTGGATGGAGGAACGTGTAGCTAGTATATCATTCGATTGAAAACCGAATATAAAGTGTGACGATTGATGTCGGTTTTATTATTATTCTCTAGGACGGGTGATTGGTATTATATACCATGATCTTGCAGAAAAAGGAAGAGATTTCCTCTTCCTTTTTTTTGTTATATATATAGGGTTTATCTCCCCGGTTTTACCATGTATATCCGCAGTTCTTGCATTCATAGGTCTTATTGATCTTCTTACTAAAAATACCAAACAAAGAAATACTGGTGGCTCTGTTAAGCATAGAAATTTTAACAACATTTCTACTATGACAATGTGGACAGCATTTACCGCTCATACTCTCCTGCTGCATTATGTTGGTTCTAAACTGAGAAATACGTGCCTGATACTCAATTGGATCTGTTTTTTTGAGTTCATTCATCTGCATAATAAAATTAGGATCAGTTGAGACTTTTCTCAAAACCTTGATTTCATCGATGGTGATTTCGGATTTAATTAATGGTTGATCTGTATGAAACCAACAAAATTCATTTTCTGGTTCTTCTTCAAAAGTGTCGTAAAATCCTGGAATTGCATAACGAGGCTCCCAGAACCAAACTGTTTTATCATTTTCTTTTACGCAATGAGGGCAATACCATGCATATTTTTGCATAAACTTCCTCCTGTAATTTAGATAATATTCCAAGTATTAAATAAATTATAACATTATTCTCGTTACAAGTAAATAAACGTTGTAAATTATGATGGAGATAATGTAAATTCCCCTATATTTGATTTCTTCTTAAAAAGATCTCCTGAAGTTATTGCAAATACAAAAAAATTTGGTAGCCAAATAAAAGACTTGTATGATAGTGGAAAACTGGCTCAAGAAAGTATTTCTAATATAGCAGATAGGATTGGCGAAGTATCTTCTAGCGCTGTAGTTGCAGCAGAAAAATTAAAAACTGGCAAGATTGAAATTGGCGAGTTTATGAATATTGCCAATAAGGGTGGTTCCAGTCTAGGAATATTTGCAAATGCCATTAAGAATATTGGTATGAATATGCTTATTATGGCTACTGTAAGTGCAGCATTTTGGGCAGTTGGACAGGTTATTGACAATGTTGTTCATAAAACGGAAAAACTTAAAAAAGCAAGTGAAGAAGCTGCAAAGAGTATTCAAGAAATAAAGGATACATATACAGAACATACTAAACTTTTAAAAGAAGTATCTGAATCTTACAATGATCTAGCTAGTGGTGTTGATACCAAAACGAATAAAAATCTTACTCTTAGTTCTGATGATTATAATAAGTTCTTAGATATTAACAATCAGCTTGCAAAGTCATTCCCCCAATTGGTGGATACGATTGATAATAATGGTAACGCAATTATCAATCTTGGTAACAATAGTCAGGAATCTGCTGCTAAAATAAGAGAATTATTACAGGCAGAACAAAATACACAGAATTATAAGATTTTTCAGAATATAGATGATCTTTATGGTGGAGTAAAAGTTCAGTTTGAAGAAGCTAAGAAAGCCGCCGAGGATTATGAGGTTGTTGTCAACAGTACAAAAGAATCTCTTTCCCAGGTTAAAGATTTAAGTGAATCTGGAATAACTATTGGAGACAAAATTGAGTTCTCTGGTTCATATGGAAATTCTGTAGATTTACAGAAATTACAATCCTATAAAAATGTTGTACAGGAATTCTATAAGTCATTAGATAAGGATCGGCAAACTGCTTTAAATATTGATGGAAGTTTTCTTCCATCTACTATGGTTAATCAAGATGCTTTAGATGATTCTAAATTTGATTTCTATCTGAATACTGTTTTATTGACAGATGAAGAAAAAGAAAAACTTCAAAACATGATTCAAAGCGAAGTCGGTTCTTTATGGGCTAAGGCAACTGACAGCTTTGATACAATGAACATGGAGAAAAGCGATGCTCAGACAGCAGCGGAATTAAAATGGAAAGATTTTATTCCAAATTTAGTTTCTGCTATGAAGTCTCAAGCCAGCTATAAATCATTAGATGATACAAGTAAGGAAATTACAGAAAGTTTAATTTCTGGTCTTTCAATGGACGATGTATATGAATATACAGAGTCTACTGGGAAAACGGTCTATGACTATGTTGTAGAAAATATCATTACACCATTGTCTAAACTTCCTAATGATAAAAAATATGCTGCCGAGAAAATTTATCATGATTTATTTGCTTTAAAGGACGAAGATCTCTCTCCTACTGAAGCAAAAGAAAAAATTGATGCCTATATTAATCAGCTTGCTGAATATCTTAAGATTGATTCAGCTAAATTGAAAATCCAATTAGGATTTGGCTCTACTGATGATTTAGCGTCTAAATATCAGCAAACACTTCTGTCAACTGTTAATCAATTTAAAGGCGATGCTGGAACCGCAGACTGGGATAAGTGGTTTAAGTATGCAGGAATTAATACCGAAGAAGAAATTGACAACTGGAACAAGATTGCAGAATCTTGTAAAACTGCTGCTGAAGCCAAGAAAAAATATTTAGATGAAACAAGTGGATTTTCTGATCCTCTCTCCAAAGAAGATATGATCTCTGAGATCAATGGTTTATCAGAAGGTTTTGAAGAACTTGACAAGATCATGACATCCATGAAGGATAAGGATAAGAAATTTGACTACTCTCTTCTGGTTGATAAAAAATTCAAAGATAATTTTGGTGGTCTTACAACAGAATACAATGCCTTTATGGATGCAGTCACCAATAGTCCTAAAGATGTTGCTGCTTGTCAGAGTGCATTTAACGATCTTGCTTCTGCCTTTATTTATAATTCAAAAGTTATTAAAGGTTTAAGTGATGATAATGCTGATGTTGCCGCACAATACCTAGAACTGATGGGTGTCCAGAATGCCGAAGAGGTTGTTACTTCTGCTCTAGCGCAAAGACATGCAGATGCTGCTTGGGAAGCTAGAGATTTATCTAATGCAACTTATGATGAAATTGTAGCATTAGCTCAGGAAAGCGAATCTACTGCTGGTGGTCAAAAGGCATTTGAACTATATCTTGCGCAAAAAATACTTGCTAATCAGACTCCATATGATGCCAGCGCAAGTATTAACAACTTAAAAGCAATTGTCGGAGCATTAGGAATTGCAAGTAGTGCTTGGGTTAGATACTATGCGGCAGTAAATCGTATGAATGAAATCCAAGCAGACCCCAATTATGTAAGTTATGATGATTTTGGAAATAAAGTATCAAAAGATACTGTTATAAAACAGTATGCAGATATTGCTTCTCAAGCCCAGGAAGAATTAAAGGGTGAAATTGATGCACAGCTAAAAAACGTCCAAGTCAGCAACTATACTGGTCCAAAGTCTACCAATCCGCAAAAGGGTTCGTCAGGCTCCAAAGGTGCCAAAGATAACTCAACAATCGACTGGATCAAACGTAGTGCGGAATTACTTGAACGTGAAAGTACTCGTCTACAGACTGCTATAGATGATACTTGGAAAGCTTATACAGGATTATCTCAAGCAGATATAGAACGTGTTCAGGAACTGTTTAGTATGAATTTGACTCCAAATTCAGATGAAGTAAATGAACTTTTGGACTATGCTGATAAATTGGGTGTTTCTATCGGAGAACTTCAAGACCTTGCCAACAATAATGGACTAGAGAGCAGACAGTCTCTACTAGAGCAACTGATTGACGTTGACAAACAACGGTTAGATCAGGGTATTGATTCTCTCAACTATTATAAGAACTCCTATGAAGAGTATGTAGCAAAAGTTCCTGAATACCGTGACAAGATTGAAAATGGTGGCATTGATATTGAAAGTTTCTCAGGTGATGAGAAAACTAAGATTGAGAATGCTATGAACGCTTATGATTCTTATCTGGACCAGAAGAAAACGAATCTGGAATTATCTAATACTATTCGCGACAATGAATTAGAGTATTACACAATCGCTATCAATGAAATAGATAAGAAAAATGCCCGTCTTAGCAGTTCTAATGATCTGATTCAAAAGCAGATTGACTTGTTAAATACACAAGGAATTACTGTTTCTTCTAGTATGTATGACCAACTCATATCCAATACCGAAGGACAGATTGGTTATCAGCAGGAAAAACTGCAAAAGCAAAAGGATCAACTTATCAAAGCTATCACAGAAGAAGGCTTAAAAGTTGGTAGCGATAAATGGTACGAACTGAATGACGAGATTATGTCTACTGAGGGTTCTATCAAAGACCTTGAAAAAGCCCAAGCTGAATATGAGAAGCAACTCCGTGAACTCCCCATCACCAATCTTGAGAAGTTAGGCACTATCTACCAGAACATCCTTGATACCATTCAGAACTGGGGCGCTGAAATGGAAGCCTCCGGCAAGACATTGGATGCAGACTACTATCAGAAACTCATTAACAATGCTAATACTTCTATCTCTAATTATAAGGAAGAAATTGAAGCTATCCAGGATGTCATGGAGGACTATAATCCTGGTACTGACAACTGGAATGAGATGAATGATAAGTTGCAGCAGTGTAACTCTTCTATCTCTTCTCTTGTACAGAACATGCATAAGTGGAATGAAGAGCTACTAAATCTTCCTATTCAGAAGATTTCAGATGCATCTGATTCTCTGAGTAAGATTGTTGATGGACTGAATGATGTTAAGAGTGAGCATGAGACAGTCATTAGTGCTGTAACAGGTGCTATCAGTGACGAGATTGACCGTCTGAATGATGAGAAGGAAGCTTACGAGGATACGATCAACGACCAGAAGGAAGCTCTACAAGATAGAATGGACTTACTGGATAAGCAGAATGAGAAGCTGAAACTGCAAGCTCAGTATGAACAGGCACTCTATGATCTTGAAAATGCCACTACGCAAAAAACTGAAAAGGTCATAAGAAATGGCGAACTGACCTATGAAGCTAATGCTGATAATCTACGCAATGCACAGGAATCTGTTCAAGACGCCCTTGCTGCATTAAAGAAGCAGGAACTTCAAGACCAGATGGATGCTCTGGATGATGCTTTAGATGATTACAATGATAAACTGCAAGATACTTTAGATTCTTTACAGAAAATCAGTGATAAATGGTCTGAAATCGCATCTAAGAAGGAACAAGCAGATAACGAAAAGACTGCCACTGATATTCTTGGAAAGAACTGGAAAGATAAGGTTCTAAGCGGCAATGACGCTGATATTTTCCAGATGTTTAGCAAGCTGTATTCCGATAATGTAGACCAGATCAACAAGTATCAGGAGCAGATTGACTCTACAGAACATATCTCTTCTTTAATCCAAGAATACATTGACTCCTATAAGGCAGGCACTCTTACTTATGAAGAGGCACAGGCCGGTATTCATGATCTCGTATCACAGATGAACCAGAAAATGTCTGCAATGGACAACCTACAGAATATCTATAATTACATGGGTAAGGTATATGACACTGCCGCAGATGGTGATGCGGTATTTGGTGGTATTCAGAAAGCATTTAAGGAATCTGGCGATCAGCTGATCTCATCTTTACAGCAGTATCAGGCGAATGCAGGTCTTATCTCTGAATCTATGAGCAGTTGGCAACAGCTGACTAATAATGTAGAAAGTATCAAAGATATTTTGGAAGATGTAAAGGATAATCTGAAAGATACAGAACGTGACAGAGATGATGATGATTCTGGAAGTAAGAAACATAGCAGTAGTTCCAATGCACCAAGTACAAGTAGTCGTAGAGAAACAGGTGATTCTAGTCATGGTCCTGGTGTTGAGAAACATCATAGTGGTGTATTCAGTGGTGCTGTGGGTAGTTCTTCTGCTGACAAAACAGATAAGATCAGAGTCCTTGAAGCTGAGAAATTAGGACCAAATGAGATACCGGCGGTACTAGAACGTGGGGAAATGGTCTTTACTCCTGAACAGATGGAAAAGCTTGTAGCAAGTTTTAGTGCTACGGCATACGTTCCTGATAATTCATGGATAAAGAACATGTATCCTTCTGCTACTGTTAATACGAAGCCGAATATAGTCAATGTCTCTGTTGGTGATGTGAAACTGACAGATGTAAGAGATGTGGACGGTTTTGCCAAGGCTATGGGTAAAGATTTTGTTCCGCTTGCAAGACAGGCATTGGCAAGATTTTAAGACCATAAGGGAGTAGTTTTATGCTACTCTCTTATCATAAATATTGGTTGAAAAATTTCCTATATTGTATATACTGTAAGTAACAAAACAACATTCAAACATATTTTGCTTGATATTTTTGTGATTTATGGAGGCAACAGTATGGGAAACGAAGACAACAAAAAGAAGGATAATACTAAGAAAAAGGTATCATGGAGACCAATTATTTTCTCAAGAGAACCTAAGAAAGAAAAACCTATAGATGTAGATAAAATGACGGGACAAACTGGCAATAATACTAATCAAGGAAGTCAGGGAACCCCATGATGAAGGAGTTGGAAATTATAAATACAATTAATGATATTATAAATATTCTTCCGGTAATTTTTCAATATGTTGTTCCAGGATATTTCTGCATATCTTTTTATTCATTTTTATATGCAAAAAAGCCTAGTGAAAACTCATATATATGGAAAAGCTGTATTATAAGTTTTGTATTATTATCTATAGTACAATTTTTAAGACTTGTATCGCCGTTCAATATAATACCAAATAACCCATTTTTAAATGTATTTGCTAGTATTGTATTAGGGATCGTCTTAATAGGAATTATTTATTGTCTATTGGCGCAAGAATGGTTTCAAAATCTTATTACCTTTTTATTTGGTAAATCTATATTTGAAAATGTTTTAGATTATGCTATAGATTACGAGGAAGGATCAAATGTAAAAGTATATCTTAAAAATAAGAATTATTACATAATGGGTCATTTTAAATTCTGCGAAGAAAAAGGTGAAGATTCCTGGATCGTAGTAAGTGCTTTTAGTAAGCGTGAAGTTGCTACAAATTTACTGTGTGCAAACGAGCCAGACCACACAAATGACAGTGATGTAAAAATGATCGTTAGATTAAAAGATATTGAATATATGGAAATATTTTAAAGGGTCAGATTTATTCTGGCTCTTTTGTTTTAGTATATGGGGAGTATCCAGAAATGGGTACTCTCTTCTTTAATTTAAAGGAGATTTTATGGAAAACTATACAGAGATTTTTAAGAATGTTATTTCTATGGTGCAGGAAATGATTAGCAAGTCTATTAATAAAGCCGCTTATGACAAGACATTCCGAGCCATTGTTATAGATAAGAAGAAAGATGGCGTATACGAGATTGAATACAAGGGGAAACGCTACAGTGCCAGATGTAAAACGCCAGTAGAAACAGGTAAGATTGTTACTGTGTGTGCGCCGCAGAATAAGTGGAATGAGCTGTATATACAGAGTGATGAAGAGTATGTACTGAATGAACTAAGTTCAAAGTTTTTTGCAGATACATTAAAAGGTGGAACTGCATTAGATATAATTGAACAGCTCAGATATGGTCATGGACAGTGCGGTTCAGTGTATGTAGACGATTGTACTTATGTAAATGTTTCTATTCCCGAAGGCTGGTATAACTTTCTATGGATACCTCACAGAAATGGTGGCAAAGAAAGAGATAATTTTAATTATGGTACTCTGACACTATATCCTATGAATATGACGGGCAATATGTACGTGATCCAGTATTCCCAGGGGAAGATTAGTATGGTGAAGGTACTGTAAAGAAAATAAAATAAAGGGTGGTGAAATATGTATGCGATTATAAATCCAATAGAACCATTTGACAGGTCGGTTGGTTCTACTATTAGTTTTACATGGAATGGAAACCAGATTTTTAAAGTTCGATGTAAAATCAAATTAAATTCTTCTGGTGAAGTCGTTTATGACGAAACAGTATCTTCTATGAAGAAAGAGTATGTAATTCCAGCTGATACAGATTTGGTGAATGGTGAATATTATGTTGCTACGATCACTGTCTTTGATGCTGATGATAATGAATCAGACGAACAGGATATTGGAACTCCTTTCTACTGCTTCTCTACTCCTTCTTTTTCTTTGTCTGTAGTAGATGATACCGTTATTAAAGCTTCTGAATATGAATTCACACTCTCCTACTCTCAGAGTGAGGATGAGGCATTAAACTCCTACGAAATAACTTTATGTTCTTACCAAAAGAACGTTTTACAAACGACAAATACATTATATGACACTACTTCTATGAAAGCTATGTTCACAGGTTTGGAAAATGCTACCGATTATTATATCAGAGCAACCGGTACTACTCTTCATGGAATGATGCTGGATACTGGTTATATCCATATTGTTGTTGCTTACAAGAAACGACATATCATGTCTGTTATCGAAGCCAATAACTTACCCAAAGTTGGTGGCGTGGAAATCAGAAGTAATATCGTGTCAATTGAAGGTTGGTCTGATAAACCAGTAGATTATACCCATCCTAGCGGTGCAAATGTATTTGATAATAGAATTGTCTTCGACTCTGGTTTTGTAGTCGAAGGTGACTTCACAAAAATCTTTGTAATCAAAAATCCTTTTATAAATAAAAGTATTATTAAATTCCAGGATGAAACTGGAACAAATATTGCAAATGTGTATTACAGAGAAGGCGAATATGCTTCTTCAAATGGTAAGGCAGCATATTTTGAATTGCAGTCAGCCTTTTCAGGATTTGCACAAGTTGCAATGAGTAACTTTGTTACACTTCCTACAGATAATCAGAGCTTTGTTCTATATATCGTTCGTGTAGGGAATTATTATGATTTACATTTGGTCTTAATTGAAGACGCAGAAACAGAAAGTGAGGGATAATGCATGTTTTTAGGATTAACATGTGCAGGTGATGTAGATTCTGTATCTTCTACTCTCTCACAGGATAACCAGGTCGATGTCCTTGAAATTAAAAATGCACACTTTGATGTCATCTTGGTTACGAATAAAATATATGATACCTTTGATGGAACGTTTGATACAACATGGACTTTTGATACCAGATTGTATACAAAGCTAGAAGGTAATTTATGCGGTGGTAATGTAAACTTTACAGAAAGCATCGTAGAACAGGTACGTATCAAGAAAAAGACTTCCAAAGATTCTAAATTCCAAACTATTTTTGAGAAGCCAATTAATACAAAGGAAGACTTGGCAATTGAATTTATTGATTATTTAGAACCAGTAGATAAAGTGGAATACGCTTACGTTCCTGTTATTTCTGGTGCAGAAGATAACTATATTACAAACTCAGTAGAGTCGAAGTTTAATTATTATTTCTTAGTTGATAATGACACTTCCTATCCATGTATTCTGAATGTAGTTCGCAGCGATACATATAACTATGGTGCTACTGCTGTTAAGCCATTGAATCGAAAATATCCTATTACTGTAGTAAATGGCATTACAGGTTATCGAAGTGGAACTTTTGAATCTATCTTCTTAAATCTGCCTTGTGATGGCGTAGAGAATGATGGATTACTTCCATACCAGTACAGAGACAAGATTATTCAGATGCTTACAAATGGTCAGCCGAAACTCATCAAGTCATACGAAGGTGAACTCTTTATGATCAACATTACAGATAATATTGAGGAGTCTGAACGTCAGGCTGTTTATGATGGAAGTAAGAACTATGAATTGGTAACAAATAAATTTAGTTGGGTTGAGTGTGCAGACCCATACGATGCAAAAGAATTAAATTATAACGGATTTACAGATGTTACGACATTTTAGAAGGGAGGAGTTATATGATTGTAACGCAAGATGATATAGATATTTTGCGACAAGGTTCGCAGACAATCTATCTAAAAGTTGAGTTATGTGATTCCTCTCTTAAAATTCTGGATTCTTTGACAGGTGTAATTCTCACCGATTCTTATTCTGTAGATAATTCCTCTCAGCAACGAAGATCATACACTTGTGATATTGCAATTACAGATTCTTCTTTTGATATTGGCCCCGATAAAAAAATCTGGCATAACAAAAGACTTCGTGTTTACTACGGAGTATGGTCAATTAAGCGAAGAAAAACTATTTGGTATCGCATTGGCACATTCGCATATACGGACATGAAATACACATTTTCTCAGACTGAGAGAAAGCTTTCACTCTCCTGCAGTGATCTAATGTCCTTATATGATGGAACTCTAAATGGCAAAATGCCAGGATATGGTTCTACCAATTCAGGCGATGGTAATACAGAAATTGTTGCCGTTACAGGTTTAAAGATACCGGCGGGTGAAGATATAAGAAAGTCGATCATTGCTACCTTGGATGCGGCAGGTATCACTTCTTATGTTGTAGAGGATATCGAGAAAGAAATTCCTTATGACTTGGAGTTTAATACAGGTGCGAGTTATGCGGATGTATGGAAAGAGATTTGTGAGCTTTATGATAGTTGGGAATACTTCTTCGATGCAGATGGTGTATTTACTTGGAGAAAGATCCCTACTTGTTTAGATGATCCTGTTATTTTATCTGATGACATTATGCAAGATATTGTTATCGATGAGAACCCTAGTCTTTCATTCACAGGTATTTATAATGTGACAGAAGTATGGGGAAAGGTATTGGAATTAAGCAATACAGATCGATATGCTGAGACTTGTACATACGAAAATAATATATATAAGGTAGACTTCACTGAATATGAGAAATGGGAAGACTTGGATAATCTGACCATGATTGCTATAAAAATTCCAGCTGAAAATGAAGCAAGCCCTCAATTTACAATCGGTAACTTCTCTCCTATTCCTATAGTTGACGGCAATGGGAACGCTCTAACAGAAAAGGTACTGAGCAAAGATACCGTCTATGTATTCAGATATAGAAGAATGACCGTAGATGAGTCTAATAATATTGTAGCTTCTCTATATCTTCTTGGACAATATCAGTGTAAAGGCAGGTATGAAGAGACATCTAAGGATTGTCCTTTCTCTACTACTAATCTTGGTTATGAGATTGTAAATCCTGTGGATTATAGCAATCTGAGCGATGATGCTGCTTGTTATAATCAGGCTGAGTATCTTACATATAAGTCTACTGCAATGATGGATACGATCAATCTGAATACTCTGGTCGTTCCGTGGATCGATGTCAATATGAAAGTGGAATATACAGCGCAATATAATAAGAAGAAAAACCAATATATTATCAAAAATTTTTCATGGTCTTTCGGATCTGGAACAATGTCTGTAACTCTTTATAAATTCTTAGAAGATTTTTCATACGTATATAACCGTAAAAATAGAAAGTTGGTGAACAATAATACATGAGTGAAACAATAACACAATACGAGCAGTATCCTCGTAGTCAATTTCCAGGACAGGTTGATAACTGGGATAATATGCAGGATATCAATTCTCTTACTGCTCCGCTTGCTTTAGCATACAACAATTTAATTCAGGAAAAGAAATATACAGAAGCTGCTAAATATCTTTCTGCATATCCTGAATTAGATCGTATTTTATTCAATGCACAAAAATTTAATCAGCTGATGGACGGAATTAAAGCTGTCCAGCAATTTTTCAAAGATGATGTAAAAACATATATCAATGGATTATCAAATGCTACCATTGGCATTGATGATAATTTAAATATGGGCGATGTTGGAGCCGATACAAATTCTTATTCTATAACGAAAATTCATAATTTATTAAATCCAGAAGTCATTACAAATACCACAGACCTTGATAATCTAAAAGGTTATGGTGATGGCTGTAACAAATTATATTGTTGGGATGAAAGCACAGCAAATCTATTAACTCATCTTCCACCAACATATCCTGCGAGTACAGCTGGTATCCTTCATGTAATTAGAAGAGGCGATCTTTTTTTACAGGTAATTTACACTAATGGGAAAATCTTTTATCGTACTGCATTAGCTTCTAATTCTTGGTATGAAATATTTGATTACAATCGTCTTTTAACAGTTACCCTTAAAACTTCTAATTGGTCTGGCGATTCTGCCCCATATTCTCAAACAATATCTGTTCAAAATTTAAGAAGCACTGATAATCCTCTGGCTGTGAAATTGCTGAAAGATGGCGCAACTGTTACAGAACAAAAAGCATACAACAAGGCTTTCAGCTTTTTAGCAGCAGGTACAAACATCATTGCTGACGGGGAAATTACATTCAAAGTTTACAAGAAACCCGTGATGGATTTTACAATTGGATTGAAAGGAGTTTAGATGTCACAAGTTTTATTTTCTGGTGGTGACGGTAATGGCGTCTATTCTGAGGACTGTACTGCTACTGCTAATGATATTTTAAAGGGAAAGACTGCTCTTTTTAACGGATCCGATGATGAGGTTGTGGAGGGCACACTTGAACTGACTGGAACTGCAGTTGATAATCAAGTTCTTGCTGGAAAAACTTATTATAGTACAGATGCTCATACAAAAAGAACCGGAACTATACAATCACAGCCTGGTTGGACCCCTATTCCATCAACAGCCCAGCAGATACTTGATTGTAAAGGCAAATACATGACAGAGAATGTTGTTATTCCAGCTTTTATTATGCCTTCTGCTAATGTTATAAAAGCAGGTGCAACAGTATCAATATACGGGCAAAGTGTTACTGGAACTTGGGAAGGATATACACCTACTACTGAGTATTTCTGGAAGGCTACACCGGGCGGTAACAGTAATGTAGGCGGTCTTGTTGGAACCGGAAATTTGGGGTTTGGTAGCCTGGGACAAGTTTATTCCGACAGTAATGCTTCTAATAATACATTATCAACTCCTACGATGATTAATTTAAGAAAATATAGTCGTATTTTCGTACACATCAGTAAAAGCGAGCCTTTTGAAGATGCAGGCGTTGCCATATACGCAAGATATGCCAATGGGCAAAGAGCGTTGATGCGCAGCTTTATGCATTACTCAACAGATGGAGCATTCTACTACTATGACTATAATGCTTCTTGGTGGGCAACATTAGAGCTAGTGTTTACGTGCCAGGGAACAGGTCTGTGGCAGTGGGGCATTCAGTATATAGAATAATGAAAGGAATTTAATTTGTATGGGACAAATATTATCTTCAGGATGTGGAAGTTATACAGATTTAGATTCAGTAACTGCTTCTGCTGACGATGTTTTGGAAAAAAAGATAATTATTGATAAAGATGGAGATCCTGTTGTTGGAACTATGAAAAATATTGGTGCTTACGATACTGCTGTTTCAGTTGCAGCCAATAGTACAGATTTATACTTAAGAATGCATAATGGAGCACATGTTACCAATACAATTTCTGGGTATCCAGAAATTTCCTGTACAAACGCCTCTGCACTTAATGCAATGGGAATTCAGTCTATGGCAGGTGGAACTTATACTCCTGGTGCTTCTCAGCAGACGATTGCTTGTACAGGTAAAAGAATGACAAGTGATATTATAATTCCAGGATTTTCCATGGCGCCAGCCAATGTTATTAAAAAAGGTGTAACTATTAATACCTATAATCAAAGTGTTACTGGTACATGGGAAGGATATACACCTACTACTGAGTATTTCTGGAAGGCTACACCGGGCGGTAACAGTAATGTAGGCGGTCTTGTTGGAACCGGAAATTTGGGGTTTGGTAGCCTGGGACAAGTTTATTCTAACGATAGCAGCCAAGTTTCAAATACACTTACTACCCCATCTATGATTGATTTGAGAAGATATACCCATGTATTTGTAGATATTGCAAAGTCTTCGGCGTTTTCAAGCGCAAGTGTTGAAATTTATAGAATAGATTCTAGTGGCAAGTCGAGGTTGTTATGTACTTTTTATACAACATCAGGCTCATATACACGAATGTCTTATCAATATGATGCTTCAAGGCAAGGAAAATTAAAATTAGTATTTACACAACAGGGAACTGGTATTTTAACTTGGGGTGTTCAAGCAGTTTAAATTTAAGGAGAGTTTATATGAAAGCTTTAGTAATTTATGATACGACTGGTAAAATCTGGTCAATTATTTATGGAGAACAAAAAGCTCCACAAGGATTGTTATCTATGTTTGTTGATGTCCCAGATGGAGCAACATTAGATAAAATTGATGTAACTGATTCTGAAAACCCAAAACCTGTTTTTAATTATCTTCCAGAATCAGATATTGGAAGATTAAAGAAACAGGTGACTGATTTGGAAGATCAGCTTACAGAAGCACAGTTAGCACTGACTGAGCAGTATGAAACCAATCTGTCTCAGGATGATGAAATTACAAATACTCAGTTAGCATTAACAGAGTTATACGAAATGAAGGAGGCTTAATTATGGCAAGTTATATGGCAACCGTATATGCGGATTTAATCCGTAAAGGTAAAAAAACAATTAATGAAGTACCGGAAAAAATCAAGGCAGAAGTTGAGGCAATCTTAAATGCTTAACTTACTGCTTATTTTTATGTCCAGAAAGGAGAAAGAAATTATGGCAGTTATCTATGCAACTCTTATTGTAAAAGGAAAGAAAACATATAAACAGGTTCCAGACAAGATCAAACCACAGGTAAAACAGGTGTTAATCGATCTGGAATGTGAAGATTTAATCGAAGAATAATTATTCAAGTCCTGCATCTTCAACGGTGTAGGACTTTTTCTAAAATAACACGTAAAGAAAGGAGCACTTATGGCTTTATCTTTTTGTGAGTCCTGTAAGAAACAGACTCAACAGATGAAGTCATCTGCTACTACTACCTCAGTTAATCTGAGTACATATAGTACAGATGATATTAAACCTGTCGCATTGGCAGCAGATGCAGATGTATCTTTCACCAAAAGCGACAAATATGTGTGGTATAACAACTACACGGATGAGAAATTATCATATATAGATGAACAGAAAAATATTACTGTAGATAGTTCTCAGATTAATATTTCTCAGGAAGAAAACTCTCAGTTTATCCCTTTTGAAATGGACAGATATTATGATGGTATCGACTTAACAGAGATGTTAATTCAGATCCATTATATCAATAAAAACAAAGAGGAAGATTATGATAACGTAGTCAACTGCCAGTATAGCGCAGATAAAATTCGTTTTGCTTGGCTTGTTGACAAAGGCGTTACATATCTTCCAGGTGACATCACTTTTGAAATTCGTGCTACTGGTGTGAACGAAAAAGGTGACAACTATTGTTGGATTTCAAGACCTAATGGCAAGCTGAACGTCATGGAGTCTTTGACGGGAAACGGTATTATCAAACCTGACTCTGACTGGTATACAGGTTTCATTAATACCATGAACTCCAAAATCAGCGAAGCTTCTGCTTATGTTGACCAGGCAAATGCGGCTGCTACTAGAGCTGAGACCGCAGCCAATAATGTAGAAACAGATATCGCAGACTTAACCAATACAGTAAAGACTGAGGTTATGAACACTGTCACTGATACACTTTCTACCTATTATAATAAGGAAGAAGTTGATCAGCTGATTGAAAATATTGATGTCTCAGACCAGTTGCAGGATGTATACAAAAAGATTGACAGTATTGATGGGCTGGCAAAATTTAATGTGGAATATACAGAATCCACTTCTACTCTCTCCTTCTACAATGGAGAAGAGAAAATCAAAGACATTAAGATTAACACCAATCCAACTGCGGAATGGGTGAATTCTTATAATCAGATTGTTGATGGAAAAATCACTACTGCTGTAAGTCCAGTTTCAGAAGCATTGACTTCTTATAAACAGAAAAATGATGCAAAAGTTTCTGCCCTTGATGAGAAAATTGGTAATATTCCAGAATCCTTACAGACAGATTATTATAAGAAAACAGATGTTGATGCACTATTAGATAAGAAAGCATCTTCTTCTGACCTTACTTCTCTTTCTTCTACTGTAAATGCCATTGAACAGACTGCAAATGCAAATAAAAAGAATGTTACCACTCTCTCAGAAAAGGTTGTTGAACTTGAGACAAAGGTAGATAACATCGGAGAATTAGATGATGTTAAGACCTATGATGCAACTTATGAAGATGAGAAGTTCACCTTATGGGAAATCCAGCACGAGGGTGACGATGAAAAGGAAGTCCGTACTGCAAAGTCCAGTTTCAAGATTACTGGCGGTTCAGGCAGTGGTGGAACTACTTCTACTTTAAAGATTGAGTATGTGACCACTTCGCCTGTCGTTATTACTACAGAAGGAAAGGCAATTATCAAATATAACTTCTCAGGTGTTGACTCTTCAGGCGACCAGGTAACAGAAGGCACTTATACTTGGAAAATCGGAAGCAGAGTTATCGCTACTGGCACTGCCATCAGTGGAGAAAATACTTTTGATGCCACTCAGTACGTTTCTACTGGCTCTCAGAAATTACTGTTAAGTATCGTGGATGATGCCGGTACTTTAGTAACTAAATCCTGGACAGTTCAGGTTCTTGATGTTCGTATTGAATCCTCTTTCAATGACAAACTGACATACAATATTGGACCAGTATCATTTGACTATACTCCTTATGGTGCGTTGGATAAGACAGTCCATTTCTGGGTAGATGGTAAAGAACTGTACACTGTTGAAACGAGAATTTCAGGTACTCCAATATCCTATAATATCGCTGCACAGGAGCATGGAGCACATCTTGTAGAAGTATATCTTACAGCTGAGGTTAATGGAGAAACCATTGAATCTAACCACATTAAGAAGGATATTATCTGGTATGATCCGACAAGTGACAAACCTGTTATTGGATGTATACAGCAGACTCTTGATGTACAGCAGTATGATACTGTAAATATCGAATATACCGTTTACGATCCGACTACAGAAAGTCCTGTAGTAACTCTTGCTGTTGATGGTAAAGAGGCATCTACTCTTACATTGAATTCCCATACACAGGTATGGCAATATAAGCCAACTGAAATCGGAAACCATGTACTGACAATTACTTGCCGTGGTATCGTAAAGACTATCAATGCTACTGTAGAAAAACTGGATATTGATGTAGAACCAGTAACTGCAGGTCTGGTGTTTGACTTTAATCCTGTTGGTAGATCCAATAACGATGCAAACAGATTATGGTCTGACGGTAATGTGGCTATGACTGTATCTGAAAATTTCGACTGGGCAAATGGCGGTTGGCAGATTGATGAGAACGGCGATCAGTATTTCGGAATTAAAGCCGGTACAAAAGCCACTATTTCTTACAATCTTTTTGCTGATGACGCACGTAGAAATGGTAAAGAATTCAAGTTTATTTTCAAAACCACTAACGTAGCAAAAGCAGATGCTACCTTTCTGTCTTGTGAATCCGCAGGTATCGGATTACAAATGAATGTACATGAAGCGTATATTAAATCTTCTGCAAAATCTCTGTATGTACCATATAGCGAAGAAGACATTATTGAATGGGAGTTTAATATCAATAAGGACACGGATATTCCGATTGTCATGGCGTATGAGGATGGTACTCCTGGTAGACCAATGAGCTATACATCTGATTATTCTTTCACACAGGAAACACCTGCTCCGATTACTATCGGTTCCGATGACTGTGATGTTTTAATTTACAGAATGAAAGCTTATAATACAAGCCTTTCTTCTCAGGCTATTCTGACTAATTTTATCTGTGACGCAAGAACTGCAACAGAAATGATTGATCGTTACAAGAGAAATCAGATTTATGATGAAAACCAGTCTCTTACCCCTGAACATCTTGCTGAAGCTTGTCCTGATATGCGTATTATCATGATTGAGGCACCATACTTTACAAACGACAAAAAGAACTTTGTGAAGAATACTTCTATGGAATGTATTTATAAGAATGGTGATCCAACACTTGATAACTGGAAGTATGAAAACTGCTATCATGCAGGCCAAGGCACTACTTCAAACGAGTATGGTCAAGCAGGAAGAAACATAGATGTTATTTGCTGTGCAGATGGTATACATCAGATTAACAGTAAAATTGATCTTGATCCAGATTATAAAACAAAACTTACATTAGGAGATGGAACTGTTATTGAAGACGGAACAGGTAAAATTTCATTAACAAGAAATTCTATTCCAAATAATTGGTGGAATTTTAAATTAAATATCGCCTCTTCCGATATGGTAAATAATGCTTACTCTCAGAATCGTTACAATACATATCTTCCATATTCCACTCCTGCTACAAGGAGAGATTCACGAATTAAGAACGATATGGAATTTGTGAACTGTGTTATTTTCATCAAAGAAAATGATCCTGATGTTTCTACACATAGAGAATTCCAGGACTGCGAATACCATTTTTACGGGCTTGCAAATATGGGAGATTCAAAAAAAACCGATATCAGTAGAGCTTATGATCCTGACGATATGAAGGAATTTTGCATTGAAGTAAGTGATAACACTCTTCCAAACTCTACTTATCAGACTGGTGTAACTAACTTAGATGGTACTATAAAGTATCCAATTAGTAAGACTGAATGGGCAAGTGGTAATACGGCTTATGATTCTTTATATAATAATTGGGATGGTTCTTTTGAATTCAGATATGATTGTTGTGGAGATTCAAAAGATGGACAGTCAATTTCTTCCGATGAAGAAAAAGAGAAAATCAGAACAAATAATCGTCAAATTTGGCGTGACTTCTATGAATTTGTTATTACTTCTACTGATGAAGAATTCGTAAATAACCTTAAAAACTGGTTTATTGTAGAATCAGCAACTTATTTTTACCTTTACACTCTTAGATATACAATGATTGATAATCGCGCAAAAAATGTATTCTATCATAGGGCGAAACATTATATCACAACTGAAGAAGCCTCTGAAATGGGAGATAAAGCGAATTATTATATTATTGATGATGCGGCGGCTAAAATTAACAATGGCTATCGTTTTGACCTGTGGGATTATGACAACGATACAGGCTGGGGAATCAATAATAGTGGCGAGCTTACTATGACTTATGGCAAGGAAGATACTGATTATCGTACAGAAGGAGATCCATCTTCTGGTTATGTTTTCAATGCTGCTGAATGTGTATTTTTCTGTCGTATTCGTAATCTTATGGGTTCACAGCTTCGTACTATGTATGCTTCTTGTGAGTCAAAAGGATGTTGGAGTGCGACATCTCTGATTAATCAGTTCGATTCTAAGCAGAACGAATGGTGTGAGGAATTATGGAGACTTGACTATGTTCGTAAATACGAAAGAACCTATCGTGATGGCAACACTCGTTTCTTGGAACAGATGATGAATGGTAAGAAGAAATATCAGCGCCGTCAGTTTGAACGTGATCAGGAAATTTATATGGCAACAAAATTTGTCGGAACGTCTATTACTTCTGATCAGATTATGTTCCGTTGTAACACTCCTGTAGGTGCGGTTGTATCTCCTGATTATACACTTCACTTAACTCCATATTCTAATATGTATCTTGACGTAATGTTCGGTAATTCCTCTGTAAAACAGATTAGAGCAAAAGCAGGTCAGACATATGACATTACTTGTCCTTACACAACTATGGATGATACTGCCGTACTGGTTTATGCAGCTTCCAGAATTCAGTCTATGGGTGATGTATCTACATGTTATATTCATGACAATGACTTCTCTAAAGCTGAAAAGCTGAAAGAACTTATCATTGGTAATACTACAGAAGGATACTCCAACACATTCTTAACCAATCTTGTTATTGGAAACAATAAACTTCTTGAAAAACTCGATATCAGAAACACGCCAAATCTTACAACCAGTTTAGACTTCTCTAAGTGCTTAAACCTGAAAGAACTGTATGCTACTGGTTCTGGTTTAACAGGTGTACTGTTTGCGAATGGTGGTAAGATTGCCACTGCTCTTCTGCCAGATACTCTTACATCTATCAAGATGCAGAACCTTATGTATTTGACAGACTTAGAGATTGCAGGTTATGACAAGATCGCAACTATGGTTCTTGAGAACTGTAATGTCGTAGATTGTAAGTCTCTGATTGAGAAATCTAAGAACGTAAATCGTGTAAGAATTACAGGTATCAATTGGACTCTGACAGACACTTCTCTGTTAGATAAGATTTACGGTATGAAAGGTATTGATCGTAACGGATATAATACTGATCAGTCTGTACTTGCAGGTGCGGTTCATGTTCCTGTAATGAGAGAAAAGAAACTTGCTGAGTACAAAGCGGCATGGCCTGATCTCGAACTTACATATGACACTTTGGTAGAACAGTTCACTATTTTATTCAAAAATGATGATGGTTCTATTCTTGATACACAGTATGTTGATAAAGGCGAAACTCCTGTCGATCCTCTGACAAGGGAAGAAAACCCGATTTCAACGCCTACGAAAAAGTCTACAGCTAAGAATAATTTTACGTTTGCTGGATGGGACAAAAATTTCATTGCAGCCTTTTCTGACGCTGTTTACACTGCAACTTATACTTCTACTATCAGAAAGTATACTATACGTTACATTTCCAAGGGAACAGTTAAGGAAACTATCACCGCTGAGTATGGTTCAACTGTATTCTATAGCAAAGATATTCCTGTATACACTGCTGAGGAAAGTGCGTATAAGTATTACCTTTTTGACAGATGGGACTCTAGTGGCTATGTGACTGGCGATAAGGACATTAATGCAGTATTCGACTCCTGTGAATACGTCCAGAATTACTTCAAGGGTAAAGATATTAGCACTATGCGCCCTGTAGAAATTTACGCCATGACAAAACTGGCAAAAGAACAGGAAGTCGTATCTGAGAAAGATAGTATCTCATTTGACATGGGTACTGACTATACTTTTGAAGACATTAAAGAAAAAACACTGATCAGCCAGGAAACCGTATTTACAGGAAGTAACTATGTGGATACAAAGTTATCTCTGATCGATGAAGATAAAGACTTTGTACTGGCAGTAGACTATATGTTTGCCACAAACAACACCACTGGTTCTACTCTTATGCAGTGTTATAAGTCTGATGGTTCTCTCGGATTTAAACTTTGGCAGAACACACAGCCACAGATTAACTGGAATACCTCTTCTACAGCCGTGTCTAACACTGGCAAGCGTGACATTCTTGTAATTCGGCATATTGCTGGTGAAAAAGTTCTGCATGTATATCAGGGTAACTTACCAGAAGAAACTATTGCATATTCTCAGCTTACCAGTAATAAGTCTGCTATTGCAACCAGTACACTCGTGTTTGGATGCTCTAAGGCAGATGATGGTGCTTATGAGAATTACGGAAAGGGAACGATCTATTGGGCTAAGTTATGGAATGCAGACTTAGGTGATACTGCTTGCCGTAATTTAGCTGCATGGACACATGAAAGCATCGAATTAGAAATGTATGCATTTAAGAGATATTATCTCAGCGACAACTCTGGTTCTCGTACTTCTATGTCCTTTATCTCCTCTCATGTCTTATCCAACATGATGAGGTTAAATGCAACTTCTACCAATGCCGGTGGTTGGGCTAAGATGGATCTGAATAAGTTCCTAAATGGCAGGTTCTACAATGCAATTCCTGTACAGTGGAGACAGTTGCTTAAGCAGGCAAAGATCCAGTCTACTGCTGGTGAAAAATCCAGTGAGACGGTTACTTCCAACTGCTATGTAGCAATTCCTGCTGCAATCGAAGTAGAGGGTGCAATGAACTTTGAGCCTTATAATTATGAAGGCTCTGTTATTCCATTCATTACTTCTGACACAGCAAGAGTTAGAACGGATGCAACTGGTACTGCTGTATCTTACTGGTTGAGATCTCCGAATATCGGATATAACACCTACGTTTGGTCCGTAAATTCAGATGGCTCTACCAGTGGATATAAGTTACCAAACCAGGAAGCAGGAGTTGTAATCATTTTAAGTATCTAAAAATTATGGGGCGTACTTCGGTGCGTCCCTTTTCTTATGGAGGTAGTTATGTTTTACAAAGTTATAAAAAATCGAAATGTGATAGATGTACTCTCTTCTATTCAGTTCGTAAAGTTTCAGCCAAAGCACAAAATCCTCCTGTTGTGCGATGAGGAACATGCACAGGGTATCCTCTCTTCTACTGGTGATACAGCGTATCATATTTCTTCTTTGGAGCCATTTCCTGTTGATGACTTTGCGACTGTAACTTTAGAAGAAATTACAGAGCACGAATATAATCAGTTGAAACAGGCTCATTGCATGTCACCAGAAGAGATTATCGACAATTATACAATGAATTTGTTTGAACAGGGGGTGCTGTGATGACAGAATTTGTAGAGAGTCTAAAAAGACTTTACCAGGATAAAAAGGTTTTAAAAATGGAACAGTTAAACAAACTCCTCTCCGATGGAAAGATCTCGAAGCAGGATTTTGAATATATCACACGAAAGGAGGAATGAAATGTTTACTGTTTTAATTCAGAATGATAACAGTGCCAATGTTACAGAGCGTCAGCGCATCATGCAGAATTCCAAATTGGTAGACGTATTACAGATTGTAGTACCAAAGTTATACGGTGAACTGGATATGTCTCAGTATTCTGCACGTTTGGAGTATCTGACTCCGATCACGCATAAGCATAACTATGTCGAATTAGAGATTGCTGATGCCGAATATAAGACCGATTATCTGTTGTATAAGATGAGAATTGACACCAATCTCACTGCAGAAGTGGGTGATGTGGAATTTATGATGACTTTCATTGATGTTGAAATGACTGATGATGGAATTGTAGAAACACCTGTAAGAAAGACAGATACGTTTACTATGCCGATTATCGCTATTGCAGATTGGTTCTCTGCGCCTGATTCTGCTCTGTCTGCATTAGATCAGCGTATCATTGCTAACCAGCAGGCAATTAAAGCTATGGCTGATCTACAGTCTACTATTGCAGAAAGCAAATTAGATGACATCAAGTTAGACACTGATGCCAAGAAAATTTATGGTACTGCCAATGGTGTTAAGAAAGGTGTCGGCATCTCAGTTAGCGATCTTGGTGATGCAATCGCAGATAACACCGAAGATGGTATGGTTTTGGTAAATACATACGGGGAGGAAAATGAATAATGGCTACTGCTGCAAAAAAATCTACGCAGAGAGCCAAATTTTCTTATGTCAATCGTGAAGATATTACAAAGCTAATCAATAACGGCAACATAGATGCCAACGACATTATTTACACAAAAGACACCCATGAAAATATATTCATTGGCTCTGATCTGTCTATCAATCCAATTCGTTCAAAAATCTATCGTTTCTCAGATGTTTCCAGTGCCGAAAAATCTTTAAATACTGCTACGGATACATATGAAGGTCAGATTGTCGCTATCTTAACTGATGGTGCTTACACTGCCTATATTGTCAACAAAAATACAGGTGGAACTTATTACGTAACTAAGTTGAGTGAAGATGCCAAGACGTTGAACTATGACAATCTAGGCAACAGACCTATCGATAACTTAGATGGCACTCTGGACGATCCGATTACCATCTCAGACCTAGCAACCGGTATTTATAAAATTCGTGGACAGTATAAGATCTGTTCAGGAGACATTACTACTTACTTATCTTCTAATGATAATTTCTTTATAGTCGATCATGATGGTACGGAAGTGGCTATTCGTAAAATCACAGCTCACAACATCATTGATTATACCGTTTCTGAAAATTCTATTGTTTCTCAGACTAATATCCCAACAAGAGAATGGATCGAATCCCAAGGCTATGTAACAGAAGCTTCTGTTAATGAAAAGATTGCAGCTTTGGATTTTATGACAAAAGAAGAAGTTGCTGAGTATGTACAGAATGAAGTTCTGGCAAATCTTGAACCACTTATTGATAAACGGATTGATCTCAAACTAAATGAAAGCTTCTCACAAGTAGAGGCTTCCGATATATCTTATCTTTTCTAATAAATAAAGGAGGAAATATGGCAACAACAAAATTTACCTATGTGTCTCTGGAAAACCTTCAGCAGTATGACAGTCTTCTGAAGCCGTTTATCGAGGGAAAAATTTCTGATACAGTAAAAGGTTCTTTAAAGACCGTTGCAATTGAAGGTAATACACTTAAATTTTACACTGTCGCAGAGCCGGTTGGCTCTACTGCACCTGCATACACCATCGAACTGCCAGAAGCAGATCTGAGTGACCTGATCCATAAGATCAAAAATGCTACTGTTGGTGATGTTGTAATCGCTAATGCAGACGGTACTATCTCTGATGGTGGTGTTAAACTGACTGACCTTGCAAAGTCTTCTGATGTAACTGCAGAAATCGGTACTGCAAAAGGGGATCTTGAGAAGAAAATCAAGACCAATACAGATGCAATTGCAAAATTAAATGGTGCTGATACCACAGAAGGCTCCGTAGCAAAGGCTGTTAAAGACGCAAAAGATGCTCTGCAGGCTAACATCGATGCCAACAAAAGAGATGTCGATGGTAAGATTGGTAACTTAGATGATCTGACTACTACCGCAAAGGGAGACCTTGTTAGTGCGATCACTGAGGTCAAAAAGGATGTTGACTCTGCGACTGGCGGTGCAAAGGTAACTGTAGATACCACTACTACCACCGAGGGTATGGCAAAATCTTATACCATCAAACAGGGTGGAAAAGAAGTTGTAACTATTGACATCCCGAAGGATATGGTTGTTAAGTCTGGTGCTGTAGAGACCAATCCTACTGGACAGCCAGCAGGTACATATCTCGTATTAACACTGGCAAATGCTACTGAGGATAAAATTTATATCAATGTTGGTAAACTGGTAGATATTTATACCGCCCAGAAGAATGCTGCTCAGATCCAGTTAGCAATTGACTCTGCAACTAGAGAAATCAGTGCAACTATCGTAGCAGGTTCTGTAGGCACTACTGAGTTAGCCGATGGTGCTATCACTACCGTTAAGATTGCCGATGGTAACATCACCAAGGTAAAACTGGCTAAAGATGTACAGGCATCTCTTGGCAAAGCTGATACTGCTTTACAGGCGGCTGATATTGCCGATCTGAAAAAAGATGTTGCAGCTAATAAGGCTTCTCTGGCTACCGGCGGTGAAACCTATAACAAAATCCAGGCTAATACAGAAGCAATTGCTACAGCTCAGGCAAGCATCAATGAGTTAAAAGACAAGGTTTCTGACCTTGAATCTGTAGAATATGTAGCTGCCACCGAAGAGCAGATTAAGGCATTGTTCCCTAATGCTCAGGCATAATTTGAGGACGGATTTATTTCTGTCCTCTTTCTGATTGGAGACATCTCATGGAAAAAATATATATTGGCTTGGATGGGCTTCAATGGTATGACGGTTGGATTAAAGACTATATATCCAAGCAAATAAAAGAAAACGAAAAACAGGTTGTAATCAATGAAGATTCCTACTTGCACTTTCCTACTATCGGCAGTCCTGAATGTCTCTATGTAGATACTACAGCAAATAAAATTTACCGATGGGACGATGCAAATCTGAAATATTTTACAGTAGGAAGTGACTACAACGAGATTGAAATTATTGACGGGACTGGGAAGTAAAATTTCCAGTCTATTTTATTAAGAAAAGAAAGGCGGTGAAAAGATAATATGGATTTGTTTTCAATTGAGAAAACGAATGTTACTGGGAATCCTGCGATACTGAACGATAGTGCAAAGATGGCATTACAAGGATTAACTGTATATGGACGAAGTAATCAAACGAAAACAACGGGTGCGCAACTGCTTGACTTGAATAATATGCCGTTAATGACAAATACCGGTGCAACAGTATCTCGGTTAGATGACGGTGGATTTATTATAAACGGAACTCCTGCAAAACAATATGAACAATATATTTGTGTGCCAATAAAATTGGATGCGGGAACGTATTATATATCTGGTGGAGAGAACAAAAATGGTGGAGTATATGCACAAATTGCCATTAATAAAGCAGGTAGCACAATAGACTGGGCATATAATCGATCTTTTACAGTAGATGGAACGGAAACATCATTAGTTTTTATAATGCAAACAGGATCGTATACAAGTAATATTGATAACTACAGAATTTACCCTATGCTTAATAAAGGCACTACTGCTCTTCCATGGGAGCCATATACTGGTGCAAAAGCATCCCCTTCTTTAGAATATCCACAAGAAATTGAAAATGCAAAACCTAAACTGTATTTTACCAACGCAAACTTATTTAGTTATAGCTGTTGCACAAGTAATGGTTTGACTGCAGTAAAGAATGCGGATGGTTCTATGACTATAACTGGTACGGCAACGAACAACTGGGCAAATATTACCGAGTTGTATAATGAATTATATCTAACAAAAGGTAATTATGTATTTAGTATTGATAAACCAATTGATGTAAGAGTTGGTATAAAACATGATAGAACTTATGCTATGGATGGAAAAAATTATAGCGTTGCAAGAATAATGCCAGGAAATACTTCTGTGAAATATACTCGTAATTATGATTCTCATTATCTTTCTATTTTCTTAGAAGGCATAACAATCGGAGAAAATTATAATCTCACAATCACTCCCACACTTTGTTATTCAGGATCTTCAGCAACTCCATATAAATCTTACCCCCCCCCAATCTCTGACCCTAAATTTGAACAACGGATTACCAGGCATTCCTGTTTCATCTGATGGTAATTATACAGACGACACAGGACAGCAATGGATCTGTGATGAAGTAGATCTGGAGAGGGGCGTATATGTACAGAGGGTGTATTCCATTATTGTTGATGGAGAAGATGTGACTTTTTCGCAAGCAGGACGATATTGCAATATGAATTTGAAAAAATTGCCAAACGCGAAGACAATTAGCGGAATGAGTCAAATGAGCGAGGCCAGGAGTACATTTACTTCAGAGACGTGGAATTTCAACCCAGAAATGGGCTTTTTATATCTTATAAAAGAAAATTATGCGGAAACTATTAACGAATCCTGCAAAGAACATAGTGGAGAAGTAATGTATGCCCTCGAAACTCCTATCGAAACTCCTCTCACAGATTCTGATATAGCAACTTATAACTCAATTCGCACTTATGATGGTACCACTGTAGTTAGGGCTACAGATGATGCCGGATTAAGCGTTACATATGGAAGGAAAATTAATATGGCGAATACAACATTAAAAACACGTATTATTTTAAACAACAAAACCACCGATGAGTGGGCGCAGGCCGCCACATTTGTCGGTTTGAAAGGCGAATTTCTTGTAGACTCTTCTACGAGAAAGATCAAGATCGGTGATGGTGCGACTGCTTATCCTGATCTGCCATTCGTCAATTTAACTCCTGAAGAGGTGGATTCTTTAATCAAAGCGGCTTCTCATAGCCACAGTAACAAAGATGTACTTGATGCAACTACTGCATCTTTCACCACTGCTCTCTTAGAGAAGTTAAATGGCATCGCTACAGGAGCAAATAAGACTGTAGTAGATAGTGCTCTGAGTTCTACTTCTACTAACCCTGTACAGAACAAGGTAGTAAATAGTGCATTAGGCGGTAAAGTACCGACATCCAGAAAAGTTAATGGTAAAGCATTAAACGGTGATATTACACTTTCTGCCGGTGATGTAGATGCCATTCCAACTTCTGCAAGAGGTGCTAAGAACGGTGTAGCTTCTCTGGATGAAAATGGTAAAGTACCTGCGGCACAGCTCCCAAGTTATGTCGATGACGTCCTGGAAGGTTATGTAGCAGATGACTTAAGTGCATTCTATAAGGATTCTGGAAAGACAAGTGCATACACACCAGAAACAGGTAAGATTTATGTAAATTTAAATAATAATAAGACTTATCGTTACTCTGGCAGTAAATATGCTGTTATTTCCGAGACTCTTGCATTAGGTGAAACATCTTCTACTGCGTTTGATGGTGCAAGAGGTAAAAAAGCTTACGATCACTCTCAGTCTGCACATGCACCAAGCAATGCAGAGAGAAATATCATCGTAGGTATTCAGAAGAATGGTGCTGATGTAACAGTAGATTCTAACCGCAAGGTCAACATCACTGTTCCTACTAAGACCTCTGAAATCACCAATGATAGCGGATTTATCACTTCTGGCGCAACCACTGCAAAGGCAAAACAGTTAGAAACAGCTCGCAAGATTGATGGTGTAAATTTTGATGGCACAGCAGATATCACTCATTATGGTACTTGCTCTACTGCTGCAGGTACAGCCGCTAAGACTGTTGCTGTAACAGGTTTCAACTTAGTGACTGGTGCGAGAGTGACTGTTAAGTTCACCGTAACCAATACAGCAGCGTCTCCAACTCTGAATGTTAACGGTACAGGTGCTAAAGCAATCAAATACCGTGGTTCTACTATTAGCACTGGTTATCTTGCGGCTAACCGTGTATACGAGTTCGTGTATGATGGTACAGATTACCTGTTCATGGGTGACATCAACATTGATACCAACACTACATACAAGGCTGGTACAGGTATCACCATTGGTTCTGGCAACGCGATTAACCATACAAATAGCGTAACCGCCGGTACCGTAAAGGGTGATGACTCTAAGACATTAGGTTTTGGAAGCACATTCAAGGTACCAAGCATTACTTATGATACCCAGGGTCATATTACCTCTACATCTACAACCACAATGACTATGCCTGCAATACCTACAACTGTAAGTGGTAATGCAGGTTCTGCAACTAAGTTAGCAACTGCACGTAATTTCTCTATTACAGGTGGTGCTACTGCCTCTGCAATTTCATTCAATGGTACAGCTGATGTAGCTCTGAATGTAACATCTTTAAATGCCGCAAAACTGACTATTGCTTCCAGTGATACTCTGATTTTAGACGGTACTATCTAAGATATTATCTCCGATGAGGGTCAAAGCTTGTCGGAGATTTTTAAATTAATGTGAAAGGAGAATATAAATGGCAGATAATATTTTAAAAGCAAGGGTGCGACATGCTTATAAAACTGATGCGGAATGGGCTAATGCTAATCCTATTCTGCTTAAAGGTGAGATTGCTTACTCTTCTGATATAAGACAGACTAAGACAGGTGATGGTACAGCTCATTGGGCAGATTTGGAATATGATACTGCTGTGCCGATCGAGCATGAACATACGGGACTAATCCCATTTATTACAACAGTAGGCAATGTCACATCATCTTTGGCTTATTTTAGAGTGGCACGAATTCATTTAGGGGATCTCACTTTTAATAGAGATAATAAGGAAGACAACTGGGCAGGTTGGACACAACACAGGCTTACATTATTAGTAGAAGGTAGATTTATTGGTTCTGGATTGATTAATATTTTAGCAGAAACAAATGGTATTTTAGATGTATCAGACCAGACGACACAAGAAGATAAAATCACAAAATATTGTAATAAAAATATTGTCGTAAAATTTATTTTAAATGGCGTTCCAAAAGAATACGTCAAATCATATGCGATGATCTTAGATGACCGTAATGTATATGTAGATATTTGGTTAAGACATGGTGAATGGAATAAAACTTCTATTTATTGTCTTGGCAGATCTAGCGAGAATAATATTGCGCTCATTACTGATTTTCAATGGATGAATACCATTGCATCTCCAGATTATACATACTATGACACAAATGAAAGTGTATATATGTATAGTGAAGGTGTAAGCACAGGACAAATAGAAACAACTGGAGTCGTACCAAAAACAAGCGGTAATTTAAACATAGGCACATCTGATAAAAAATGGAATAATGTATACGCCAATACATTCCAAGGAAATTTAAACGGTTCAGCAAATCGTGCCACTAAGTTGGCAACTGCGAGAAATATCTCTGCAAACGATGATTATATCATGAATTTCAATTTTGATGGTTCAGGAAATGTATCCACTCAGTTGAGGGCCTATAATGCAATTATAGCTGTTGCTAATACAAACAATTATCCGTATCATAGGTTTGCAAAAATTGATGCTATAACCGACAGTTATCAGGATCGTGTAACCAATCTTTTAATTACACAAGATTTTAATGGCGGTGGATGGGGTATTTGTCGTATTGTTTTACGAACAAACAATCAATCAAATACTTTATCTTCAGCAAGTGTTGACTGGTTAGTTCGTTGTGGCCTCGCTGCTGATTCTGTTCAGATTGGTTTGTATACAAAAGACGGTTCTACTTATGCAGATGCATTTTTCAAAACTGTAGGAACTTATTGGTCTACCACAATTAGAAATTTAGGATCAGGTTCAAGAGGAAATATTGGTAGAACATGGACATTTATCAATTCTTCTGAAACAAATAACACCACCACTACAGACAAAAAAACTTCTTACGAGGTTTATGTCTCCCTAGCTGACGCAGGTACAGCTTTACATAATCAAGCGTATACAAGCACTATAACTGGTGTAGACGTAGGTACAGTCAAATATGCTAATACTTCCGGTTCTGCAACTTCTGCAGAAAAAGCAACAAAAGACAGTACAAACCAGCAGATCAATACTACTTATATCAAAGGCATTTCTGCAAATGGCAAAACTATTACAGTGACTAAGGGTGATAATAAGACTGGAACGGCTACAATCAGTGGGTTTGTACCAATGGAGGGGACTACGAAAGATAATCCAATGACTGGTGCGATTATTCAAAGTAGTACAGATAATGGCAACACGTATCTTGCGGGGTATACTCCTTCGGGTTCGCGACTTATAACTTCAAGTTCTAGTGGTACACGCACAACCGAACTTACTCCTAGTAGTTTTACTACTAATTTAGAAACTGGAGATGCCGAAACATCAGGAGCTTTAGATGTTACATTTTATCCTCAAAAGAATAAGCAAATGATTTATTTAGGTGGTTCATCAAGTGACTGGATTATACGTGGCGTGGGAACGCCTGTTCAAGACGGTGATGCAGTCAATAAAAACTATATAGATAGCACTTTGGAAAATTGGTCAAATGACTTAGTTGAGGAATTACAAGGGCTTATTCCTGTTTATGGTACTTGGGAAGACACCCCTGTAACGGGAAACATTGTATTTAATGGTAAAGCAACTGTTACAGGGGTAAAAGAACCATCTTCTGACAGTGATGTTGCCACAAAAGGATATGTAGATAGACAAAATTCTATTAAATCCGTAACTCTTACTGCGGCAGGTTGGACAGGTACAACTGCACCGTATACTCAGGCAGTAAAAGTAGACGGAATTACAGAAGATGATAATCCGGTAATGGTAAGTATGTTAGCTGCAGGTGCAACTCCTGATACACAGAAAGCTTATAATAAAGCTTTTGGTATTATTTGTTCAGGAACCGGCACAACAGCTAATGATCGTGTTAGATTCTCTGTTTATAGTAAACCTGCTATTGATATTACAGTTGGACTTAAAGGTGTATAAGGAAGGTGATATTTAATGAGTAATATTTTAAACACAGTAAATAAGCTCTTGACTCCATATAATCATACAAATGGCGATGTATCTCGAATAAAGTACATCGTCATTCATTATGTTGGGGCATTAGGCGGAGCAAAAGCAAATTGTCAGTGGTATGCTGGTGGAAATCGTTCTGCCAGCGCCCATTATTATGTAGATTTTGATGGGTCTATCTGGCAGTCTGTTGAAGATAAAAACATTGCATGGCATTGTGGTGCTAAGAAATATGTACATCCAGAATGTAGGAATGCAAATAGTATTGGCATTGAGCTATGTGTAAGAAATCATGGTAGTCTGGCAGATACATCAAGAGATTGGTACTTTGAAGATAAGACAGTCATGGCTGCTATTGAATTGACTAAAGTTCTTATGGAGAAATATCATATTGCCCCTGACCATGTGATCAGACATTATGATGTGACTGGTAAGATCTGCCCAAATCCATTTGTATACAACTCAGGTAAGTATACATGGGAATATTTTAAGAAAGCAATCTCCTCTCCTACTGTCAAGAAATCAGGTTGGGTAAAGGAAGATACCGGATGGAAATTCTATCTTGGCGATACTGGTGAGTGTGTAAAGAATGATTGGTACAATGATGGTACTGGTTGGTGTTTCTTTGATGGTGCTGGCATTGCCGTCCATGACAACTGGTATCAGTATAAAAATCATTGGTATTATTTCGGTGCTGACTGCTATGCCCTAAAGAGTTCCTGGCTGTCTTGTAAGGGCAATGACTACTATTTCGATTCTGATAACATCATGGCAACTTCCTGATACGTAAAATCCAAAGACCCGAAATCCAAGAAGTATTATTGGCTTAATGCTGTAGGTATCTATGAGCCACAGTGGGATACGGAGAACCCTGATCTTAGAAAATATAGATTGGTAATCTAAAAATTAATATTTTGGAGGGAGGAATGTATGGATGAGCTTTTAAATCAGTTGCTTGGTGCAAATGAACCAGGCGCTATCATAGTATATATTTTAATCGGAATGGTAATCACTTTTGTTATCTCACATTGGGGTAAGGTGATTGCCATCTTGGACTATTTCTATAATTATAGGAAAAACAGGGAAGAATTACTGGAAACAATCGAGGATAGCAAAAAGAGAATCGATCAGTTTGAACAGAATAGAATTCATGACAGAGAGCAGTCATTTGAGATCCAAAAGGCATTGCAGGAAAGTATCAGTAAAATCGCAGATGCCATAGACGCTATGCAGAAAGAAGCACTGGATGAAAAGATTGAACGTATGCGTTGGCAGATACTTGATTTTTCTAATTCTGTCGCCAATGGAAAGAAATGTCATATTGAGCAATATGAGAATGTTATTAAGACTTATGATAAGTATGAGAAAATCTTACAGGATCATGATATGACTAATGGTGTTGTGGAACAGTCTATGGAATTTATTCGAGAAAAATATCAGGAAGTTCTTCACGGAGAAAGGAGAGAATAACTATATAAGAAATTATGTAGGAGACAAGGAATGATCTGTGTTTGTGAAAATGACAAAGTTCATATTCCACCAGAATATCTTAAGATGTCCGTGGAAGAATTGAGAAATGCTAAACAGAAACTATATGCTGAGATTCTGGAAGAAAGATCTAAAAATAAACACATCATAGAAATAAATAAGGACAGAACAGGCGGCTGTCACCAGAAAACCATATGGTTTGAGTAGAAGATGCTGGATTGTCATCCAGCTATTTATTTCTGCGATGCCTATCTTCGGTGGATAATAGAGGAAAATTTTAGGGATACCAAATTAACGGTATCCCTATTTTTTACGATTTTTTGATATTAGACTATATGCTCTCTACAAAGGCTTTTTGACGCTCTAATTCGAGCTGTAAAGCTTTTAAAGCTATCGGGTCGGTTTCTTTATCAATCAACTTCTCTAAACGGCTTATTCTTTCCTGTAGTACGTTTTTATCTAAGCTATATAAGCTCTTCTCCATATTATACTCTCCTATTCTTATTCTATCGAATCATAACCTAACTTCATTGTTATCAGGGCATCCTGATCAAAAATCTCATCAGGCTTTAAAATATAATTTTCTATCACGAATCTAATTTTTTCGTTAATATTCTTGTTTTGTAACAAAACCATGCTTTTTTCTTTAAAATCTTTCATATTTGTACCGATCTCTACTAGCTGATCCATAGGAAGCCCAGCCTGCTTTTGAGCCATTCCTACCGCACAAGATAATTCCTTGTAGTTGATCAGTTTAGCCGGTGTTTCAAATATAGTTGTTTTAATTTGTACTGACTGCAATGTTAATTCATAGACCATCTCACTTCACCCTTATCTATTCTAACATGGATTTGTAATCATGGCAATTATCATTATAGCGACTATACATAACTGGGG